GAAAAAATCAACACAAAGATCCTATGATTGTCAATGGAGTTGAATTGAAAAATATGACAACAGTTGCAAGAATTGATCACTTCTCAACAACTCCACCTGTTGGTCCGTCAATTGAATGGTTATTTGAAGCAATACACCAAGGATATGATAAAAAAATTCATTTTATACGTTTTGAAGATTTGACTGTAAATCCTGAAAAAGAAATGAAAAAACTATATAACTATTTAGGATTTGATTATTATCCTCACCACTTTACAAACATGGAACAACTAACACACGAGAATGATGTAATTCATGGAATTTTTGGCGACCATACAATTAAACCAAATATTGAGCCATATAAAGAAGACTTTATTGAAGTTTTAAGTAAAGAACAATCAGATAGAATTAGATCTCACTATGATTGGTTTTATAAAAGATTTAACTATTTATAATTATGGAAACACAAGACACACCACCAAACCCAAGAAATTCTGTATCGGCAGCCTTTGATTCGGTAAACTTAATCAATAACACAATACCATCTACAGGAAAAACTATAGATGAAAAAATAGACATTGTGAAACGCAACAAAGACCATTTAGAAATTATGATGGGTAAAAGTTGGTTTACAGAAGCTTTAATAAATGACGAAGGCAATCAAATACAAACCTGTATTGTAAATGCTCAAAATTTCTTAGACTCTAATGGCGGATAATTCTTTTGATAGGGTAAAGGTTGCATTAGACTCAATTACAATGATCAATAAATTGATTGAGAATACAAGCACGCCTTCAGGAAATTTAGATCCACCAAATATAAATGAGATTATTGAATTTAATAAAAAACATTTAATGATTGAAAAAGATAAAGGTGGTTTTAGTGAGACTGAACTTACATTGATTGAAAATAAAATTTCTGAGGCTACAACTTTCATAGAAAACAATCCTAATAACGGTGGAGGAGGAGTTTCACCATACGTTGTTTTTTTCCAAGATTGTAAGTTAGGGTTTGAATTTGGGGTCAATTTTTCTCCCGAATACCCAAATTTAAAAATTGGTGACACATATGGTTTAGACGCCAAAGGATATCGAGGTTGTGGTCAAGTAACATCTACACCAAAAAAAACACCACCAATTTATAAAAGTCCGTCAATAGTAACGTACTTTGAATTTTGTCAGCAATGTATTGACAAGTTCTAATATATCTTACTAAAAGATTTATTTAAAATTTATTTTTCTTATTTTTTTATAAAAAATATGGAAGAAAAATATATTGTTTGGCATATTGAGGGTGGTTTAGGAAAAAACGTTGCTGCAACATCTTTACTAAAATCCATTAAAGAAAAATATGTCGATAGAAAAATAATTGTTGTTGCTTCTTATCCTGACATTTTTATTAATAACCCAAATATCTACAGAGTTTATAGAGTAGGTAATACTCAATACTTTTATGATGATTTTATAAAAGATAAAGACACTATAGTGTTTAGACATGAACCATATTATCAAACAAATCATTTTCATAAAAGAAAACATTTAATAGAAAATTGGTGTGAATTATTAAATTTAGATTACGAAAATCAAACTCCAGATATACAATTTAATTTAGTTCAAGAAAGAATTGGTTTAAAGTGGAGACGAGAAAAACCTATATTACTCATTCAAACCAATGGTGGTCTAATTACATCTGATCTACCTTATTCTTGGACAAGAGACATACCTTTTGATCTATCCCTACAAATTGTAGAAAAATATAAAGAGGAGTACCATATCATACAAGTTTGTAAACCATCCTCAAGAAAAATTCCTGAAGCTGAAGTGATTGATCAAGAAATGTCAAATATAGATTTATTCACATTACTAACTTATAGTAGTAAAAGAATTCTTATTGATTCTTGTTTACAACATGTTGCTGCGGCTTTTAATTTAGAATCGTCTGTTTTATGGATTGGTACTTCACCAAAAGTATTTGGTTATACAATTCATAATAATATAGTTGCTAACCCACCTACGGGTAATATTAAACATCCAAATTCATATCTGTTTGATTATTCATTTGAAGGTTTGGCCTTTGAATGTCCTTATTATTCAATAAACGAAATGTTTGATGTTGATAAACTTTTAGAAAAAATATAAATATGATTTATTGGTTTACAGGTCAACCTGGTGCGGGTAAGACCTCAATTGCTGAAGTACTAATTACAAAACTACCAAATAACACCTTTCACGTTGATGGTGATGATCTAAGAGAAATCTTTAATAACAAAGATTATAGTGAATTGGGAAGAAGAAAGAATATTGAACTTGCTCAACACATTACACATTTTCTACATAACAAAGGTAATGATGTTATTGTAAGTTTAGTTTCTCCTTACAGAGATCAGAGAGAAGAATTTAAATCAAAGTTGGGTAATGACATTATCGAGATATATGTTCATACCGAAAATTTAAGAGGACGTGAAGACTTTCACGTTAAGAACTACGAAGAACCATTAGAAAACTTTTTAGACATGGATACTTCAGATGTAATAATTGAAACTTGTGTTAATCAAATTTTAGGATATGAAAAACTACATAGCAAAAGCAGATAAGAAAACCTCATCAACAGACAGACAATACTCAATGTTTGTTGGGAGATGGCAACCATTGCATGAAGGTCATCAATGGTTATTTAATCAAGCGTTAGAGGAAGGTAAAAACGTTTTGATTTGTATTAGAGATGTAAAACCTGACGATAAAAATCCTTTTACTCCTGATGAGGTTAAAAAGAATATTGAGGACCACTATGGTAACTTAATCACTGAAGAGCGTGTTAAGGTAATTATTATTCCCGATATAGAATCAATTAACTACGGTAGAGGTGTTGGATACGACGTAATTGAGCATGTACCACCACAAAATATTCACGACATTTCTGCGACTAAAGTAAGAGAACAAATGAAGAAAGAAGGTAAGATATGAAAGAAAAAATAAAAAAATTCCAAATCAGATTCAATGTTAACAGTACATCTGAAATTGATCGATGGAGATTAATTACAGATGGTGATGAAAAATTGGTAAAAGATATTATTATTGATGGTCATACATATACTTCTATGGACTGGATGGAGGATATTAATCAATATAAATGGCATGTCAGTTGTGAAGGTTATGTGACAATAACTAATAATGTTGCTTATGTTGTAACCGTGAAAGAAGATGCTGCCATGCTCAGACACATATTAAAAACAATATCCTATCGTTTTTTAGGTACTTTTACAACAATTGTGACCGCATATTCATTAGGAGTTTCTTTAGAGTTATCATCTTTATTAGGTGTTGGTGAACTTATGATAAAACCTGTTATGTATTTTTTTCACGAAAGAATTTGGTATAAATTTGTAAGAATAGGTAAAAAGTAATTACCTATTGTCCATATATATTATCACTTCATTATAATATTCTATGAATTCGTCATTCCATAGATTCCATTTAATATCAAGACCATCGACTGAATAAACTTGAATATTATTGAATTGGGATAAAATATTATCTCTAAACCATCTAAACTTACATTCGTGGTAATTTGAGTCGTTTCTGAGATGAAACTCTGTTACAATTTTTGGAATTGATTTTAAAAATTCAATGTTACTTTCTTGAAAAACATCGTATTCCCCACCTTCACAATCACACTTCAAAAAATCAATTTTATCAATTTTATATTCATCTAAAAATTCTTTGAAACTAAATGTCGGGACGTTTTCTGTCATATTATCCCAAGTGATTTCAATTTTCTTTTTATCAGTTATTGCTCCCTGAATAATTTTTACATTTTCTTGACCTACATTGTTTTTTAAAATTTTGATTTGGTGACTTAATGGTTCGACAACATAACATTGTTTTGGTTTTTTCGGTAATATTTTATAAGTAAATGGACCTAAAGATGCACCTAAATCTACAACAATGTCACCCTCCTCAACCTCAAAAAATCTTTCATAAGTATTACCTTCAAATATTTCTTCCTCAGCTTGTTTTACATACCATTCACTTCTTCCACCCCAATCAAAATTAATTTCTTGAGTTATTTCCTTATTTGTGATTTTATTAATTTCTGAAATAACCATTTCAGAAGTAATTTGTTTTGTACATTCAAATTGACGATCAGTTCCTTTATGGTGAGGACACCAATTCCAATCACCAGCATCTAATCTTTCTGAATTAAAACATCCGTGACAAACATTTTGATTTATAACTCTATAGGTATCTAAAGTTGTTTCTGCCCACTTTGCACTAAAACCTGAAATTAAAATAACAGGAAGTTTACATGCCCAAGCCAACCAAGATAAACCTGATCCTAAACCAATAAAAAATTCACATGTTGATAAATCATCTATAACTTCTTGTATGTTCCCACCTTTATATATTGTAACTCCTTTTGGGTAAAAATTATTCATATATCCGTCTCCTTCTTTTGAATAAACCATACACTCATATCCTAAACCTATAAGATAATCAACAACCTCTTGCCAACCACTTTGATTATTCCAATATTTTGCTTGTGCTGTTGAATGGATCCCAATACCAACTTTTTTAACTTTTTCTACTTTTGGTAGTTTTAATTTTGGTCTAATTTCAGAATAATCTAACCCTAAAATATCTGTTGCTGTTTTTTGAAGTGGTTGTCTTCTGAAATCATTTTTATGATTATTTTTATCGTATAAACCTTCTGATGTATAATACCAACCAAGCCTGTATTGTGCATATATGTTTTCAACAACTTTACCTGGATCAACAAACTCAATTTCAGGGTATTGGTCAATAAACAAGTCGTTCATGAAAGTTGAAACGATTAATTTGCAATTGTGTTTTTGTCTAAAAACCTCACAGTATGGAACCCAAGCCATTGTATCACCTAATGATTTTGACCCGAAAGAAATGTAAACTCTTTTGTTTGTCAGATCCAATGTATTTGTGTAAATTAATTCGTCATTTTCTCTTATTTCTGTTTTCCATTTTACGTAATATTCTGTGTTAATTTTTACCCAATGGTTTATAGGTAGAGTATTTTCGTAAATTAAATTATCATTATCATCAAATATTTTTATATTAAATGGATTTTCACTCTGACCTAAAATTTCAACAAAAGGATTTATAACGAAATGTTGATTAACAATGTAATCGTTTTTAATTTTTTCATTTTTTTGTTTAGGTGTATGCATTACATTTTTATAAAAATAATATAAGCTGTCCCCAAAATCATTTTGATATTCAATCGTATAATTTGAGTCCTTATCTATTAAATCGATTAAGTTATTTTTTATTTCATTATAATCGTCACTTGATATAGGATAAATGTATTTGTCAAACATACCTACATACTGAGGTAAATTTCTTGTCAATATTTTTAATCCATAATTAATAGATTCTCTAATAACTAATGGATTACATTCCCAAGTTGAGTTAAACATTAAAACATCAGATGCTATCATGAAATCATCGACATCGTCTCTTTCACCCCAAACCGTCACATTACTTGGTAAGTTATTCATAATTGGACCCCAATAATCCTCAAAATTTGGTGCTTGGTTTCCAATAAAATGAAAATGAACGTTGGGATGAGATTCCTCAAATAATCTTGCAACTTCAACACCCTCTTTTTGATTTTTACCCGATGTCCACAGACCAACGTTTAAAACATGAGTCTTCATATGATCTAAACCTATTTTATCTCTTACCTCAATTTTTTTAAGAAGAGGTACTCTATGATCATCATAATATATTTCTAATTCATCTAAAATTGGTTTTACTTTATTTTCATATGGATACATTATGAGTTCTTTTTTAGATGGTGTGTCTTTAAAAGAAACTTGATTATGGTATGGAGTTACAAGACAATAGTAATCAGGATGTAATTTTTTATTATTAGGATCAAACCAAATGTTATGACAAGTTTCTACTACTCTCCAAGTTCTATTATTATCATATAATTCGTTTAATAAATCTAATGGCATTTTATTAAAACTTTCAAATGCTTCAGGAATTTCTTCAGCATGTACTATATCTATTTTGTTTTCTTTTATAATACGAATCAATTCATATTTTTTTTCTTTTTCTGTTGTTCCACCAAGAGTCCAAAAATGACCAGTTTCCAATAAATCAATAATTTTATTTCTTTGCACAACATAAGTGTCACTAAACTGAGAATACTCAACTAAAAAAATTTCAATTTGATTTTTGTATTTTTGAAGGGACTGAATTCTTTTCAAAACAAATTGTGGCATACCCCCTGTTGAAAGGTGTGGTGTAAGATATAATAATTTAATTTTTTCCATAGCATAAAAAATAAGTTTAGAGTTTACAAACTAAAGTATTTATAGAATAAAGATATATTTTACAATGGCAACTGCAAGACCTTTTGCGTACAACACAGGATCGACAATTTCGGGAACCATACAAGTTGGTAACTTGGCAGTTGGTTACCCGACTGCAGGATTTGCGTCAACAGGTCTTGAATGGTGGAATGGTCCTGATGAAGATTTGGGTTACGTTATTGCACAACAAGTTCCTGATGATAGTCAACCAACACCAGTTGTTGGGGTTACAGCATCTGTGGGATTCTTCAGAACTAACGGATTTGATGATAATGAATTTGTAACTTTGGCAAATTTAGTGTCAAATGCGAACTATACTAATGCGTCAAATGCCGCTATAGGGTTAACTTCTAATGGGTATTGGACATCTTATGTTCCTAATTCAAATTTAAAATTACACTTAGATGCATCAGACCCAAATAGTTATTCAGGGGTAGGTACAACATGGTATGATTTGAGTAGTAGTGGTAATGATGTACAAATGAACAACTCAGGAAGTATTAATTGGGTTAATACGGGTGCTACATATTTTTCCACAGGATCTAATGGTTGGTTTTCAAACCCTTCAGGAATAGATTTGCCAACAGGTAACACACCTTATACTTTCATTATATGGGCTCAAATAGAATCAGGTTGGAATGCTAACGGTTTCATGAGTATTGGTCCATTTGGTATTGCTAATCAATCAAATGCATTTAGGACTGGTATAGAAAATCAATTTATAAACTATTGGTGGGCTAATGATTTAGCCGTAGTAGGGTCACTACCTTCAACCACCTCTTGGTTTAACGCTGTTGCTAAATTTGATGGAACAACAAGAAGTATATTAGTTAATGGTGTACTTTTAGGTTCTGACACTCCTGTAGGTCATTACGTTAGCACAAGCGAATTACAAATTGCAAAAACATATACTAATGAGTATTTAAATGGAAATGTTGGTGAAGTGTTAATTTATGATATCGCATTATCCGATTCAGATATATTACAATATTATAATGATACCAAAACAAGGTTTGGTCTATAATTAATTTATATATTTTCATTTTTTTTGGTGTATATTTTTCTTGATGAAAAACATTTGTATTGATATTACACAATGCCGAGCTTTAGGAGATACTTTATGTGCCACACCTGTAGTTAGAAAAATTAGTAAAACATATAATCAAAAAGTTTCTGTAATCTCCCATCATTCAGAAATATTTTCAAATTTACCTTATGTAGAAAATAATTATCAATATTCCCCCGAAACGTTTGATAAAATAAAAGACGAGTATGAAATGTTTCAAACTTTCGACGTTTTTTATAAGGAAAGTGGTATTTGTAACAAACATAATACAATGGACATCAGACAACTTCATGCCATTAGTTTAGGTTTTATGTTAACAAAAAAAGAAATGGAAATGGATTATATCACTGATGACAATGTCATCTTACCTGATTTACCATTAAAATATGTTTTAATTCATCCAGTTCAAAATTGGGATTCAAGAACTTGGCCGGCAAAAAGTTGGCAAATGTTAACACAACTTTTAAATGAAAAAGGTATTTCAGTAATTTCTGTGGGTAAAGATTCTTCAGAAATGGGAGGTTCTAATGTTGATAAACCCGTATTTAATTTTCCAATAAAGCTTGGGTACAACTTAATGAATCAAACGACCTTAGATCAAACTTGGCATTTGATTAACAATAGCTCTTGTTTTGTAACTATGGATTCAGGTCTTTTACATTTAGCAGGAACAACAGATGTTAACATAATTCAGTTGGGAAGTTCCATTGATCCTGAGTTCAGATCGCCCTATAGACAAGGTTCTCAGAATTATAAATACCACTATGTTAGAGGTGGTTGTGGATTAAATTGTGCTTCAGATATGAAATATGGTGTTAGAGAATGGGGGACAATTCAAGGAATACCATCTTTAGTTGGGTGTTTAGAAAGAAAAAAAACTTTTGAGTGCCACCCATCTGTTTTACAGGTATACCAAAAAATTTTGGAAATAGTGTAGTTAGGTATTTATATTATATATGCCAAATTACGTAAATATAAATTCAATCGTAGGAACACCTCCATACACAATATTTGTATGTGATCAGACTTTTACTTCTTGTTTTTTGGCTGCAGGACCAATTCCAATATCTACACCATATACTTTTATGGTACCACCACCATTAACTAATGTGACAGACATTATTGTTAAAATAATTGATAGTAACGGATGTGATACTTGGTATCCACTATCTTGTGGGACTTACTACGGAAAGGAATTCGAAGATTTTGCAATATTTTTGTTTCAGGACACAAATATATATTTATTTGAAGGTCAGTAATATTTATTAGTATGCCAGTTTATAATAGACTCACAGATAGATCTCAAGTTTCAGCCGTCACAGTTAACGATATTTTTCACGTTGTAGTTACAGGTGATACAAGTCAGAGCCCACAAGGTTCTTCATATTTTGCCCCAATTAGTTTTTTACAACCAATATTAAGTGGTGCTAGTGGTTCGGCAGGTACTTCAGGTACAAATGGCACAAGTGGTACTAATGGGACTAGCGGGACTTTTGGTACTTCAGGTACAAATGGCACAAGTGGTACTAATGGTACTAGTGGGACTAACGGTACAAATGGTACTAATGGTACTAGTGGGACTAACGGTACAAATGGTACAAGCGGAACTAATGGTACAAATGGTACAAATGGTACAAGCGGAACTAATGGCACAAATGGTACTAATGGAACATCAGGTACCCATGGCACATCGGCAACTAACGGTACGTCAGGTACTAATGGTACAAGTGGAACAACTCCACCGGGTTTTACATCAGGTACTAATGGTACTAATGGTACAAACGGAACATCTGCAACTAATGGTACAAACGGAACTAATGGTACTTCAGGTACAAATGGGACATCAGGTACCAACGGAACATCAGGGACTAATGGAACTAATGGTACTTCAGGTACATCGCCAACTTCAGCAACTACAGTCAGTACTATAGAAAACACAGGAAATACTAAATTTTATGTAACATTTGTTGATTCAAACAATACCGTTGCGCTAGCAGAAAGTTTATACACAAATGCAGGTATTAGCTTTAATCCAAGTACTGATATTCTTGAAGTTTCTTCCGCATACCAAAGTGGTGACGGAACAGTATCCGCACCATCACATAGTTTTACTTCAGACCCAAATACGGGAATTTATAGGATAGGTACCGATAATATCGGTGTTGCCACTGGCGGTGTAAGACGAATGAGTGTTGATAGTAGTGGTACTTTATATGTTGGTAACGGGAATGAATCTAATGGATCAAACTTCATAATTCCTTTAGGTGGGTACGTCCAAACATCTAACGCAACTCCAACAACATTAATAACTTTGGCAACATCAAACGATAATGTTTATACGGTAGAGGCGTTTGTTGCTGGTGCAACAACATCAGGGACTGTTGGTATTGGTGGAATTATAAGTGCAACTTTTTTAAATAACGGAGGAACTGTTAATCTTATTGGGGCAGTTCAAGGGTCAGTTCAAGAAAACATTATAGGGTCACCAACATTTACACTTCTTGGGTCGGGTAGTAATATTATTTTACAAGTTACAGGAGTTGCCTCAACTACTATTAATTGGTTCGGTAAAATTAAATATATCACAGGAAGTAGGTCAATTTAACTTTCAGTTTTTCATTTATTTTAATCATTATTTTTTTATTTTTTCTGTATGAGAATATTTGTACAGATTGCTGCTTATCGTGACCCCCAACTTATACCAACAATCAAATCTATGTTGGAGAATGCAAAAAAACCAAAAAACATTATTATTGGTATCGCAAGACAATTTAATCCTGAAGATGGTTTTGATGATTTAACTGAATATGAAAATGATGATCGTTTCCGTATTTTAAATATCCCATACACCGAATCAAAAGGAGTGTGTTGGGCAAGACATCAAGTACAACAATTATATGGGGGTGAAGAATACACACTTCAAATCGATTCTCATATGAGGTTTGAAAAAGATTGGGACGATACTTTAATTAAAATGATTAAAAAATTACAAAAACTTGGTCATAAAAAACCTTTGTTAACGGGTTATGTTTCATCTTTTGATCCTGATAATGATCCTGAAGGTAGGGTTAATGAACCTTGGAGAATGGCATTTGATAGATTTACACCTGAAGGCGTTGTATTTTTCTTACCTGAAGTGATTCCTGATTGGAAAAAAATTAAAGATCCAATTCCCGCAAGATTTTACTCGGCACACTTTTGTTTCACTTTAGGTCAATTCTCAACTGAAGTACAACACGATCCTGAATTTTATTTTCACGGAGAAGAAATTTCAATTACGGTTAGAGCTTATACACATGGATATGATTTATTTCACCCAAACAAAGTTATTATTTGGCACGAATACACTAGAAAGGGTAGAACTAAACAGTGGGATGATGATAAGGAATGGTATTTGAAAAATACTGCCTGTCATAAAAAAAATAGACAACTTCTTGGTATAGATGGTGAAAAATATGAAGGAGATTATTATGAGTGGTTTGGTAAAGAAAGAACAATAAGAGATTATGAAAAATATGCGGGGTTGCTATTTGAGACAAGAGCAGTACAACAAGACACTATAGATAAAAAATATCCACCAAACGAGTACAATTTTGAAAATGAGAACGAATGGAAAAAAAGTTTTTCCACAATATTCAAACACTGCATTGATTTAGATTTAAATCAAGTTCCTGAAACGGATTATGATTTTTGGGTTGTTGCCTTCCACGATCAAGAACATCAAACAATTTTTAGACAAGATGTCGACGCAAACGAGATTATAAGAATAAAGTCAGACCCTGAAGGATACGGTAAAATATGGAGAGAGTTCAACACAACAAAGATACCATCTTATTGGGTAGTGTGGCCTCACTCAATTTCAAAAGATTGGTGTGATAGAATTGTCGGTAATTTATGAAAACACTATTTGTAACTTGTTTATATTCTAAACTTTTTGGATCTGAATTTGGTGGTAGAGATAGTAGAGACGGACATTATAAAAATTCATTAAAAAGTCTTTTAAAAATGTCTGATGCCAAATTTATTTGTTACACATCAGAAAATCAGTTAGAGGATTTAAAAACTTTCTTTTATAAACAAAACAAATTTAATGAGGATCAAATTCAATTTAAAATATTTAATTTAAAAAATTGTGAATACCATCAACAAATTTCTGAATTAAGAAAAACACAAAGTAATTTACTACAAGACAGATGTTACGAAATACAATACTCTAAATTCTTTTGGTGTTTAGAAAATTGTAACAATTCAGATTTTGATTATGTTTATTGGATTGATGCCGGATTGTCTCATAGTGGATTAATACCACCAAAATATTTAGACCAAACAAAGGGGTATTGGGAAAAATATTTTGAGTCTGAATTATTTAACAACACATTTTTAAATAATTTGATTAAACATACTGAAGAAAAGATTGTGGTATGTGCAAAAGAAAACCAAAGAAATTATTGGTCAAAAACCTTACCAAAAAAATATTATAACAATTATAGTTTTGATAGACATATCATCGGAGGTTTGTTCGGAGGTAAAAGAGAGAAATTAAAATACTTCTGTGATTTATTTAATAAAGAAATCAAAAAGGTTTTAAATAATGAAGTTGATCTTTATTTAGAAGAAAATATAATGAGTTTAATATTTTCTAATAATAAAGAGTTATTCAACCCACTTCTATTTGATATTTGGTGGCACGAAGAAGATTACATACCTGGCGTTGATTTGAAAGAATTGACGTTAAAAGAAAAAAGTTTTTATAAAATTATAGAAAATCTAAATAATATATAAGATGATAACATTAGTTACAGGATTGTGGGATATTGGTAGAGGAGATCTATCAGAAGGATGGTCAAGGTCTTTTGATCATTATTTAAGTAAATTCGAACAACTATTACAGGTAGATTGTAATATGATAATTTTTGGTGATAGTGAATTAGAAAAATTTGTTAATGAAAGAAGAAGTGTAACTAACACACAATTTGTATTGAGAGATTTAAGTTGGTTTAGAAATAATGAATTCTTCAATCAAATTCAGTCAATAAGAACAAATCCGAAATGGTGTAATCTTGCTGGTTGGTTAAAGGACTCAACACAAGCGAGATTAGAAATGTACAACCCATTAGTCATGTCAAAAATGTTTTTATTACATGATGCGGTCTTATTAGATAAATTTAGTTCTGAAAAACTATATTGGATTGATGCTGGTTTAGCAAATACTGTCCACATGGGTTATCTAACTCATGATAAAGTATTACCAAGAATTGATAATCTTTTTAGTAATTTTACATTCATTTGTTTCCCGTATGTTGCCGATAAAGAAATACATGGTTTTGATATTAATAAAATGGATATCATTACAGGAACAAGAGTTGATAAAGTATGTCGAGGAGGATTCTTTGGCGGTCCTGTAAATTTAATTAGACAAATGAACACCCTCTATTATAATCTGATGAAATCAACATTAGAAAGAGGATTAATGGGGACGGAAGAAAGTCTATTTTCAATTTTATTATATAACAACCCAACAATAATAGATTATGTAGAAATTGAGTCCAACGGTTTGATTTATAAATTTTTTGAAGATGTAAAAAACAATAATTTAGTCATCAAATCATTAAAAAAAGAAAGAGTTATAAAAAATAAAAACAATGGTCAAGTTGGTTTATACGTCATAACATTTAATAGTCCAAAACAATTCGAGACTCTTATTAATTCTATGTTATTATATGACTCTGAATTTTTAGAAAAAACTAATAAATTTTTATTAAACAACTCAACTGATCTATCAACAACGCCTGAATATATTAAGTTGTGTGAGCAATATGGATTTGAACATATCAAAAAAGATAATATAGGGATTACAGGTGGTAGAGTGTTTGTTGCTGAACATTTTGAAAATTCAGACATGGAGTACTATTTGTTTTTTGAAGACGATATGTTTTTCAACATGGGTGCGGACGATTTATGTAAAAACGGATTTAACAGGAATGTAAGACACTTATATAGAAAAGTTTTACAAATTATGAGAAAAGAAAATTTTGATTTTTTAAAATTAAATTATACTGAATTTTATGGTAGTCATGAAAGACAATGGTCTTGGTATAATGTGGATCAAGAATTTAGATCAAAACATTGGCCAAATAATCAAAAACTACCGACACACGGTCAAGATCCTAATTCTCCTTTTTTAGAATTTAAAAATATAAAATCTGTTGATGGCTTACCATACGCAACAGGTGAGATTTATTTATCTAATTGGCCAATTATTTTATCAAGAGAGGGAAATTACAAATGTTATATTGAAACTAAGTTTGATCATCCTTACGAACAAACTTTAATGTCTCACTGTTTCAAAGAAACAATTAAAGGTAGAATACATGCAGGTTTGTTACTTTTAACCCCAACTGAACACAACAGGTTTGACTTCTATGATGGTAAATTGAGAAAAGAATTCTAATCGAAGTATTTATAGATAAAAGATTAGATGGAGTTTTTTATCAGAAAAAATGCAACACTCCCTGTGTTGAAGATTAATGCTATTAAAGACGGAAGAAGTGACTACAATAGATCTATGAGATTTATTGAGGATACCGACATCTTTTTTTCTATGGTGGACACAGAAACAAACATCCCAAGAATTACTTCTCGACCTGCGGGTTTGATGAAAAAAGACCCATTAGATATTAGTACTGATGCCGAGTATTATGTTTATTATCAATTTACACCATTTGACACAAAAAAAGTTGCAAGATATAAAGGTCAGTTTTTATTCAGAAATGAAACTGGAATATTAACATTACCATTAAGTGAAGAAATATATATAAACGTAATAGAAAGTTTTATAATTGATGACTTCGAGTTTCAAAGTTGTTACGTAGTTGATTATCCTTGTTGTTTCGGACCTGTACCACCAAAACCACCTGGACCTATTCCACCAGGACCATCAACAACTACTACAACGACTATAATACCAACTACCACAACTACTACGATATTTGTATCACCGACCCCTACGGTTACGCCGACTAATACGGTTACACCAACCCCTACGGTAACACCAACTAACACCCCTACACCAACACCAACATCATCTCAACCGGTTGAGGAACTTATAGATCCAATTATTACTGAAAATAATGAGTATATTAATATTGGTAATAACGAATACCTAAAATATTAAAACTATTTATAAAATAAAAAACTATGGCACTAACAGGAAAAACAATCGGAGAATTAGAATACCTACAATTCCCAACTAATGATACATTACTCCCCGTACAATATATTGGGGATACTTTTCATATTTCATTTTCTTCGATAACTTATAACGAAGGGACATACGCACAATTTGTTTCAGAATCAATCGCTGGCATATTAACACCAGGAAGGTTTTACCTAATGACGGATTTCCAAACTTGTTATGACCAACCAAATTACACTAATGAGGGTGTTGCAATAACAACAGGAAATTATAAGACAGGTAGTACCGAACCAATCTTGTTATTGGCAATATCAACAACAGAGTTTTCACCAACGGTATATTCTACAATATATATAAATGATAAAATAACATATGATTTCACTTGGGATACTACTGAAGTAACAATTTCACCGGCAAAAGGTAGAATAACCGAAAGAATTGATAGGTTTAATAACAGAGCTGACTACGATTTCAGAGCCGTTCAGTTTATTAGATATCAGGCATTTTTATCTGAAAACTATTATAACGGCACTGTGTCAATAGATGGTTCAGGTAATGTTGTTGGTGTCGGTACAACATTTGATACTGATTTTAGTGTTGGGCAAATTTTGGGTATACATAGCCCTAACTATGGAAACCTTATTGGTGGTTTTGCGTATTATGAAATTTTAACCATCACGGATGCAACAAATATGACAGTAACAGGAACAACTTTCTATACTGAAAGTAACAAATTTTATTCACGAGGTACTGGAGGAGGTATAAGGTCTCCATTCAAATGTAACGTACCTACACCGTCATACACAGGGTCCTCAGAATATTATACCTTTAATGAAAATGATAACGTAAACACATATTTGGGGGATAATCAAAATTATGATACATTTATTCTATCCAACAACGTGTTTTTGAATGGTAGTTATCAAGATATGGTATTTGGTGGTAATGTTGTTGGTAACACGTTTGACAATTTTATGACTAGTAGTACCTGTGGGCCATTTTTCCAATTTAACATCATAACAAATAATTTTGATAGAAATACTATTGGTCCTGATTTTACATTCAATTTTATAGAGTGTGATATGCAAGGTAATACTGTCGTTGGTAATTTTGACTATAACATGCTTGGGGATAATGACGGATTTGATTTTGATTTTAATCAAGTAGGTTGGGGTTTCCGAAATAACTTTTTAACAATGTATGATGATGATTTTATTTACAATACGATTGGTCCTAATTTCAATTCAAACTTGATTCATTATGGTTTTTCAAATAATCTAATTGGTAATAATTTTAATAATAATATTCTTAGGAATAATTTTGACGAAAATGAAATTGGGGTGGCGTTCTATAGTAATACTGTTAGAGCACCTTTCTTCAATAATAAAATAGGTAGCACATTTTATAACAACATTTTCTACAGTAATGTTAATGGTAATGTTTTCGGTAATAACTCATTTGGAAATACTTTTGGTGACCTAAATAATGTAGGCGTTTATAATTTCCAAAATAACCAAATTGGTAGTGATATGACGAATAATTATTTTTCGGGAGCAACTTTCAGTAATATTATAGGTGATGCCTGTCAAAGTAACAACATTGACACAAACTTTTCCTATAACCAAATTGGTAGTAATTTCCAATCAAACACAATTGCAAATGATTTTGGTTTTGGTGGAGGAATAACAAGAGGTAATGTTATTGGAAATCAATTTTCAAATAATGTAGTTGGTGAATATTGTTATGATAACACTTTTGGTGATAATTGTACAAGTAATGTTTTAAACGATAATTTTGTGAATAATAAAATTTCACACGGAGCTACCCTAATAACAGGAGATTTTGACAATTCAGGAAGCTTTCAAAATAATGTCCTAACATTTGGTTATTACTCCGCAAACTTAACACTTTCTGGTGGTACTGGTGGTAATCCATACCTTTATACTGATGTTAGTTGTAATATTGTTAGAGATGTGAATGCAACAATTTATGTGACTTTCTTAAGTGGTGGTACTGCTTCGTCACAAACGGTAATAATTTAATGGATATTTAATAATAACAAATGGAATTCACAATAGGACAAAATTCAACCTTACCATTACTTAAACTACAAGTAGTGAATGATGGTACCCAAAATTTTGACTCAATGATGAAGTTTATTGAGACCTCATCTGTGTTTTTTTCAATGATTAGAACAGAAAATGGAATTCCAAAAATATTAACAAAAAGCGCGGGGTTTGTTGAAAAGTTAGAGATGGACCCAAATGCTTCACCTGAGTATTATGTTTACTACAGATTTACAACTCAGGACACTTCAAAAGTTGGGAGATATGAAGGTCAGTTTTTATTCATAAACGAGGAAGGTACTTTAGTTTTACCAATAAGAGAAAGTTTATATATTAATATTATTGAAAGTTTTATTGCCAATGATTTAACTTATGATCCTTGTTATGTTTTAGAATATAAATGTTGTACAACACCATTTCCATCACCGACTCCTACACCAACAAAAGAACCTGTTATTAGTCCTACACCAACAACTACAGTCACACCTACACCAACATTAACACCAACACCAACCACAACATCAAATAAACCTGTTTGTCCTCACCCAATAAGAAGAACTTTAGTTTATGGTACAGATCAACATGGTCCATTTGGTGACAGTCAAGGTAAGGCTTGTGAGGCATATTTTTGTTTTACTTTGGGGTCATGTTCTACTTCAGATTACTTGACCAGATATTTCAACATTGGGGGACCTAATGTTGGTTCATTAGTTTTTGATACAGAAATTTCGTGTTATAAAACAAATGATACAGGATATTTTATTTCATGGTATGCCGGTGGGTATACTGTATATTATATTGACAATGGTGTCATCACTGACGTTGTTGATTGTGAATGTGATGTTTAATACTTATTGACGATAATAAATTAATCATTTATATTTATTTACGAAGGTAAATGCCGACCTAATTCGGTAGCTAATACACCAAAAGTAAAAAATATATGATATCACAAGAAGAAATTGAAAACTTCCTTGTGGGTAATGACCCCGAGGAATATATCGTATCGGTAGAGTACGATTACGTATCTGACAAAATCTACAAAATCAAAGAAGTTCCTGGTAAAGGTAAACAGATCCAACGAGACACATTGATCTCATTTGCTTGGGTTGGTGATCTACGTGGTCAAAACTTTTACTCATCATCAAAAGGTTTACAAAAAGAAGCCATGACCAAACATGGTATTATGATTGAGAAACTTAAAACTGAAGGTAATGATCGCTTAGAACGAGGGCTCACTTTTATGGTTAAGTCTATGAAAGGTTATCGAAATCTTATACAATTTTTTAGAGAAGGTGGTGTTGATCCTTGGGGTGAAAAAACAAAAGACCTCATCATGATACTCCCTCCTGTTGAACAATATCTAATCTCAAAAGAGAAAAGATTGTTTAAAGGATTTGAAGAATACAACGACATCACGAGGATGGTATTCGACTTGGAGACGACCTCACTTGAACCCAAGGATGGTCGTATCTTCATGATTGGAATCAAAACAAACAAAGGTTATAAAAAAGTTATCGAATGTGCAACACCTGATGATGAAAGAAGAGGACTTGTTGAGTTCTTCAACATCATTGATGATATCAAACCTTCAATCCTTTCAGGTTACAATTCATTTAACTTTGACTGGTATTGGATCTATGAAAGATGTAAGGCACTAAACCTTGACATAAAAAAAGTTGCAAAATCACTAAATCCTGATAAATCAATTTCAATGAAGGAATCAATGTTGAAATTGGCGAATGAAGTTGAGAAGTTTAATCAAACTCAAATGTGGGGTTATAATATTATTGATATTCTACATTCAGTTCGTAGGGCTCAGGCGATTAACTCGAACATCAAAGAGGCAGGTTTGAAGTACATTACCAAGTATATCGAAGCTGAAGCTCCTGATCGTGTATATGTTGACCATGATAAGATTGGATCTATGTATCGAGACAAAGAAGAATATTGGTTAAACATTGAAAATGGTAAGTATAAGAAAGTAGGTAACGATCCAAAAGTTGATGATGTATGTGGAAGACATTCTAAAGTATATATCAAAACAACGGGGGACGACATCATTGAGCGTTATCTCGACGATGACTTGGAAGAAACTCTTTTGGTCGATGAAGAATTTAATCAAGGTTCATTCTTGTTGGCATCATTACTTCCAACAACGTATGAAAGAGTTTCAACAATGGGTACTGCTACATTATGGAAAATGTTGATGTTGGCTTGGTCTTACAAACATAACTTGGCAATTCCTGCTAAGAATGACAAAGGGAACTTCGTAGGTGGACTTTCTCGATTGATCCGAACAGGATACTCAAAGAATGTGTTAAAACTTGACTACTCGTCTCTATATCCATCTATTCAGTTGGTACACGATGTATTTCCCGAGTGTGATGTTACAGGTGCAATGAAAGGGTTATTATCTTATTTCCGTAACACTCGTATCAAATACAAACAACTCGCTGAGGAATATGCAAGTATTGATAAGAAAAAATCTACATCTTACGACCGTAAACAATTACCGATTAAGATCTTTATTAATTCGATGTTCGGTGCGTTATCTGCCCCTCAAGTATTCCATTGGGGTGATATGGACAAGGGTGAGATGATTACTTGTACAGGTCGTCAGTATCTTAGAATGATGATTAACTTTTTTATGGATCGTGGTTATACACCTTTAGTGATGGACACGGACGGTATTAACTTCTCGGTTCCTGAAGGTGTGGAGACAAGAAAATATGTTGGTAAAGGTTTAAATTGGAAAGTAAAAGAGGGTAAAGAATACATCGGTGAAGAAGCTGATGTAATGGAGTTCAATGATCTTGCAATGAGAGGTGAAATGGCACTTGATACTGATGGACAATGGCCAGCTTGTATTAACTTAGCTCGTAAGAACTATGCTCTGATTACTGCAAAAGGTAAGATTAAACTTACGGGTAACTCAATCAAATCTAAAAAAATGCCGATATATATTGAAAAGTTTTTGGATAAAGGGATTAAGTTATTACTTGATGGTAAAGGACAAGAGTTTGTTGAGTGGTATTACGAATATGTACAAAAGATATTTGATCAGAAAATTCCATTGATGGATATTGCAAATAAAGCAAAGATCAAACAAACAATTGAGGATTATATAGTTCGTAGTAAACAAACAACTAAATCAGGAGCATTAATGTCTCGTCAAGCACACATGGAGTTGGCAATCAAAGACAAACTAAATGCTAATCTTGGTGAAGTTATCTTCTATGTAAACAACGGTACAAAGGCATCTCACGGTGATGTTCAGAAAGTTAATAAACCAAAGAAAGGTTGGTCACAAGAACATATTGACAATTACATGAGAGATTGGGGAACTACAATACCTGAGGATGTCGATTCAATAATTCAATTAAATTGTTATAGAATTGACCCGTTAGATCTTGAAAGTAACCCCACTATGACAGGAGAATATAATATTCAAAGAGCAATTGCAACATTTAACAAACGTGTTGAACCTCTGTTAGTAGTTTTCAAACAAGAAGTTCGTAATGGGTTGTTGGTTAAAAACCCTGAAGAGAGACCATTCTTTACTAAAGTCCAATGTGAATTAATCAATGGACAACCTTTTGAAGAGGGAGACCAAGACAAATTAGAAGATGTAATGGAAATCTCTGATGAGGAAATGTCTTTTTGGAATCGTGTTGGTGAAACGCCTTATCACATGTATAAAGATGCGGATCAAACTATGTGGAGATATGTACCTGAAAAAGAGTTAGTCCATTTTAATTCCGTCGGAGGAAAGGATGTACCAAACACCGTTGACATTTTGTAACTCAACACAAGCACCCCTACCAACTGATATTTCATCCCAATCTTCGTCTATTCGACCTATGTCGGGAATGATTATACAGTTGGTAAGTGTTTTTATTTTAATTCGTTCTGTTGTTGTTGAGTCAAGTTTTATTTTTGATTGTACAACATCCCTTACGATTAAAAGGGTTTCACCATTAGTTATGTAAGTTTCATTACTGTTTATTACAATATCAAACGATTCAAAACTATATGATTGATTTCCTTTTATTACGGTTTTTCTAACTGGTTTGTTTTTTATAATTGACATAAAATTAAATTACATATATCTGACGAGGCATAGCTCTAAACTTAAGAGTTTTGTTTAAGTTTTCTGCTAGTAAAGCTTCTCTTTCCATAACTTTTTCAGGACGAAGTCTTGTTAATCTTCCTTCAGCTCCGATCAATTCTTCTATTAGTTTAGCCTTTTCATCTTTTCCTTCAGTACCTAATGTTGCATAATCCATAGTTAAGTCACCATCAGGAGTCTTTAAGTTACCACTAAATTTACCACGAACTCTTGCTAAAGTTTCTTTACAGTATGCTATAAACCATCTACGAACCCAAACTTGTGCAGGATTATTTAGTTTGTACCAACTTATCTTATTGAATGGTACATCTGAAGGTAAAAGAACAATATCAGGATTATCCGCCAAACATTTGTCTCTATCACCTTGTGAAGTATCATAATACCAATACCAAACTTGACCTTTTGCCAACTCCGCATTACCAAAGTCAAATTTACCACCTGGTGTGTTTAAAAGGTGTAGTGCTTTTTTACCACCAGGAAGTGCAGTGATATAATAAGTCAAATCACCCGCAAATATTCTTCTTTGGATATTAACTTCTTGCATTCTTAATAATGTATCAAATGCTGGTGTTAAATAATAACTTCCTGCCATATTACCAATTTGTGCAAGCCCTCCACCACCACCAAGTCCAGTTCCATTACCAACACCCGCAAAACCACCCAAACCAAACATTAAGTTGTTTAATGTTGATGGGGTAAACCATAATACTTCATTTATCTCACGACCTGCAGGTATTTCATAAATCTGTTGGTTGGGTACTAACTGAATATAATCTTTTTTGATTTCCCAATCACCACCTGCTTGTAATCCAACTATTTTTGAATACGCATAGGTATAACGAGTTTCAAAGTCTAAACTTTTAGTTATGAAAGCTCTTGATAAAGATTGGGTATCTAAATTCAAATTATTTAATGTGGTCCATTGAGATTCAATTAACCAATCTTGGACATATTGAGAATAATCGTCAATTGAATATTCTAATAATGTGTCCATCATTTCGTCTTCCAATTCCACAGATCTTAAAGGTGCACCTAATAAGTGTCTAACTTTTTGATAGAATTGACTTCTTTCTGGTTCGTCGATTATTGCCATAGAGTTTTTCTCTATAAATATCTTTAATAATTAATTTGTGTTAGATGGGGCAAATGATCTTTTCTCTATCTTTAGATTTGACAGTCAAAGTGGTAGACTCTAAGGTGTTTTTGTCTTTGAAAAAGAATCCATTAATTTTGTCGTATTCAGGTTTTATTCTAAATCTTATTGATAATCTTTTTTCATCACAACCTCGTTGACCTTTGTTGGACCAATATAAATCTATATATTCAATAGGAACAATTAAGTCACCTTCATAAATTATACCTGACATTTTGCTTTTAACCTTATTTAAGTACTCCTCAGCTGAAGGTTTACTATTTAACCAAGTGTATAATTTATCTATCAATTCATTATATAATTTTATGTATATTGGTTTTTCACTTGATAATGAAGATTGTTTAAATATAGAAAAGAACTCAGACAAATAACTATCAATGAATGGGTCCATTTTTTTAACCTCAAAAAGTGAATTAGTAGGAAATATTGTATTACCATCCTCATCTTTTAGTTCTTGTTTAGTTATTAAATCCGCTTTGATATAATAACTACCACTTTTGAATGACTTAGATAAACAAGAAGTTATTTGAAAAAAAGTATAGTTTAAACTTTCAGTACCTGAATGGATTTTTTTCAAAAGGTCAATTAATGTTTCTTTTGCATCATCAGAACACTTATAATTCAATTGTAGTTTTGTTTGGTTTTTTTCAAAATAATCACCAACAAATCTATCTTCATATTTACTGTGTTCTTTTTGTCTTGCATATGCTAACAATCCTTCAATATCATTTGGTATTGTTGTTACGTACCTTTGTTTATTTAGTATTTTTTTAACTTGGTCATCCTCAAATTCTTTATCAACAATGAAGTCCGATACTAATTCTAAAAAGTTTACAGTTCTATTTGTGTCTTGGAGAGCCAATTGAATTATCACAGGAAATGTACCGACATTTTTTTTGCCAAAAAATTGGTCTAGTATAAAAATTGATCTTTCTAATTCATGAATCAAATATTGATCTTCTAAACCATCTCTAAAATTTTTTAATTGACAATATGGTGATTTTTCAGATTTTGATTGTACACATAAATAATCTATTTTAGAACTTCTTCTAAGAGCAATTTCATTTATTTCTTCAGATTCATTAAGTTTTTTTTTTGATGTTCTACTCACAAATAAATCATTAACAAATTCCCAATTAACAACATCCCAAAACTTTTTAATATATTCATCACGTTTGTTTTGATATTTCAAATAGTAAGCGTGTTCCCAAACGTCCAAACCTAACAGAGGATACCCACCTTTTTTAACTATGTTCATCAATGGATTATCTTGATTTGGTGTAGACATAATCTTCAAATTACCTTCACTGTTAAGATACAACCAAGCCCATCCTGAACCAAAACGATCCTGAGCGGCTTTGTTAAACTCATCCTTCATTTTTTTTATGTTACCAAAATCTTTTTTAATTTTTTTCAAAATTTCTCCTCTTGGGAGTTGTTTTTTTGGGGACAACATCTTCCAAAATAATGCATGATTAAATGCTCCACCAGCATTATTTCTAACCTTATTGTCAAATTTACTTATAGTTCTTACAATATCCTCTAACTCCAAATCACCATCAATGTCTTTGATTGCTTTATTCAATTTATCAACATATCCTTTGTAGTGTTTATTGTAATGAATATTCATAGTTTTTGAATCTATAAATCTATTCAAAGAAGAATATGAGTAAGGTAACTTTTCAATACCAATTGATTTCATTTCAGAAATCAAATTTTTTTTGATTAATTGTTTTTCGTTTAATAAAATTTGTTCAGATAGAAGACTAACTTTTCCTTCGATTCCTTTATGTTCATACATCAGTTCTTCAAGTTCAGGATATTTTTTTTCAAATTTTTTAACAATCTGTCCCGCAAATGCATTTGCTTCGTCTTCATTAATACCACCAATGTTAGGTCCGTGTTCTCTACCAAGAATTGTCATTTGATATTCATGAACCCATTCATGGGCTAATGTTCTCATGATGTCACGATTTAATCTTCCTTTAGCAAGAACTTTAATTAGGTGATCACCTCTTCTACTACCTGTAGACATCTCACCTTTTCTACCATTTAAAAACATAATTTTTAAATCATTTTTAAGTGGGTATTCTTCTTGTAGTAAAGAAATAAACTTTTTAACAAAGTCTTTTCGATTTTTAATATCGGGATTTTCGTATTTGATAGAAACTTTCATCTTTGATAAATATTATACTGATCAAAAGATTATCGTCTATTGTTAATTAGGTTTAATATTTCTTCAACAATGTCACCTGTGTTTTCTACAATACCATCACCCATTACGGTTCTAATGATTTCTTTTTTACGATTAAGGATGTCATAAATTGCACCTTCAATCGTATTTTCAAACAGTGGATAATAAACCAATACGTTTGATTTCTGACCATATCGATAAGCTCTATCTTCAGCTTGGGCGTGTTCTGCAGGAACAAAAGATAAATCGTTCATAATCACAGCTTCTGCAGATGTTAAAGTTAAACCAACTCCTGCCGCTTTTAGGTTACCAACAAAAACTTTGACTTTATCGTCATTTTGAAATTGGTCGACAGCTTGTTGACGAATTGCATTAGAACAACTACCATCGAGATAAACCGCTTGTTTTTCAAAATGTTGGTATATGGTTTGGAGTGTGTCTGTAAAGTTTGTGAATATTATAACTTTCTTACCTTGATCAATGATATTTTCAGCAAACTCAATTGTTTGTTTTGTTTTTTCATTCGCAATTACTTTTCTAACTTTCATTAGTTTAGAAAACTGAACCGTTAAAGATGAAGACTCATCGGGGTTTTTATCATACCAATCAAAATATTCACCCATTAAATCCTCATACTCTTTTGATTTTAATCTTAGGTAAACAGGAGTGATAATTTTATCTGGTAAGTCTAAAACATCTTCTTTTAATCTACGAAGAATTTGTTTTGATGTCCTATCTCTTAATTCTTCAAGATTAGATGCACCTGAAACATTCCACACTTTTCTTTTACCTGCTGTAAATTGAAACCCTTGACAATACCTAATCGCATAAGCCTTCCAATTCTGAGCAACAGAACTTTCAATTAGATTTAACAAATTATAATAATTCATTGGTCGAGAAGTCATTGGTGTTCCTGTTAACAACCAAACTCTATCTATTTTTTTTGCAAAACTATTAATAATCTTTGTTCTTTGTGCCTGAACATTTGATATCATGTGAGCTTCATCTAAGATTACCAAATCAAATCCACTTTTTAATAATAGAGACTCATCCTTTTTTTTCGGATCTGAGTCGTGAAAATTTTTAAGAATGTCATAATTAACAATGACAAAATCATCTTCAGTTGAAAATTTTTTACCTTCCGCAATAAAAACAGGTCTATCTGAATAATTTGCAATTTCTCTTTGCCAATTTATTTTTAAAGATGCGGGACAAACAATTAATATTTTTTTTGCACCTGTCTCTAATGCTGCAATAATAGTTGAGGTTGTTTTACCAAGACCCATATCATCAGCAAGAATAAATCTTTTTGATCCTGCTAATTTTTCGATTGCAATTTTTTGATGATCAAGCGGAGGACGATGGGAATATTTCGAATAATCAATACTAACAGACTGTACATTATGTGTTTTAATTAAAGCCGATTTTGGAATCCAAAATTCGGATAGTTTATCCTTCTCAAAAAACTTACCCCAAACGTGATAAGACTTTTCCTTCTCAACCAAAAGCTTTTCAATAAAAATTTCCTTTGGTACCTCAATAAGATATTTTTCTTCAGCAAACTTTTTGGCAAAGTAGTTGTCTAACTCGACCCATTTACGAGCAATCTTAGGCGTTGAGTCGTAATATGTTGTAATATATTCGGATTGACTTCTAGTGGGATAAAATTTACTAGAAACTTCTTTTTTATGTTTTAGATATAGTATATAATTATTCGCACCACTATAACTTTCGAGCAACTCTAATGCTTTATGTTCTATCAGTGTTTTTGTTTCCAATTAATCTTTTTTAAAAAAATACTAATAAAAAAGATATTTATCAATAAAATCGTATTATGAGAAGTAATGTTCCTATTACAAGATTCGGTAAATTCTTTGGAGATCGTGATTTCGAACTAGAAATTGGTATGGGTCAAGAATGGTTAATTGGTGACATGAACTTCACTTGTGTACTATATAGAGTAGACAAAAACAAAATAAAAACTGATGACGTATATGGTGAAGCGGTAACTGACGGAATTAAATTTTTACCACCTGTGGAGTTTAATGCTTATGTTGGTATTGCAGCCCCTGAAAACAAAATGATTGGTTCTACTCGTATGGATCAATTTGAACCAGGTAATATAACAATGTCCGTTTACATGAAAACTCTTGAAGATTTAGATATTGAAATAGATTTTGGTGATTATGTGGGATACTACGATAGTGAAAATTTTGTAAGATACTATACTGTTGTTAACGATGGTCGTGTGACTTCAGATATAAAACATACCTATAAGGGGTTCAAGCCCTTTTATAGAACAATAATTGCGGCTCCTGTTGGACCAAATGAATTCAGAGGACTATAATGGCTTTACCAAAAAAACACCCAATAAAACCGGCAATACCTTTAACGTATCCTAAAACTCTTTTACCAAGAAGAGAAGAGATAAAAGACATGATCACTAAGGATGGTACATACCTTCCTAAGTCATTATTACATGCCGATTTAGATGGTGGTTTTTTAGAATTTGTTAAAAATACTTTAAAAATTTCATCAGAAGGAAAAACAGTTCCTGTTGCCGATATTCTAATAACAACACAAAACTGGTCACAGTTTGTTGAAACATGGGACTTTCAAAATATTGATAAGAACATTGAACCTCCATTCATTACGGTAATTAGAAATCCTGAAGTAAAATACGGAAATAATCCTGCGGTAATGTACAATATACCAAACAGGAGAATGTATTATTATATGGAGGTTCCTACTTGGGATGGAAATAGAGTTGGTGCTGACATTTATAAAATACCACAACCTGTACCTGCAGATTTTAAATATACAGTGGCGATTGTGTGTAATAGAATGAGAGAATTAAACTCATTTAATAAAAAAGTTTTAGAGACTTTCGCATCAAGACAAGCATATCAAGTTATTAAAGGACATTACATTCCAATTATAAATGATAGTATGACCGATGAATCAGTTTTAGATTTAGAAAAAAGAAAATACTACATTCAAAAATACGAATTTACAATGATGGGGTTCTTAATTGATGAGGATGAATTTGAAGTTTTTCCTGCATTATCAAGAACATTTCAAATGTATGAGGTTGATCAAAGACCTGTTAAGAGACATCAGAAAAAACAAACACCAGTACAACCAGAAACAATACGTTTGATATATCCTGTAGATAATTTGTCTCAAGAATACTTTTTTGAATACACGTGTGATTTGAATTTTGATATCTCAGATAATTTAGAAAGTTATTCTGTATACATAAATGACCAATATTATGGTGATAATGTTGATAGAATTCAAATCAATACTAACGACACATTGAGAATTGATGTTGTCAAACAAGTAAGTGCCGCCGAATCTTCATTAGCGTTCACACAATTCTTAGTTTAACTTTCCCCGTATATATCTTTCTTTTCCTTACATTTTTCAACTATAAGGTTTTCTAAAAATTTATACATTTTAATACCTCTCTTATCGCAATATTTTTTCAGGACATCGTGTACTTCAACATCAATTTTTAAGTTTTTTATCTTCTTAGGTTCTTTCATAACGGTAGGTAGAAAAAAGGCAGAATAAAATCTTACCAAAATATAAATAGTTTGCACAATGTAAAGTTTTTACTAAAAACTCGAATATTTATAGGTAAAATAAATAAGTAAAGACATTTTAAACATGGCAACAAACAGTAAAGTTTTCGTTTCACCTGGTGTTTATACTTCTGAAGTAGATTTGAGCTTTGTTGCTCAAAGCGTCGGGGTAACAACATTAGGTATCGTAGGTGAAACTTTGATAGGTCCAGCTTTTGAACCGATTTTTATTACAAATTTTGATGAATTCCAAACAGTATTTGGAGGTACTTCACCAGAAAAATTTGTTAATACCCAAATTCCAAAGTATGAAGCGGCTTACATTGCAAAAGCATATCTACAACAATCCAATCAATTATTCGTAACAAGAATCTTAGGATTATCAGGTTACGATGCAGGACCATCTTGGTCAATAACTACGGTTGCTAACGTAGATCCATCAACAATTGGTGTTTGGTGTCTAAGTTCAGTAACTAATTCGGCAACTTGTGTTACAACATGTGTAGTTCCAAAAGAACTCACATTTACAGTTCCGTTTACTGCTTGTACTAATTCAACAACAACAATAGGTTTCCAAGGAAGCTTCCCTTCAATTATTCAAGACATAATTACAGAACAATATGAAGAGTTTAACGGAGATACTTCTACATTAGAAACTCAAATTAATAATTTAATTTTTGATGTTATCACAAGTAACAATCCTTATCTTGCGGAAGATGAACAAATTGCTTACTTTGGTTCTATTGCTACTGACGACTATAACACATTAAATGGTGCTGGTTGGACAGCGGGAACTAATGTATTTAATGTTCCATCTGTATCGTTTGATGCCACTGATTTAACTTCTCCTTTGAATGATTCTTGGTACTATGCGTTATTTACAAATACAGGTAATACAAATTACTCAGGATATTCATTCTCTACTTTGGTGTCAGGTTTAACGGCTTATTATCCAAACCCAACTCCTACACCACAAGCATCATCATCACCAACACCTACACCATCGGCAGCTAATCCTTGTATTACACCGTCACCTTTTGTGTCACCTACACCTACTCCTACACCTGTTAATATTGATTGTTATTCAGGAACTATTGTTGGTAAAATTTATTACTACACAGGGACATCATATGTTGATTACGATAATGTAGTTGTTGCAACTTTAAGATCAAGAGGTATTGCAACTTATACAAACTCAACTAACCCAGCATACTCAGTAACGGCAACAACAGATGCTAGTTTAGATATGACAGGAAAATATGCTGGAGTTCTTAAAAACCCATACTTGACATTTGCGGTTAATTGTACTGATAAATTTGGTCAAAACTTTACGTTTGAAACTTCTTTAACTCAAAATGATCCTGAGTATATTAGTAAAGTGTTTGGGATTGCAAACTTCCAAAAACCAAGAATTGAAGTTCCATTATTTAATGAGGAAGTATTCCAATCTTGGTTAAACTACTCTTGGAAAAAAGGATACGTTAGAGGTTTAAATCCAAACTTTATTGAATTAGACTCTGCTCAAAGTGGTGACCCTAACTCAATTGGATGGTATTTGGACAGATATCAAACGCCTAATTCTCCTTGGGTTGTATCAGAATTAAGAGGTAATAAAGTTTATGACCTATTCAGGTTCTACACAATTTCTGATGGTGATGCCGCTAACACGTTAATTAAAGTTTCACTTATCAATCAAACTTATAACAACTTAACGTTTGATGTATTGATTCGTGACTATTTTGATACTGATGCAAACCCTGTAGTTCTTGAGAAATTTACAAACTGTACAATGGATCCAGGACAAAACAACTTTATTGCAAATAAAATTGGTACATTGGATGGAGAATACGCACTGAATTCTAAATACGTAATGGTTGAAATGAACGAGGATGCCCCAATTGACGCACTTCCTTGTGGATTCAACGGATTTAACTTCAGAAATTATGCAGGAGCTCAATCACCATTCCCAATTATTAAAGGTAAATATGATTTCCCTGGCGAAGTAATTTATAACCCACCATTTGGTTTGTCTTCAGGTAATGATGATGCGTTGGTAAGTCCGGGAGATAATGTTAGAAGAACATACTTAGGTATATCTAACAATTTAGGATGGGATGCCGCTTACTTCGAATACGTTGGTAAGAGAAATCCTAATAATACTTGTGATATTGATGGTTTACCATTCAACTACAGATCTGCAGGTTTCCACATGGACGTAAATGCAAGTGGTTTAACAATCGGGCCTGAGTTCTCGACGAGTGGTGACCCAAGATTTATCTGTGGTAACTCACCATTCATCACTGAACCTGAACTTCCAACAAACGCATACTATAGATTGTTCGCACGTAAATTCACATTCTTAGTACAAGGTGGATTTGACGGATGGGATATCTACAGAGAATGGAGAACTAACGAAGATAGATTCCAAATCGGTAGAACAGGATTCCTATTCGGAGCTTGTCCATCTACAAGATACCCACAAGCAACAGGTTGGGGAGCGTTTAAAGAAATTTCTTTAGGTGACGGAACTCAGAATTGGGCAAATACCGACTACTATGCATACTTGTTAGGTCAACAAACATTTGCAAACCCTGAGGCGGTTAACATTAACGTGTTTGTAACACCGGGTATTGATTATGTAAATAACAGTAACCTTGTAGAAGATGCGGTTAATATGATTGAATTCAACAGAGCGGACTCATTATACATTTGTACAACTCCTGACGTTGATATGTATGTTGCAACTACAACAGGGATTGATGTATTTATCTACCCAACAGAAGCAGTTGACAACTTAGAGAATACAGGAATTGACTCTAACTACACGGCTACTTACTATCCGTGGGTATTGACAAGAGATAGTGTAAATAACACTCAAATCTATATCCCACCAACAGCTGAAGTAACAAGAAACTTAGCGTTGACAGATAACATCGCGTTCCCTTGGTTCGCTGCGGCGGGTTACACTCGTGGTATTGTTAACTGTATTAAAGCTCGTAAGAAGTTAACTCAAGAAGATAGAGACATCCTTTACGTAGGTAGACTTAACCCAATCGCAACCTTCTCTGATGTCGGTACCGTAATTTGGGGTAACAAAACTCTACAAGTAAGAGAATCGGCTCTTGACAGAATCAACGTTAGAAGATTGTTGTTACAAGCTCGTAAATTGATTTCAGCAGTTTCTGTAAGACTATTGTTTGAACAAAACGACTCACAAGTAAGACAAGACTTCTTAAATGCTGTTAACCCAATCTTAGATGCAATCAGAAGAGATCGTGGTTTATATGACTTCCGAGTTACAGTTTCTTCAGATCCTGAGGATTTAGATAGAAACCAAATGACAGGTAAGATTTATATCAAACCAACAAGATCACTTGAATTTATCGACATTACATTCTATATCACTCCAACAGGAGCATCGTTTGAGAATATATAAGTTGGTTTATTATTCATACAAAGGGGGACGAAAGTTCCCCTTTTTTATTTAAGAGATATTTATTAATATGAATTACAAAAAATTTGTTAAAGAAATTTTATCTGAAATCATTCACGATCAGATGAAACCCACAATGAAGTATTATGCTTTTGACTGGGATGATAACCTTATGTATATGCCAACAAAAATTTATCTTGTAGATGATAAAGGTAAAACTGTTGGTATGTCTACGGAAGATTTTGCGGAGTATAGAACTGATATTGGTAAAGAACCGTTCAAATATGAGGGTCACACTATTGTAGATTTTGATAAGGATGCCTTCAGAGACTTTAAAGTACCAGGTGACAAGGCTTTCATTAGTGATGCTATGAAAGCAGAAACAGGTCCTGCATGGAGTGACTTTGTTGAGGCGGTTAATAATGGGTCTATTTTTGCAATCATCACAGCAAGAGGACACACCCCTTCGGTTCTTAAAAATGCGATTTATAATCTAATTAAGAAAAACAAACACGGATTAAGTGAAAAAGAACTTGTTAAAAATCTTAAAAAATATAGAGATTTGGCAGATGAAGAAGAATTGTCGGATGATGAATTGGTAAGAGTATATTTAGATATGAACAAATATCATCCTGTAAGTTTCGGTGAAGGTTCTGCTGCGAATCCTGAAGAACTTAAAGTAAAAGCAATGAGTGAGTTTATGAGATACGTTCAAGAACTTTCAAGGAAACTACAAGAAAAAGCTTTTATGAAAAATAAAATAAGTAATTATTTTGTACCTTATATTGGGTTTTCAGATGATGATTTAAGAAACGTTCAAGCAATGAAGAAACATTTTGATGATGAATCTGGATTAGATATTTATCATACAGGAGGAGGTAAAAAAACTAAATTTGAATAATAACTGGGACTAGTTAAGATATAATTTGAAAAATAATTGAAGTAAATAGAAAAATTTTTATTTCATAGTATTTATAATAAAAATAAAACAAAATTTAAACAATAAGATATGGCTGATTTATTAATGAAAATGCCGATCCCTTACGAACCGAAAAGGGAGAACCGATGGATCTTAAGATTCCCTTCATCACTTGGAATTAACGAGTGGTATGTGGAAAGTGCGTCAAGACCAAAACTTACGATCAACTCAAAAGAGATCGAATTTTTAAATACTTCAACGTTTGTTGCTGGTAGATTTAAATGGGATGCAATTTCAGTTAAATTCCGTGACCCTATTGGACCTTCAGCATCACAAGCTATTATGGAGTGGATTCGTTTATGTGCTGAGTCGGTAACGGGACGTATGGGTTATGCAGCAGGTTACAAAAAAAATGTTGACCTTGAAATGTTGGATCCAACAGGGGTAGTTGTTGAAAAATGGATATTAGAAGGAGCATTTCTTTTAGGGTATGATGGAGGTTCTTTAGCTTACAACTCTGATAATATCGCAGGTATCACATGTCAAATGCAAATGGATAGATGTATCTTAGTATACTAATCTAAATAATACTAAAACATATAACCGTAGACTTTACAGTTTACGGTTTTTTTTTATCATTTAAGTTGAAATTATATATAATATGGAACAAAATGAATATACAGTAGGTCACGGTAATTTGAATTTACCTCATGACGTTATAACTCTACCAACACAGGGGATTTTTTATAAATCAAAAAAGAAATCAGTTAAAGTGGGTTATTTGACTGCGGTTGATGAAAACATACTTTCAGATTACGATGGAACAAGAAATGTTACTGAGTCAATTATTCTACCATTGTTAAGGAACAAAGTATATGAAAGAGAAATCAGACCTGAAGAACTTTTAGATGGAGATGTTGAAGCAATCTTGTTGTTCTTAAGAAACACAGCTTTTGGACCTGAATACAAAGTGACAGTCACAGATCCCGTAACCGAACAAAAATTTACTTCAACAATTAAGTTAGATGAACTTAATTTCAAAAAGACAGAGGTAGAACCTGATGAAAACGGACTTTTCAATGTGACATTACCTATGTCAAAAAACAAAGTAACTTTAAAATTATTATCAATATATGATACGTTAGAAATTAACGCAATTTTAAAATCGTATCCTTCTGACAGAACTGCACCGACAATCACAACTAAGTTGAACAAGCACATTGTAAGTTTAAATGGTGATACGGACAGAATTAAAATTTCAACATTTGTTGAAAGTATGCCAATTGCTGATTCTAAATTTATTAGAAGATTTCTAGTTGATAACGAACCAAGATTAGATTTAAGAAAAGAAGTAATAGCCCCGTCAGGAGAAAGAGTAATGGTCAACATTGCTTTTGGGGTGGAGTTTTTTCGGCCTTTCTTCGCAATATAAGATAACCATATTAGATGAGTTTTATTATTTCTCTAAAATTTTTAGAACACAATATTCTGAGTTTATGTCTATGCCTACATACATAAGAAAATATTTAATTAACAAATATGTTGAAGAAATTGAAAATAAATAAAATGATATTTATGAGTAAATAGGTAATTAGAATGAGTGATGAAAAGACATATAGTAAAGAAGAAATTGATAAGTTAGTCAAGGAAGCCTACAAAAAAGGTAGGAAAGAATCTGGTGATGATGATGGAGACGAAAAACCCGATCTACTTAATTTTGAAAAAGATTATGTAAAAAGTTGGCAAATTGGTCTAAAGGATATTAAAGATATTACTCAAGAAACAATGAAAGCAGTTGCCGATTCTTTTGTTGATCAAAGTTTAGGTGAAAATACTTTTATTAAATTATTAGATCAACAAGCTACTGAACTTTCTGCACAATTTGGTGTTGGAAAGGGTAGGATGGAGGAATTCCGTCAATCTATCGCAGATGTGTCTCCTGCTCTTATAAGAATGGGTATAGACCAAGAAACTGCAATCAAGAACATAGGTAAAATGGGTGAGGCATTGGGATCCGCGGCAAGTTTAGGAAGTGAGGCTATAATTGAACTATCCGCCGCTTCTAAAGCAACTGGACAAGATGTTGGTGTTTTAACTGGAAAATTCAGAGAAGTCGGTATATCGGTTTATGATGTCGGTGAAAAAATGTTAGAAGTTGCAAATTCTGCAAGAGCTGCTGGTGTTTCAGTCGGTGCGGTATCTTCAGCTGTTGCCACAAACATAGGAAAATTAAACGTATATAATTTTGAAGGTGGTATTAACGGTCTAACAAAAATGTCTATACAGGCATCTAGACTTGGTGTTGATATGGGTAAAGTATTCAAAATTGCCGATGATTTATTCTCACCTGAAAAAGCGATTGAGTTATCAGCATCATTACAAAGATTAGGTGTTACATCAAGTGGGTTGTTAGATCCATTAAGAGCGATGGACATGGCTCAAAACGATCCTGAAGCCTTACAAAAAGAAATAGTCAATATGTCAAAAGAATTTACCAAGTTCAATGAACAAACAGGTAAATTTGAAATTATGCCAGGGTCAAAACGAAGATTAAGAGAGGTTGCCGAAGCTATGGGTATGACTGCTGAAGAGTTAGCAGGTATGTCAATAAAAGCTTCTGAGTTCGACAAAAAAATGTCACAAATCAAATTACCAAGTTTTGCTGAGGGTAATGAAGAAACTAAAGAACTCATTGCTAGTATGGCACAGATGAAGGATGGTGTTGCCACGGTTAATGTAAAAGATGAAAAAACAGGTGAAGTATTATTAAAACAAGTTGATCAATTAACACCCGAGGATATTGAAAAACTAAAAGAGTCTCAAACAACTCAGGCTCAAACCGTTGAAGAGTTAGCTTATGATCAATTAACAGAGTTACAACAGATTAATTATAGTATATCGGGAACAAAGGCTGCAGTTGGGTTTGGGAAAGCTACTTCAGAACCAATCGAAAAACTCTTCACAACTATGATGGGTATCAATAAAGATGTTGCCGTGGGCATGAATAGAGGTGTAACGACAAAATCTATTAGAGAACCATTAACACAACTAACCCAACCAATTGAAGATGCAATAACCTCATTATTGAAAGAAGATAAAGAAGGTGCGAATTTAGCATTAACTAATTTTTTAACAAACGCCGCTAAAATAGAAGAAGAATCAAAAGTTAAAATTCAAGCTTCATTTGATGCAACTTTAAAAAGTATTCAGGATACATTTAATAAAGCGTATAATCCACAAAAACCTGCAGAGGGACAAGTAATAACCGTTAATTGGAATATTTCAGGTGATCCTAATATTACTAAAAACGTTGATCAAGAAACCGTCAATAAAATGATGATCAAAGGATCGGACACTCCTGAGGTTAAAGTCAATTTAAATAGTAATTTAAATTCTAAAAACGCACCATCAGCTATGACAGGAGGAAAAAATCAACCTTAATATACTATTCAAAAAAATAGACTATAATCTATTTATAAAATAAAAGTATGGCTGAGAGTTTTTTATCTTTTGGTAACTCAGAATTGTTTAGAAAACAGTTATTAGTTAGAAATTTACAACCCTATGGAGTACCAGGTGCTTATACATCACCTGGTAACCCTGTAAATTATGAAACAAATTTAACAGTTTCTAATGTGGTAGATTCGCCTAATAATTACGTTTCAACAAATATATTTGCTTCTGACCTTTATCCTTTAAATGAATATGGACCTGAAGGTGGTTTTGGAAACCCAATTGGTGTTAATCTTACACCGGTTTTAGAACCAAATCAAGGACCATACTACCCAATTAATGGAGAACAAAGTCAAGGATTGGTACTTGTAAATGAATTCTTTATAGAATCCGCATACGTAACTAACAGATGGGGACCATCAGGAGGATATAAAGATTTAGTCATTATAACAGATGTTCAACAATCAGGACTTATATACCAACCATATTGGTACCCTGGTTATTATAGTTATTCTAGTTACTCAACATACGGAATAGTTTTTTCGGACGATCCGTTGGGGTCAAATGGACCTTTATCTGCCGATAGTTATTTGGCAAAAATTGGTGCAGAACAATTAAAGTTTGCCTTCAATGAAAGAATTGCACAAGAATTAGAACAGGCAACAATTGGTGCTATTAACTTAGATACAATATCTGATCCTTTCTCTGCGAGTTTATTAGCAACAGGACAACAACCATTCTTTATACGAAATTGGAAAATTACAGTTCCTGAAAATCCCGCTTTGGCTGCGGTATCTTTAGCTAATAGATTAACAGGTACTTATTTCCCTGTTTCATTTATCCCTGGTGATTATTTTGATGATGATAATCCTATTAATGGACCACAAAATGCTGCGGCCTTAGGTGTTGCGAATAATCTAACAGGTGGTTTGTTAGCACCGATATTGAATAAGTATAGAAGTCCATCTGAAGTATTTGTTGCAAATACAGGTAATGGTCAAAGATCTGCATTATTTTCGGCATTAGATTATAACCTTTATAGACCGGCCTATAATAGAGGTATAGTTGGTGGTCTGATTGCGGGTGCATCGGCAGCAGTAAATAGATTATTTGACCAAGACAAAGCTCAATCTTCGGGATATTATGTTGGTAGTGAAAATGCTGAACCATCACAAATTGATGGACCCCCTAATCAATTACCTGTTAATCAATTTGGAGTTCAACAACAAACTATAGTTTATGGACCACAAGAGTTAGGTATTTTATATGAAGGTAATGAAAACCAACTTAATTTCGGATTGAAAGGTAAATCTTATACTGATGGAGGTGGAACATCAGGTCAAATGGTTTGGACTTCACCAAAGTATAAAGGGGATGCTGGTTTCCATGCGACTGTGGGTGGTGGTGCAGGAAGTTTAGATGACGAGTTTAATCAGATTTCAGGTGATTATTTAAGATATCAATCAATAGATGTTCCTTTCAGACCTGGTTCTATTCTTTATGAGACACAAAGATTAGTAGATTCGGCGGATCAAGTACAAGGACAAGCAAGGTTAAAACATGTTGGGACGGCAATCAATCAAGTCTCAAAAGTTTTTAATGATGGTTATAAAGAATTAACGAAAGGTTCTAGAGTTTTATCTTATGTTAATCAAGCGGACGGAACTCAAGCAGGATTAGAATATTGTAGAGTGTTCCAAAAAGATACTCCATATTACACATATGCTGACTTACAAAAAGTTGACGGTATAACAACTTCAGGTAGAAGATTCGACTATTCAATATTTGATAATACATACAACTTAAACATTGCACCTTTAAGAAATCCGGGCTCAACAAATATTGTTGACGGTAAAGTTAAAAAGTATATGTTCTCAATTGAAAACTTGGCTTGGAGAACTTCAGACAGACCGGGTTACACTTACGATGATTTACCTGTTTGTGAGAAAGGACCAAATGGAGGAAGAATTATGTGGTTCCCACCATATAATGTTAAGTTTAGTGATGACACCAAACCCGATTTTAATGCAACAAGCTTCATAGGCAGACCCGAACCAATTTACACTTATAAGAATACATCCAGAAGTGGACAGATCAGTTGGACCATCATTGTGGATAATCCATCCATGATGAACACTATTATTGAAAAACAAATGAAAGGTGCATCAAAAGACAGAATTCAAAGTATAATTGATTCATTCTATGCTGGTTGTACTAAATATGATATATATGAATTAGGTATTAAATTTAATACTATACCAACAAAAGATTTATACACTTATCAACAAATTTTAAACAACCCAAGACTAACCACTGAAGAACAAGTAGAAGTTTTACAAAGTATACCTACAAATCAAGAAACTACAAATGCTAATGATGCTTCAGGTGCCGATGGTACTGAAGGAACTACAGGTACTGGTAATCAACAAGCCCAAAACATCCAATATGTGGATGCTGATTTAAGTAATTACGTTGGGTATGGTTTTTATTTTGAGAATGATGTTCCTGGAGGACCTAATGGGACAAAACCTGGAGAAAACAAAGAAGGTGGTACTTCTGCTTACAATTACGATTACTATTATAATCAATATATAGGTTTAGAACCAACTTATTTGCAACAAGCACCTCAAACTGTTTATGTTGGTACGGACCAATTTACAAAAGAAGGTATCCCAAACTTCTTCTCAACAGTGGTTACAGGAAACTTTAACATAATTCAAACCGACTTGATTCAAAAACAATTGAATGAAATTTTAGTTGATAAAAAAGGTAAGGTTGAAATAGAACTCGTTGGGTCGGCATCTGCACCACAAAAAGTTTCTTACAACAAAAAATTATCAGAAAGAAGAAATGATTCAGTTAAAAAATGGTTTTTAGCGCAAAAACTTAAAGATGGAAAAACTTTACAAGAATATCAATCTGCTGGATTTTTTAAGATGACATTAAACGCTAATGGAGAACAACTTGTGATCCCAAAAACCAAAGAAGAAGCCGCAGCCACAACAGGAGATACAACCGATATTAGTGTAACAAATGCTCAAGGGGGTAATGTTCTAAATGCTAGTGTTAACTGTACTAAAAATATAACGTTAGTTGCGACAGAGAACCCAACTTCAGGAGATATTCAAGAATCAAGTAAAGCTCAATGGTATAGTATTCCTGCAATGGCTTGTCGTAGAGTTGCGATCCAAAGGATTAAAGCGGAAATTCCAAAAGATGAAACTCCGCAACCAAGTCCTGTACCGCCAAAACCGGTACCAACACCTGTCCCGAACATTCTTACAGGTCAGACTCAAAGTATTAAACCTGAACCTAAAATTACTATTGAACAAAAAATTAAAGAAGGTATTTCTAAAAAAATATTAAGAAATCTTTTTACTGAGTGTGATTATTTCCAAATCATAAAAGAAAGTGATCCTATGATATACGATTCTATAAAAGATAGAATTAAATATTTTAGTCCTGCTTTCCACTCGATGACACCTGAAGGTTTAAATGCTCGTTTGACTTTCTTACAACAATGTATGAGACCTGGTCAAACAATTCCTGTTATAGGTGCCGACGGTAGACCAAAATATAATGACGCATTAAATACTACATTTGGTGCACCACCAATTCTGATTTTAAGATTTGGTGACTTTTATCATACCAAAATAGTGCCGACAAATCTTGGTATTAGTTACGACCCACTTCATTTAGATATAAATCCTGAAGGGATTGGAGTACAACCAATGTTGGCTAACATATCATTGTCTTTTAATATAATTGGAGGTATGGGTCTTAAAGAACCAGTCCAAGAATTACAAAACGCACTTTCTTTCAATTATTATGCTAATACAGAAATTTATGATGAAAGAGCAACCGCAACTGAAGATACGAGTAAGATGGATCAATACGTTGTTCAAAAAATAACTTCTGCATTCCCAACTGTAAGTTCACAGGAAGCGGCAAACATAGTTAATAACGTACAACCTAAAAAAGGTGGAAGTACTATGGGTGTAATTGCAAGTGATACCGATATTGACTATACAACTCTATTAACTTCATTACAAGACGGACTACAAGGATATTTTAAAGCCTATTATGATGCGATTAGTAAAATTAATACGGATTATAATTTTGGAGTTTTACAAATTGCATTACAAGATAAATCATATACTGAAGGAGAACTTTCAGAATATACAAATGATAAAGTTAAAACCACACTTTATGGTAAAAGTAATAATTATCAAGAATATGTTGAGAACTTAATCAAAGAAGTTAAAAAAGACATTGAACAAAATGATGACCCAATTCTTTCTTATTTGAAGGGAGAAAACCAAATGACAAATAAAATTAAAAGAGAATTAGAAGATAAATTACAAGCGTATGCAACACAAAGACAACAACCAATTTTAGATGTTATAACAAACAACACATCAAACATAACAAAAGTTGAAACTGATTTAAATTATTTGTTTAGACAATTAGATGTTGTATCTGATAAATTAGATGGTTATTTAGGATCCAATAACGAACCAATTGGATATGATCTAAGTGGAGATACTTTCTTTGGGCCAGCAACTACAGATGGAACATTAGCTAATTTATATACCAAAAAAGTACCTGAAACGATAACCAAGTTTGAAAAACTTTTGGAAAGTTATAAAATAATATCGAAAGATGGATTCTTTAAAAAGAGAACATCAACTATTGAAAATGGGAGTGGTTGTAAATTTGTGGTAAATAATCAAGGATATTTTGGTTTGAATGGTGATTGTCCTTGGAATAGATTTTATATCGCAATGTCCCCTTTATTTACTAAAGAACAATCATATACTGAATTTGTAAATGATTTGGTAAGTGGACCTGAAATAAAAAATAACCCAACTATTATCGACTTAGTAAAAAGGGCGTGTAACAATGTAAAAGAAGATTACATTCCATTCCAAGAAATATGGACAAAAGTTTTTACTGATATAGAAAAATCACAAGATTATGTTACAGTTACAACATTTAAATTACCCGACGGACAAGTGAAGGTGTGTAACTATAAAACACCAATAACCGACAACACAAATCAAAAAAACAAAAAATTAAAAGACCTGTACTCAAGTGTTAACTTGAACGACAATAAAAAGACCTTCAATGGTAAAGTAACATTCAATTAAAATGCCTTTTCAATATTGGAATAGATATACGAATTTTTTAATCAACGGAGAACAAACTGTTGTCCCCTTTGTACCAGTACCAGCAAAAACCTCAGATAAAAATTATATTTTTATAATTGGTCAATCAAGATTGGATAAAGCATCACAACAATTTTATGGATCACCCTACTTTGGATGGTTAATAATGGCGGCGAATCCCCAATATTCAGGAAATGAGTACTCAATACCTGATGGTGCTGTATTGACAATTCCATTTCCGTTAGTAGCTTCTTTACAAGACTATAAAAACGCATTAGAAAATTACTTCTTCTACTATGGCAGATAACGGCGAAAATATATTAGTAGAATTTGACTACGATAATATTACTTTAATTGACCCAAATAAATTAATTGACGAACAAGGTAATGTTAAGGACCGACTTGTAAAACAAGAGGACTTAGTTTTCTATGCAAATTTGGAATGTAATGTTTTACCAAGAACAAAATTAGCGGTAGGGTCTGCGATGAACGATCAACAAAGAACAATCTCTGTTGGTAAGATTAATTTTTTAAATCCTGGTCATAAAACATTTTTGGATACTGCTTGGTCAGATGAACTAACAGGTAAGGGTACTTTGGAAGGTAAAGGTGTTAACCAACCTAAATTAACCGCAGTTAAAAACCCAAACAAATCCGACGATTTTTATATAACTCAAAACCTTTGGTCAAATGGAACACCTGGCGCAGTTGATAATGGATTTTTAGGTATTAAAAGTATTAGATTTTCAATAGGTACAGATTTCTTACCTGTGATTGATATTGAATTAGAGGACGTTAAGGGTAGAGCTTTATTCGAAGGGGGTAATAGTTCACCATACTCAGCATTTTTTCAGTTACCATATCCACAGTTTACACTAACAATGAAGGGTTATTATGGAAAGGCGGTTAAGTTCCCTATTATGTTACAATCATTCAGTTCCAAATTCAATCCATCTTCCCATAATTTTGAAATATCATTAAAGTTCTACGGATACAAGTATACTCTATTATCTTACGTGAATTATGGATCACTGATGGCGGTTCCACACATGTATAATAACGTTGTTAATCAGGCTACCGTATCAAAGACGCAAGGAAGTAACACAAATGAACAATCTGCACAAACACCAACAATTGTTAGTAGAGGTTATCAAAAAATGAAAGAAATTTATTCTGATTATAAATCAAAAGGATTAATTCCTGATGATTTTCCAGAAATAACTTTGAACCAACTTAATTTTAGATTACAAAAATTTATTGACGATGTATTAAGTGAGTTTGCAAAAGAAAATCTTGGTGTTCTAACCGAGATGACAAATTATACAAACGCATTAACTTTGTACCAACAAAAAGTTTATTTGTATGGGTCTTCATGGTTCAATAATTATATGAATGTAAAATCACCCATAGTTTTAAAAAATGGGCAAAATATATATGACTTCAAACCTGACTTGGACGCTCAAAAACAAGAAACCGCTTTAACGGAACTTGATGGTATTATTAAAGACAATAATGCAAAATTAAACGAAAATAGTATTTTTGGAACAAACGGATCGTATACTGTTGGAAACAAAACAGTTCAGTCTAAAATATCTGTCCCAATAGAAATGAAGACATTTGCGAAAGGTGAGTTAATAACTAATGTAGATTTAGAAAAAACTTTCAGAGCATCACCAAACGCACCTAAAGGAACATTGTCACCTTTAAATACACCACAGACCGGATTGACCGCTACAGATTTGGCATTTGCAACATTTAAAACCAACTTGGAAACTAAATTTAAAGAAACGAATGGACAATTTTTTATTTTTGACGGACCCAATACCTTTATGAGTATTACAGATACGGCTGGTAAATCTGCACAAAAGTTTAGAACTCAAATTGAACAACAAATTACAGAAAGTTTAGCATCTAAATTTAATAGTCAGGGTGAAAATAGTTTAGGATTTATTCCATCCATAAGAAACATATTGGCAATTTTTTATTGTCAAGGTGAGGCATTTTTAAGATTGTTAGATGAGGTTCATAAAAAAGCTTGGGACCAAAGAGAAAACCCATATAGAAGGGCTGCTATTTTTGGAAATCAAACAACGGCCCCAAGTGTTGACATTAAAGACTCGACACAAAATAACGAACCAATTTATCCTTGGCCACAAGTGATCCAAGAAACCGTTGGGGACGACAATCAAGAAAAGTTTCAAGTAATTTATCCTGGTGCTCAAAATGTTGCAAACTCATATAGAGCTTACGATCCTGAAATATGGCCCGAGGTTGAATTTGTTGAACAATTTATTAAAGGGTACACTCAAAGACAAAACGACGCTGATAAAAGAGGTGCTGAATTTAATGAAATAGATCTACAACCATCTCGAATCTCTTTGAACGGAATTGATTTTCCTGTTTCAAATGAAGTATTTCAGAATAAAGAAGAGTCTAAATACTTCTTTGAGATATATGAAAGACTTCTTTTGAATTCATATTACAGTAGACTAAACAGACAATCAGGTTATAATCTATCTATTTATGAAGCTGAAGCTGATGATGAAGCTGTAAACATATTAAAAAGTCTTGGTCAAGATAATCCATTCTTATCTAAAACAATTAAAGAATATCTCTTAGATAGTAATAATTATTTACCATTCTTAAGACATATATCAAATCAAGGTCAAGGTGAAAGTTGGCAATCATACATAAGAGGTGAGTTTGTTACTAACTATATCAAAAATGATGTAAGGAACCCAAATGTGTTATATAATGAGGATATTATTGTTTCTACTAAATCTCAACCTAACGTTTCTTTAAGTAACCCAAAAAATTTAACAAATTTAAATAAATACCTTGCAGGAACTTCAGTTTCTAATGTGTTTGAGTTTGGTGATACATACCCACTCACTGATTTAGATTGGGATAAAAAGAATTTGGCCGATGGTAAATCATTAAACAATGCAAACGAAGCATTTGATACAAAAGATGTTTTAAACTACAACCCTATACAATTAACAATAACTAATTTCTTAGATAATACAAACGAAAATCAAAGGAGACCTTTTACACACTTCAATTTTGTAGACCTAAATGTAACCCCTAATCTTTTAATTCTTAAAAATTTTTATAAAGACAGAGAATACAAAGACCAACTAGTCACTGAAGGTAATATATCATACTCCAATTATTCAGGAAATGTGTTTTCTGAACAGACAACATCTATGTTGAATACACCTTACTTTATAAACGCAATACAACAAGGGGTTTTTAATTTTAGATACAAACAAAACGATCCATACCCATACAAAAGTGCCGCGTATTTGTTTTTGAATAGTTTACCATTAGGGACACTAAGAGAAAAATATAAAACTTTCGATGGTCAAGCCACAACTGATTTGAACTACATTTTAGCAACAATGAAAAAATTTGGGGCGGTTCATAAATTACCGTATGCTTGGATTTTAAAATACGGTTCTATTTGGCATAGATATAAAATCTACGACAAAACAGGAAAAGACTTTTTAGATGACGTATGGAAAAACTTTAACTACTTAGAAAATTGGGATCCAGGATTTTCTTCATCAACAAAGACATACTCATTGTTGATTGATGGTGATCAAAAAAATCTTGTATTACAAAATACTACAGGAACACCTCCATTCACAGATATGACAACAGGGTTCTACCCCCAACTAATTGATGACTTTAATGTGTTCTTACAAGGATTAAAATTATTTAGTGGTAAAACACAAGTTTCTGGTAACTGTGAGGTTAAATCAATTAGTGGTAATTGTAAAACTTTCCAAGTCACGGGAACTTGTTCAAATAACGGTACAGGAATAACAATAAATTCAATCACAAACAATTATATTTCTTTACCTCACAAAATTTATATTCCTTCATTGAATATTAATTTACAATTAATAACGCAAGTCACTGGTACTACAGGAGGTACTGGATTTTATAATACATCATCAAACTTAAACGCAACATTTAATAATTTACCTTTTGTTTTAGGGACGTTTGCAAATATCACAAATCCAACATCTACTCAAATACAAAATGGACAAATTTTAGGAGGATCACCCAATATATCTGGTATAACAATATTAAATGTAATTTCAGCGTCAACAACCACAACCTCAACTTCAGGAGTGACTAATACTCAAGCTTTACCACCACCACCAACAAAAAGTGGCAACGCAACGGAAGTCACAACATTACTAATTTCAAACGTTACATACACAGTCACTATCTATGTTTTTGGACCACAAAAATATGCAGTACTAAGAGATCAAAATCAAGTCGTACTTCAAATAGGACAAAACGCTTCAAATGCTAGCGTCACAAACCAACAACTAAGAGAAGAAATTGTCTACAGTTATTTTAACTCTTTAGTTACTAACCCAAACAATCCACAATTCATTCAAAGTGTACAAAGTGTTCAAGGGGCAACACCGGCAATTACTTCTTCAGTTGTTACTAGTTTATGTGAAGTATCTTCTGCAAGTTCACAAACATTTAACTATACAGTTTTGAACCCACCAATCCAAATTTTGGATGTGTTGAGTAATGTGTTAAATAATGGAACAATCATAAATGGATTAAATTTAAATGGGAATGTAGTTTTAACATCACAAATTTCAGGGACAACTGGAGGTGTTGGTTTATATAATACAACAACAATACAATCGGCAACAACCTCACCATTTGTAGTTCAAAATCAATATGTACAAGGTATTGCATCATCATCAATACAACCATTATTAGACAATAAAAAACTAATAATGTTTAATACCACTAACTCTACCATATTTGGAGCGCCAGGTTTTGACCCAAATAATTCAACAAGAAGTATGAGGATATCTCCTTACTCTGTCATCGTTAGAAGTACAGATGAAACAGGTTATTACGTTCTACCTTCGTTCGGGTCAAATATAAATCAAGCGAGAGAAGAATCTTTCAAAAACGGATCAATGAAGATAGAATTATATAACAATCCTTCTATGTTCAATGGAACCGTAAGATTATTTTGGAATGCACCACAATACGGATGGTTCAACAATGACCAAGTCAAAAAAAATAATCCCTTAACTTATTTAAAAGAAATTTTAAACGAACAAAAAGAACAGCAAAACTTTTTGATATCAGGAGAAATTACCGATTACACAAGTTTTGAAGAATTATTTACTACGTTTAATACTCAAACTTTAGATCTATTTGAATCTGAGTTTTTAAATTTTAGTAGATCATTATATGATTATGTCGACACATTACCTGAGACTACAAAAGCTGAGGTTTCCGTTGGTACAAGTAATCAAGTTAAAAATCCTGATGGTAGTGTGGTTCAACTCCAAAACCCTGATGGAAGTGTTGGTTCACTATCCCAAAAAACATTTAAGAATTTTCATTTCTTGATGAGAGAACTAATGAAAATACAGACACCAACAGGAACTTCACCTGAAACAAAACTTAGTGAAATAATCACAAGTCAAAACACTCAGTTCCAACAAGTTTTGTCATCTTTTGTGAACTATGATGTAGCGTTTAAGTTTGGAAACCCGACTCAATTTGATAGAAGATTGTATTTAACTTTCTCAACAAGGTTTTTAGAGAACCCAATTATTTATGGGCCATATGAACAAGGAACACTACCACCACAAGTTACTGTTGCTCAATCACAACAACAGAGTCCTGAAACTTGGAAAAAGTTATTATACTATGTTGGTGAATCATCAATACCTAAATTACAATATAAAAATAACGGGTCATATATTACTGACTTCTTTATTGATTTAAATGTACAATTTAATGAAAAAAATGTTGAAGACTTTGCACCACTCATTAAAGTTTATGCTAGTGAAAAATTAAAAAAGAATAACTTGAATTTAGCGTCATTTTATTCTTTGATGGACAACTACATAATTGCATCTGATAATTACATAGGTAATGTTATTAATGTAATGTTACCTCAAGTAAGAAAAGAATTACCAACAGTCTTAATTAATCAAGAGTTGACTGAAAATAGGGCTAATTTGGAGGCAGGTTTTACTGAACAAACAAGAACTGAATTATGGGAAACATTCAAAGCATTAAATGATAGTTGGATTGCAGGATTTGATTTTCAAAACAAAACATTATTTGAAGATGTTCTTTTGGTTGATAGGGCAAGTAGAAATGTAGGTGACAAGATTATCGTAGATATTTTTGAAATTCAAGAATTAATCAAAGACGGAAGTTATAAAAATACATTGTTAGACATGGTTACAACAATATTGGTTCAAAATAACTTCCAATATTTTATGTTACCTGCATTTGTCAATTTTTATAATATCCAAGACGTTGAAAAAAACCCAACACCTAGACCTGACGGAACTTTAGAATTTGGTAATTCTTTATTTGGAACATTCTTAAATGTTGATTACAGAAATAGTTCACCAAAATTCTTATGTTATTACGTTAACAAACCAAGTGAACACTTGGATATGAACGATAATATTGATTACAGATACCGAGATGACGCCTTTGATCTTAGACGTGCTAGTGATAACCCACTTCAAGAAAATCAGGCTTACAAATTAGATTGGGATAAATCAAACAAAGTGGTTGGTTTTAACGTGGATGTAACAAAACCAAATCAACAAATCTTTAAAAGTTTTAGTGTTAACCAAAATCCTGGAAAACCAACATCAGAATCTTTAGAAATGTTAAATCAAATGGCAAACTTGGGTGGAAACAGACGATCAACAACTCAATCCGTTTCTTTATATAATCTTTATAAGAATAGAAGCTATGAATGTAGTGTTGAAATGATGGGATGTGCATTAATCCAACCATTGATGTACTTTAATATTAGAAACGTCCCTATGTTCTCGGGGCCATATATGATTACAAAGGTGACTCATGACATCACTGAAGATAATTTCAGTACTTCATTTACAGGAACAAGACAACCGTTTTATGCACTACCTAAGATTGATAATTTTATTCAAACATTGAATATTAAAATTTTGAATACAATACAATCTAGAATCCAACAGAATGAAAAGAAAGAAAGAGAAAGTTCGGCAAATGTATTGGCCCAAAAAGAAAATGTTTTATCTAATATCAAAGCGGAAGAACAACTAACTAAAAATCAAGATTGTGTTGCTAATATCAACCCAAGATATCTAAACTATACAGGACTTGATACACCGGCACAAACATCTCAAACTACAAAAGAATTGTTTAATGCGATAAGAGATGAATTATTAAGTAGAGGTTATACAGCGACTGGAGACACAACGCCGTTGGTTGCAGGGTTAGCATTTACAATGGTATATGTTGATTCAGGTAAAGGATCAGGAATAAATGCATACGAGAACAACTACAGTACTATAAATCTGACCGAAGTTTATGGACCTAATTTTGTAAATTACATTAAGAAAAGTTATTATTGTATTACAAGAGGAACTAACAGTAACTTACCTGTTGCATCATTTAATACATTTAAAGACTTCATAAAATTTGTAGTAGATAAAACATCGACATTATATACATTATTAAATCAAGATAAAAATAATTTTGATTTCTCAACACTAGAAGGATTATCAGCGGCAACTGCAAAACAATATGTATTAAGTTATCCTGTTGAACAACCTGCAAATGTGTATACTACTTTAACAGAACAAGAAAAATTAACACTACAACAAGAATTTGTTGCGGCTTATAATGTTTACGAAACAGTACAAACTTTCAAAATAAGCTGATATTTATAAATAAAATACTTATGAGTACTAAAATGTTATTGGATAATTACTTGGGGAAAAATACAAGAGTATCCGAAAAAGATATGGGTGACGGAACAAAACAAGTTTGTGACTTAGACACAGGAGATTGTTATACTGTCAGAATCAAAGACGGACTCATCGAAAGAGTCGACAACACTATGAGAACATTTAAAAAAATTCAAGTAGAAACTAATCAAGGTTATAAAACATTATTAAACGGTTAAGATGAATATAGACGATAAAATTTTAAAAGAGATCGCAAGATACAATTCGATCAACAAATATATCATGGAACAAGATATTCCGGCACCACCTGCAGATGCGGGAGCAATACCTCCACCTCCGGCAGACGCTGCCGCACCGGTTGATCCTGCTGCAGATCCTGCGGCGGCAGGTGTAGATCCTGCGGCACCAACACCTCCAGCGGCTCCTGGAGCTGAAGGAGAAGCAGCACCTGTTGATGTTGCGGCGGATCCTGATGTTGAAGAAGTCCCTGCTGAAGGAGAAGAAGGTGAAGGAGAAACTGAAGAGTTAGACATCACCGATCTTGTTGATTCGCAAAAAACAATTGCTGATAAACAAGAAGAATATTTCACAAATCTTTTTGACCAAATCAAAACTATGGAAGAAAAATTAGCAGAGATGGATACTATTGTATCTAAGTTAGATTCTTTAGAGGCTAAAGTTGAAAAATACAGACCAAAAACGGCACAAGAAAAATTGCAACTTAGATCATTAGATTCAGGACCATTTAAACAAAACTTGGCGGATTTCTTTGATGAGAAAAAAGATGAGATGGAACAAACAGGTAAAAATGAATATGTTCTAACCCAAGATGAAGTTGAAAGTTATAGCCCATCTGACATAGAAAAATCTTTCAACGAACCAATGGAGGATGAAGATGATATTTTATTAAACAAATTTAATTCATAAGTTTTAAGGTCGATAAATTCGACCTTAAACTTTTTTTTTGGCGACACAATTTGACTATAACTTTTTATACACTTATAATTTTAACATAAACCTTTAATTTTTATTTACACATGGCGACAAATTCATTAGACGCAGTACTTGCACAGTACGAAAAATCAACACAGAACACATCATCGAATGGTTCTAAAATGTCTTCAGAAGACCGAATGAAGAAATATTTCGCGGCTCTTTTGAAAGATAATGAAAAACAAGGACAGAGACGAGTACGTATTCTTCCTACAACAGACGGTTCTTCACCGTTTAAAGAAGTATGGTTCCACGAAATCCTTGTGGACGGTAAATATCAAAAATTTTACGATCCAGGAAAAAATGACAACGAACGTTCACCTTTGAATGAAGTTTACGAAGAACTTATGTCAACAGGTAAGGAAGCCGACAAACAATTGGCAACACAATACAAAGCTCGTAAGTTTTATATCGTAAAAGTTATTGATCGTGATAACGAACAAGACGGAGTTAAATTTTGGAGATTTAAACACAACTACAAACAAGAGGGAATTCTTGATAAAATTATTCCAATTTGGAAAGCAAAAGGTGATATCACAGATCCTGATAAAGGACGTGACTTAATCCTTGAATTAACAAAGGCAAAAACTCCTAAAGGTGCTTTCTATACGGTAATCCAAACAGTTATGTATGATGACCCATCTGCAATTTCAGAAGATGAAACTCAAATGTCAGAGTGGGTTAGTGATGAATTGACTTGGGAAGATGTATATTCTAAAAAACCTGTTGAATACCTTGAGGCAATTTCAAGAGGAGAAACACCACGTTGGGACTCTGAAAAAGGTGGATATGTTTATTCTAATGATGAAACTTCAGAAGTTTCTATGGGAGGAAAATCAGCACCAAAATCAATCAATGAAGTTTCTGATCCTCAAGCAAACGACGAGGTTGATGAAGAATTACCATTCTAATTTTAATTATTAAAAATGTAACGGGAGCAGTTTATTGTTCCCGTTTTTTTGTCTATATTTTATATAGTAACACAAAAATTATGGCACTTAAAAAAAACGACTTTAGTTCATTGAAGAAAAAGTTTTCTTCGGACGCGAAATATAAACCACAAAGATTTTTTGATCTTGGTCCTGAATTTTTGGATGCAGTAGGATTACCTGGACCTGCTATTGGTCACCTTAACATGTTATTAGGTCACTCCGATACAGGTAAAACAACAGCACTTATTAAAACTGCTGTTGATGCTCAAAAGAAAGGTATTCTTCCTGTATTCATTATTACAGAACAAAAATGGTCTTTTGATCACTCAAAAATAATGGGGTTTGAATGTGATGAAGTGGTTGATGAAGAAACAGGTGAATTAACTTGGGACGGATTCTTCTTGTTTAATAATAACTTCAGTTATATTGAACAAATTACTGATTACATTAACGATCTATTGGACGCACAAGAAAAAGGTGAATTAGACTATTCACTTTGTATTATGTGGGATTCAGTTGGATCAGTTCCTTGTAAAATGACTTACGAGGGTAAAGGAGGTAAACAACACAATGCAAGTGTTTTAGCCGACAAAATTGGTATGGGTATAAACCAACGTATTTCAGGATCTCGTAAGGCAGATTCTAAATACGAAAATACCTTAATCATTGTTAACCAACCTTGGGTAGAATTACCTGACAATCCATTTGGTCAACCTAAGATCAAGGCAAAAGGTGGTGAAGCAATTTGGTTAAACTCTTCTTTGGTATTCTTATTTGGTAATCAAAAAGGTGCGGGTACAACAAAGATCACTGCAACAAAAGATAAGAGAACTGTAAAGTTTGCTTCAAGAACAAAAGTGTCGGTTATGAAAAACCACATCAATGGTCTTGGTTTTGAAGACGGTCGAATCATTGTAACACCACACGGATTCTTGCCAGGTAAAGATACCACCGAAGAAAAATCATCAATAGAAAAGTATAAGAAAGAATACGCCGATTATTGGAAAGACATTATCGGAGTTGACGGAGACTTTGATTTAAAAACAGAAAAAGAAGAAAACGAATAATATGAACAATTGGAATATAATTAGAACAATACCTGAATGGGATTATTCAAGTGTTGATGCAAGATGTCTTACTCATGACGGAGATATAATAGATTTGGGATGTTTAGATTGGGACTGGTCAAATTTTTTTATTGGAAAAAAAAGAGTAATTGGTGCTGATCCCTACGAAAATGAAAAAGATGGAACAGAACTATTCAAAGGAATCGTATGGAATTTTGAAGGAAAAATGAAAATACAAAATAATGGTGTTGGGACAACTATTTTTACAGAAGGTGAAGATGAATTTGATGTTATCACATGGAAAACGTTTTGCGATAGATTCAAAATCAGTAAAATATCTGTTTTAAAACTTAATATTGAAGGTGCAGAGTACGACCTTTTAAGAAGTTTTACGGATGAAGATTTTGATAATATAGATCAAATAGTTGTTAGTTTTCATCATAGAATTAACCCTGAATGGCAAAAAGATACCAATGAGTGTATAGAACTTTTAAACAAAAAAAACTTTAGCATTCAAAAGATTAACCATAATTGGGATTGGTTTTTAGCAGTAAAAAATATTTAGAAATCACTTAAAAAACAAAAAGTGACCAAAACATTATTAGTAGACGGAAATAATTTATTAAAAATTGGTTTCCATGGTGTTAGAGAATTCTACCACAATGGAAAACATGTTGGAGGTGTTTGGCACTTCTTAAATACTCTTCGTAAATTTTTGGAAGAACACAACTATGGTAAAGTTGTCGTATTTTGGGATTCTAAAACTTCATCTTCACAAAGAAGATTGATATACCCAAAATATAAATTAAATCGAAGACCTTCCGAATCAGAGCAAAAAGAAGAATCTTTTTTAGAACAAAAACAAAGAGTTAGACAATACCTCGAGGAGATGTTTGTAAGACAACTGGAGACAGAACACGCAGAAGCTGATGACTTAATTGCATATTACTGTCAAGTGTCATTAGATGAGACAAAAACTATATTCTCGAGTGATAGAGATTTAACTCAATTAATTTCTGAAAAAGTTTCAATTTACTCACCATCAACAAAACAATATTATAAGTTCGGAGATAAAATAAAATTACATGATATTGAAATTCCACACTTTAATGTTAAGACAGTAAAGATTCTCACTGGAGACAGTTCAGATAACATTGATGGTATCTTTTATCTTGGTGAGAAAACTTTGATCAAATTGTTTCCTGAGTTACTTGAAGAATTAGTACAAATACCATATATTTTGGATAAGAGTTCTAATTTACTTAAAGAAGAAAAGGGGAACGTAGCTCTTCAGAACCTGTTAAGTGGTAAAACAAAAGAAGGTATTTTTGGGGATGAATTTTATGTCATCAATCAAAAACTTGTAGACTTAGATGAACCCCTTTTAAGTGATGAAGAAAAAGAATTAGTTAGATTATATTACTCAGAGTCGATGGATCCCGACGGAAGAGGACATAGAAATCTAATTAGAATGATGATGGAAGATGGTTTTTTTAAATACTTACCTAAGGGTGACGACGCTTGGGTAAGTTTTTTGAAACCATTTTTGAAGTTAACAAGAAAAGAAAAAACAAATTTTAGAAACAAAAAAAATTAAAAAAAACAAATGAAAGAACAGGATATTACCAAAGTTGAATTTTTGTTAATGTGTAACGATAACATTGTGGTTCAGAGATTCTTTAATGTTAGAAACTTTAATAAAAATGCTCATAAATCTGAGGATTTTTATTATCACATTGAGAGTATTTGCAATGAGCTAAAATACGATCTTAAGATGAGATCAGTAACCTACATGTTGGATAACCAATATGAAATTTCAGAAAATCCAGATGTACTAAACACATCAATTACCGATGGTCCGGAAAATTTTAATCTAATTATTAAGCTTGGAGATATGACAATTTGTCAGCGTGAGTTTGACGCGAAAGTATACCCCCCAAAGGTAAGATATACCGTAGACCTACGCCCAAAGTTAAAAAGCATCCTTTCCTCACTTACTGACATTTTTTCAGGTAAAAATTTTAATTATTTTTATCCTGAATTTATCAAAAACTAATACTATTTATTTTTACTAAAGGAGAGAAAACTATATGGCGACAGGTAAAAATTTTGAGTATTTAGGTAATACGTTTCAGTTACAATTACTTAATCAAATCATTGTGGATAAAGACTTTTCACATTCAATTATCGATGTGATCGAGAATAATTATTTTGAGAACAAGTACTTCAAAATCATCATTCAAATGATTAGAGAGTATTACACGAAATATGACCACACACCGTCGTTTGATACGTTAGAACAAATCACAAAATCTGAATTACAACAAGAAATTGCATCCAAGATTGTTATGGATACAATCAAGAAAATTAAAGATGCACCTATCGATGGCGTAGCTTTTGTACAAGAAAAAGCGTTGAAGTTCTGTAAACAACAAGAACTACAAAAGGTAATGGGTAAGGCTCAAAAGATCATTGATGGTGGTGAGTTTGAGAGTTACGACACACTTGAAGAAATGGTTAAAACGGCTCTTCAGGTTGGTGCAAAAGACACTACTATGTTAGATGTGTTTTCCAACCTTGATCAAGTTCTTGAGGATGATTACAGACACCCAATCCCAATGGGAATACCTGGAATCGATAGATTATTAAAAGGAGGTTTGGCAAAAGGGGAAATTGGTGTTATCTTAGCACCTACAGGTGTCGGTAAGTCAACTATATTAACCAAAATGGCTAATCACGCTTTTAACTTAGGATTTAATGTACTTCAGATCTTTTTTGAGGACAACCCAAAGGTTATCCAAAGAAAGCATTTCACATTATGGACGAAAGTTCATCCTGACGATTTGTCAGAGAAAAAAGATGAGGTTATGAAGAGAGTTAGGGAAATTGAGGAATCAATGCCAAATAAATTGATAATGAAAAAGTTACCATCTGATACTATGACGATGTTACAAATTAAAAATCAAATTAGAAAAATGGTATCTGATGGGATCAAAGTAGATATGATTGTTTTAGATTATATCGATTGTATTGTTCCTGACAAAAATTTAGGTGATGAATGGAAGAGTGAAGGGTCAGTGATGAGAGCATTTGAAGCAATGTGTCACGAAATGAATATTGTGGGTTGGACAGCAACTCAAGGTAACAGATCTTCAATATCTTCCGAAGTTGTTACAACAGATCAAATGGGTGGATCAATTAAAAAGGCTCAAGTTGGTCACGTTATTATATCAGTTGCAAAGACATTACAACAAAAAGAAATGAAACTAGCAACAATTGCAATCACAAAATCACGTATTGGTGATGATGGTGTTGTATTTGAAAACTGTAAGTTTGATAACGCAATGATTGATATAGATACTGAAAGCTCAATGACGTTCTTAGGTCTTGAAGAACAAAAAGAAGAAAGACAAAGACAAAGAGTTAAGGAACTCTTAGAAAAGAGAAAACAAAGAGAAACACAATCAAATTAACAAAATAAGTAAATTTATAAAAATGGAAAAAATACTAGTAGAAAATCCTGGTCGGTTTGTCATCTTCCCTATCGAACACAATGATATATGGGAATTTTACAAACAACACCAAGCAGCGTTTTGGACGGCAGAAGAGGTGGATTTAACTAATGACATCAGAGATTGGGAAAATTTAACAGACAATGAAAAATACTTTATCAAAAACGTATTGTCATTTTTCGCGGCTTCTGACGGTATTGTAAACGAAAACTTGGCGGAAAATTTTTACCGAGAAGTGCAATATCCCGAAGCTAAATTCTTTTACGGATTCCAATTGGCGATGGAGAACATTCACTCATTAATGTATTCGTTGTTGATCGATACGTACATTAATAACCCAAAGGAGAAAGATGAATGTTTCAATGCAATTGATAGACTACCCGCGGTTCAGAAGAAAGCCAAATGGGCTTTGGAATGGATTGAAAAGGCATCTTTTGCAGAAAGATTAGTTGCGTTTGCTGCTGTCGAAGGTATCTTTTTCTCAGGTTCATTCTGTTCTATTTTTTGGATGAAATCAAGAGGGATTATGCAAGGTTTGTGTAACGCTAACTCATTAATCTTTAAAGATGAAAATTTACATTGTGATTTTGCAATTCACTTATTAAATAACCATTTAGAAAATAAACCTTCCGAAAAAAGAATTAAAGAGATTTTACTTTCGGCATTAGAAATTGAAAAGGAATTCATAACAGAATCACTTCCTGTTTCTTTAATTGGAATGAACTCAAACTTAATGAAACAATATCTTGAATTTGTAGTTGATGGATTACTCGTTAAGATGGGATGTAGTAAAGAATTCAACGTAGAACAACCGTTTAAGTTTATGGAGCAAATTGCTGTTGAAACTAAAGGTAACTTCTTTGAATCAAGAACTATGGAGTATCAGAAGGCAAAACTGAATGAAACCATAACATTTACAGACGACTTTTAATTTTTGGAATATGTCATTAAAAATAAATAAAAGAGGAGGAGACAGTGTATCATTTAATCCTCAAAAAATTTACAACAGAGTTAAGAGAGCATCAAAAGGCTTGAATGTTAACTCTGATGAAATTTTCATTAAAGTAATTACTTCTGTACCAACGGAAGGTGAGGTAACTACAAAAGAACTTGATAAATTAGTTTATGAGATTGCAGCTTCATACACAGGTAGTCACCATGATTACTCAAGATTGGCTGCGAGTGTTGCGATTTCTTCATACCACAAAGAAACTAATGAAAGTTTTTCACAAACAATGATGCAACTTTATGAAGATGGAATTATCAATGAAAAATTGATTGAAACTATTAAAGAATATGGTGAAGATACTATTGATGCGGCTATTAATCATGAAAATGATTATAACTTCGATTACTTTGCTTGGAGATCATTACAAGAAATGTATTTGTTGAAAAGACCAAATGGTAAAGTAGTTGAAAGACCACAACATATGTATATGAGAGTTGCTCTTTGGGTTACTACCAATATGTCTGACGCATTTGAGTACTACAAATCATTATCAAATCAGTTGATTTCAAAGGCAACACCAATAATGATTAATGCTGGAACAAAAGTTCCACAATTAGCATCATGTGTACTTCACTATAACAACTCCGACTCAAGAAAAGGTTTATTAGATACATTAACAGATATTTCAACTTTCTCCTCTGATGCTGCTGGTATTGGATTATCTATGTCTAACATTAGAAGTAAAGAAAGTAGAATCTCAAGTTCAGGTGGATATGCTGGAGGTCTTTTAAAATATTTAAAAATTGTTAATGAATCACTTAGATTCTTTAACCAACAAGGTCGTAGACCTGGTAGTGCCGCTATCTATCTTGAACCTTGGCACAAAGACATCTTTGATCTTTTAGACATCAAGAAGAACACAGGTGCGGAAGAATTGAGAGCTCGTGATTTGTTTACCGCACTTTGGATTCCTGATAACTTCATGAGAGCGGTTAGAAATAACACTAGTTGGTATTTGTTCTGTCCTAATGATATCACTAAGGCTGGTTTAAAACCTTTACAAGAATGTTTTGGTGATGAATATGAAGAGGTGTATGAAAAGGCAGTATCAATGGGGTTAGGTAAAAAAGTAAAAGCTCAGGACATTTGGAGTAAAGTTGTTGAATCTCAAATCGAAACAGGAGTTCCTTATTTATGTTCTAAAGATAATGCTAATAGAAAAACTAACCACCAAAATATTGGGGTCATTAAACAATCTAATTTGTGTAATGAAATATATCAATATACTGATGAAGAAACTACAGCGATTTGTACACTTTCATCGATGGTTTTAAAGAATTTTATTCAAGGGGGTAAATTTGATTTTGAACTTTTATTTAATGAGGTTAGAAAAGTTGTTAGATCACTTAATAAGGTAGTTGATATCAACAACTACTCAACTGAAAAAGGTAGAAAAGGTGGTTTGGAACAAAGAGCAATTGCAATTGGTACACAAGGTTTGGCTGATGTATTTTATTTAATGGATTATATCTTCACATCTAATGAAGCTAAGAAATTGAACAAGGACATTTTTGAAACAATCTATTATGCGGCAATCTATGAAAGTAATCAGTTGTGCATGAACGGTAAGTATAAACCTTATTCATTCTTCAACGGATCACCAATGTCTCAAGGAGTATTCCAATTTGATATGTGGGGATTAGACGAAACTCAACTTTCAGGAATGTGGGATTGGAACAAACTCAAGAATAGTGTTTCACAATATGGGGTTTGTAATTCATTATTCACGGCTCAAATGCCCGTGGCATCTTCAGCTAAAATTACAGGTTCATATGAAATGACAGAACCAGCACACTCTGCAATCTTTAATAGACGAGTTGTTGGTGGTGAAATCATGATAGTTAACAAATATCTAATCAACGACTTTGAAAAGATAGGTATTTGGTGTGAAGATTTAAAAAATGAAATCATTATAAATGAAGGATCAATTCAAAATATTAACTTTAATAACTATTTGGATTCTGAAGATAAAAACTACAATAAGAAAGTTAAACGAATTGAACATTTAATTCCTAAGTATAAAACTATTTGGGAGATCTCACAAAGAGAACTTATTGATATGGCTGCAGATAGAGCTCCATTTATTGATCAATCACAGTCAATGAACATCTATATGGCAAACCCAACCCTATCTAAGATTACATCATCACATTTCCACTCTTGGGAAAAAGGATTAAAAACTTTATGTTATTATGTAAGAACTAAGGCAATATCAACAGGAGCTAAACATTTGGCGTTAGATATGTCTAAACGTGAAAAACCTAAAGTAACTCCTGAACCACCAAAAGTTGACTATTCTCACCTAAACTTACCACCAAGACCTGAGAATTCTGATTTTGAATGTTTTGGATGTTCATCCTAAAATTAAGAATCACTACTTCGGTAGTGATTTTTTTTTTACTTAAAAATTCTATAACTTATATTTATATGTGATATGGCAAATGGTATTACATACGGTATAGGGTTTCCCTTCGTTGATTCGTTTACAGGTAGATATTTGGATGTTACTGAAACTACCGAAGCTGAAATTAGAGGTAATCTAGTTCACTTACTTTTAACAAGAAAAGGAAGTAGATATTTTTTACCTGATTTTGGGACAAGATTATATGAATATATATTCGAACCACTTGATGGTCCTACGTTTTCAGATATTGAGGCGGAGATAAGGGACACCATTAGAACATTTATGCCAAACTTACAAGTTACAAATATTGTTGTTGAACCAGCATCTGCAGGACTTGAAGATAAAGGTTATACGGTTAACCAATATGGTGAACGAGAATTTAAAGTTACAAACATTGCCAATTTAGAACACACGGCAAGAATCAAAATTGATTATAAAATCACTGATTCGGCATTTGAATCACAAGATTTTGTTATATTAAATATTTAATGATATATGGCTGAAAAAAAGATATCCTATACGGTCCGAGATTTTCAAGGAGTAAGATCTGAGTTAATAAATTTCACAAGAACTTACTATCCTGATTTAGTTCAGAACTTTAATGATGCTGGGATTTTTTCAGTTATGTTGGATCTTAACGCCGCGGTAACTGATAACTTGAATTATCAAATTGATAGAAGTATCCAAGAAACTGTATTACAATTTGCACAACAAAAGAATTCGGTTTATAATATTGCAAGAACTTATGGTCTTAAAGTACCTGGTCAAAGACCATCGGTTGCTTTAGTTGATTTCTCAATAACAGTTCCTGCTTTTGGTGATAGAGAAGACATAAGATATTGTGGAATCTTAAGAAGAGGATCTTTAGTTAATGGTGCTGGACAACCTTTTGAAACTGTCTATGACATTGATTTTGCATCACCAATTAATGCTGAAGGATCACCAAACAGATTAAAAATACCAAATTTTGATTCAAGTGGTAAATTGATAAATTACACCATTGTTAAAAGAGAAGTTGTTGTAAATGGAGTTACAAAAGTGTTCAAAAGAACAATTACCGCAAATGATGTAAAACCATATTTAGAGTTATTTCTCCCTGAAAAAAATATATTAGGAATTACAAGTGTGTTGTTGAAACCAGGAACACAATATTCAACAGTACCAAATCCGCAAGATTTTTTAAGTTTGGGGCCTGAAAGATGGTTTGAGGTTGATGCATTAGTTCAAGATAGAGTTTTTGTTGAAGACCCAACTAAAGTTTCAGATCAACCAGGTATTAAAGTTGGAAGATACATCACAACCTCTAATAAATTTATTTCTGAATACACACCACAAGGTTTCTGTAAAATGACTTTTGGTGGTGGTAACATTTCGGCCGAAGAACAACTAAGAGAATTCGCTAGAGATGGTAAAGGATTTGATTTAAGTAGATATACTAACAATTACGCTATGGGTGCGGCTTTAACACCAAATACAACACTATTCGTTCAATACAGAATTGGGGGTGGATTAGCTAGTAATGTAGGTCTAAATACAATCAATCAAATTGGTACAGTTTCATTCGCAGTTAATGGACCTTCTGATTCTGTAAATAGAAGTGTTATTAATAGTCTTCAGTGTAATAACGTAACTGCCGCAATTGGTGGTGCTAATTTACCAACAACAGAAGATGTTAGAAATATGGTTTCATTTAACTTCGCAGCTCAGAACAGAGCAGTAACTGTTAATGATTATAATTCATTAATAAGAACAATGCCGTCACAATATGGCGCACCAGCAAAAGTTGCAATCACTGAAGAAAATAATAAAATTAGAATCAAAATGTTGTCATACGACACTAATGGTAGTTTATCTAATGTTGTTTCAAATACTTTAAAACAAAACATCGCAAATTATTTATCTAACTTCAGAATGATCAATGATTATATTTCCGTTGAAGCGGCAGAAACAATTGATTTGGCTGTTACTGTTGATGTTGTATTAGATAATAGTCAAAACCAAGGTGCAATTATTTCAAAAACAATTGAAATTGTTAGTAACTTCTTTAATCCATTAGTTATACAGTTAGGTCAAAATGTAAACATATCTGAACTTAGAAGACTAATACAAGCAGAAAACGGTATAGTTAGTATTTCTGACATTTCATTCTTTAATCAAGTTGGAGGTCAATACTCTTCGGCACAAACATCTATGCCTTATTCGGATCCTGTAACAAGACAAATACAACCAACGGCAGATACTTTGTTTGCAACTCCAACACAAATCTATCAAATTCGATTCCCAAACAAAGATATTAATGTAAGAGTATTGAACTTGAAATCCGTTAATTTCTCATAGGGATTTATTTTTTTTCAAAAGGGACTATTTTTCTATGAAAATAGGAAATAAACTATTTATGAAAAAACGATTTTTTTAATGCCAAAATCATACAGAATAAGAACCGAAGTTGGTGTTGACAAGTACATCAATGTAAATTTAGAACAAGATTGGGAGTCTTTAGAAGTACTCTCACTGAAAATACTTGCAAATGATGTTTATACAAGAATGTGTGCTGATTACGGAGTTGTGGTTGGTAGAGTTTTTGTGAATAATGGTTTTGGTTTACCAAATGCAAGGGTTTCTGTTTTTATTCCCCTTGATGATGCGGATGAACTAAATCCTGTAATTTCAGAATTATACCCATACAAAACTATCACAGATACTAATGAAGAAGGTTATAGATATAACTTACTTCCCAAGTTACCATCATACAGAGGTCACCAATCTACAGGATCATTCCCAAATGTGTCTGATGTATTAATGGATGACTCATACATTGAAGTCTACGATAAGTATTATAGATTTACTGTTAAAACTAATGAGAGTGGTGACTTTATGATTTTTGGTGTTCCTGTTGGAAACCAAACTATTGTTATGGATGTTGATCTTTCCGATATTGGATGTTTTTCATTATCACCACAAGATTTAATTCAACAAGGATTAGCAACAGAGTCTCAAGTGAATGGATCTACATTCAAATCCTCAACAAATCTAAGAGAGTTACCACAAATTAAAAATTTAGTTTTTGACGTTGACGTATCTCCTTTTTGGGGAGATCCTGATTTATGTCAAGTTGCGATAACACGAGTTGATTTTGATTTGACAAAATTAGCAAACATTAATATACAACCGACCTCAATTTTCATGGGGTCAATTATATCTACAACAGATGATGATGCATTAAAAGTAAGTTGTAAACCAAAAAACAATACAGGAAATCTTTGTGAAATAGTTTCAGGACCTGGCGAAATTTTGGCAATTAGACACACAATCAATTCTGACGATCAAGGATTACCAATACTTGAACAATATCAAATAGAAGAGGAAGGAAAAGTTATCGATCAAGATGGAACATACCTATTGAATGTTCCTATGAATTTGGATTACGTTTTTACAAATGAATTTGGTCAACAAGTATTATCTGACGACCCATCAAAAGGTATCCCAACAAAAGGTAGATATAGATTTAAATTTAAATGGCAAAACGAACAAGGATTACAAGGGAGTTTTTTACGAGCCAATTTTTTAGTCCCTAATGTTAAAGAATATGGATGGACAAATTATACTGTAGATCCATTAACAAATAACACACCCTCAACATACCCTTATAATTTAGGTGTTGGTGTTGTCACAGGATCTACAGTTGTTTTTGGGACGGCACAAGGATTGGCAGACCCAACAACAACCAATGTCCAATCTTATATAATATACATAAATGGACAACCATATACAGGAACTCTAAACGCTATTGAAATAACACCAGGAGATCAACTTCAAATTGTTGCAAATCCTGTTGACCCCTCTCAACCACAAGTTATAACATTTAAACAATACCCACAAGCTCTATTTGATCTTTACAGATCATATGCCTTTAGTACCGATTGGGATGATTATGTTAACAAACAAGAAGCAATCAATTGTGAAGATACCTTTTACGAATTCCAATACAATAAAGTCTATACAACGGCAATGTTCCTTGATAGATATAAAAACGGAATTGGAAGGGCAAAACATTTAGGTATAAAAGAAATTGACAACAGAACTTGTAAATCAACTGTTAACACTTTTCCAGTAAATGATATAATAAGGAACTTTGATCCTATTTTTTTTGTTTTTAATGTACTTGTTAATATTTTGACATTCCCAATTTTGGTATTGTTATTTGTCGCCCACTTGATTGCGTTATTGTGGCCTGTATTGAAATACTTGTTATTATTCCTTGGACCATATATTGTATATCAGGGTGTTTCTGCGGGAATAGATTTAGTTTATTATATTACTAGTCTTGGTGATTTTGCACCATTAGGAGGACCGGTAATTTCAATTGGTACTATTTTACAAATTATTGCTCAAGGGCTCAAAGTTATAATTCAAGTCGCAGCTGGTTTGGCGTTTACATATTTTTATACAAAATTCTTTCTTGATAATACCCAAAATGGTAAGATAGACAATTTCCCAAGAATTGGTCTACCTATGATTGCATATCCTGACTGTACAAGTTGTGATTGTGATTGTGGAACAGCAACTTTGGATGATGACTTTGATGCAAATACTTTAGCACAAGAACAACAGGAAATTCAAAATAGTTTACAAGACCCCTCAAGCGGACTTGGGTTTGATGTAGTATTGACTCAAACAAATAGTGTAATTGCGCCTGTTAATTCTCCTGGATCATACGATGTTTCCCATCCTAATTTTGAAAACGATGATAATGGAGACGACCCATTCCAATGTGGAAGTACGGGCGGATTCAAAAGTTTTGAGTCATTATTAGGACAAAACGATATTAGCACTGCGGTTGCTGTAAAGGCGGCCTTGGATTTCAAAAGAATAATTTCAGGTTATGATGTATTATCATCAACCGACCCAAATAAATTATATAGTAACGAACAATATTTGTTACATGCTCCTCAACCGTTTTTATGGTCTGCAAACAAACAAGGGGCTGGTATTGCAGATGAAAGGTATTTTGCTTACCCAACAACGGCAACTTTTCCACAACAATTAAATCAATTCAATACAAGAGATAAATATTTTTCAGGTGTTAACCAAATCAAAACAACTGTAAACCCAATTTCAGGTTCAACACCATTTTTTGATCAAGTTGTTGTTGTTTTGATGAATTCAGGAACCGCAGCGTCAATTACACCTGGTGGTATTTGTTCTTTCCAAGATCCAAACTATATGGATTCAGGTTCTCAGTTTAGAATGAGAAACCTTACGGGTGCAACACTGAATCAATTTGGTAACAATGCAATTACAGGTTTAACAACCACAGGTGTTACAACATATACTGTGAATTATGCAGACCCATCTAACTCAAATGGAACATCAAGTTTACCGGCAATAATTTATATTGATCAACCACAAGTTAGTCAAGTTGCGGGAACTATAACACAAGAACAAAGTTTTTTACAATATCCGACAGATATAGAATATTTCCAATTGTTAACTGGTTTAACTGTAACAGACTTTGTAAACACTTCTTTAGGAACATCAGGATATTACAAAAGTGCTTATTTAGAACACAATGTACAATTTAATTATCCAATATGTAATGGAAATAATGTGCCTATTTGTCCTTCTTTTGGTCCATACACAATCCAAGACGTTTTATACACTATGCCGAATTGGCAAAATTTTGAAGTTTGTATTTTTGTTCGAGGTGTTGACCCTCACACCGCACCTCAAACAATTTCTTACGACGTGTCTAAAATATTTGGTCATACTTCGTTCAATGGAAGTGTAGTGATCAGTGGTAGTTATTATTTGAATGTACCAATACAAAGTTCTACGGTATCTCAAAAACCTCAAACACACAATACAACAAATAACAATAATGTTAAATTGTATTTTCCATCTTATAATTTTACAATTACACCACCAAGTATCAACCCAAACAACTATAGCGGTTTTACATCAAATTTACCTTATTTTTATTTAAGTACTGATGACACACCATCATATACACCAACACCTGGATGGTTAAATGTATCAACACAAACACAAGGTTCTCCTTTTGTTTATGTTGACTCGAGTTCACAATATACTTTACCAAGAAACCAAGCAAATCCAACGACATATGTTGGGGGTGGTGCGTTTTTAGGATGGGTTGGTAACAATCCGTTTTCATCAAACATGTTGACTGATACCGCAATATCTGACGATAATCAAAAGAAACAATATTATAACACTAATGCGGGATATTTTCAACAACAATCTTCATGTGGAGGAAATGGTAATCTAAGTTCTTTATATTCTCCGGCATATTATAATCAATCTTTTTCACCTATAAATTTTGGAAATTCACTTCTTATAATCATGAGAAGTGATAGGTTACCAACCTCAACAAGAGTTGAAAATGGAGCAAGTCCTACAACAGGATATGCTTTACATCAGAACAACAATTTTGCGGTTTATACTGTTAGTGGTGAATTAGAACCACCAACAATAACTGCAGGTGCTGACTTACCATCAGGTGATAGTTTTGATGAAACTGGACCAACTTCAGCTTTGACCTCTACTTTAACATGTGAAGGTATGGTTCCTTTAGAGTGTTATAGCGGTTCAGGAAATAATGTTGGTGTAATACCTGCAGGACAATGTTCTATACCTGAAAACAGGATGATAAATGGATGTTACTGTCTTCTTAATAAAAAATATGTCAAAGAGTATGGTTCAGATGTGAGATTATTTTTAGAATGGAAAGTTAGATTTACCATGAACTTTGCTGCGTGTAGAGGAGTTTTTGCTCAAGTATTCCAAAACAATTGGATCAACGGAGTTCTTTATATGTTTAATTTTAACAAAAGACAAACATTCGGTGTTAATCCATTGATACCAAATTATGATTATTGTACTGATGTTATTGTATTTGACGACATTAATAATAGTTTTTTCTACAGATCATCTCCTTGGAATAAAACCATCCAACAATTTATTGGTAAGAATAAACCACAAATTAATCCATTAATACCACAAAGATTGGCAACATTCCCAGGTTTTGGGTATAATGATAGACAAATCCAATTTCCAACTACACTTACAGATTTAGGACCAAGAGACTTTTTTATAAATGAGATCTGTTGTGGGGCTGGTGAAAACGGGTTTGGATCCTATTATGCTGACCAATTAAAATCTACCTCATATCAAGATAACTCAGACATTATACAACTTGGGTTTTTATCAAGAATATTGAATGAAGGTGTAAGACAAAGAATATTACCAATAGGACAAGGTCAAAATAATACTGAGGGTAAAGGAATTGAACAATTCTTCAATAGCACAAGGGGAGGATACAGAATAGACGGAGATTGGGCACAAATGTTATCAATCAACTCGGAATGGAAGGTTTTACCATTTATAAGTGAAAACCTTACAGGACCAAATGCTAATGATTTTATTTTCTTTGGTGATAATTATTATCCTGCAACCCCTCCATCAGGGGCAAATGATATAAAACCTATTATGGGACTATTTTTCCAAACCCCTCTTGAAAATTTAAGATATAGAAAAATTGAATCACCAGGTATTGAAACGTATAACTTCAACCCATTAATTCAAAATTACTTTGGATATGGTAAATCACAAGTGGTTCCACATTACAAGTGGAGTTTAAAACAAAGTAACCCAAGTCAAAACATATTTGGAACTGAAGACAATAATTGGTATACAAATGTTGTTGGACAAGGTTTCTTTAAGAAAAAATACCAAGATCTAGATTTTACAACTTTGGGTGAAAAGTATATTACAAGTACTACTAATTTAGGTTACATTTCAAACTATACATTAGCTGGTGTACCTGAACCACTTATACCGCCATCAGTTGTCAATCAGGGACAACCTATTGGTAGCGCTAATCAAGCAGTAGTTGTCGGAGCACCTTACCATTTCTACTTTGGTTTGAACAATGGTAAAACTGCTTTGAATAGATTCTATAAACTTTATGTAGCAACAACAGAAGAATGATGACAGTAGATCCATCAACAAGAATAATAGAATCAACGCAGAGATATAAATCGGCACCAAAAGTTGATCAATTTATAAATGTACCGTTCGCTCAAACTTCAAAAGACTTAATCGAATATGATAGAAGTGTTGATTTGAGTTTGGCAACTGTTTTTGATGAAGAAAGACAAGCGTCCACAATATTCAGACCTGTTACCAAATTTACGGTTTTATTTGAAAACGCTTATACTGGGTCAACAAAATATGTTCCATATAGAGATAATCTATATTATACAAATGAACTAAATAACGCTATTCTATATTACCCATCAGGAAATTTTGGACCAAACCCATCAACAGTCCAAACAGTTCAGTGGACAGGATTTCCACAATATTATGAATTCGATTTTATACGAACAGATAATGATGTAATTGGTTATACTCAACCACCAAATAATCATTTAGATTTTAAAAACGTAAGTGCAACAACTTACAATTGGAGTCACTATTTAAGTTATGCTTTTATAAATGATTATAATAAAAATTTATTTGCCGTTGAACCTAATTCTCAAATTAATTGGTCTTGGGTTGCTTCAGATGGTTTACCATACTATATAATGGTGGGTAACGATTTGAATGGGTTGAATATTACATTTAAGTGTCCTGTAGAACATGGTTTACAAGTAGGAGAGTTTGTTTTATTATCAACAAACTATAACGGAACTGAAATGTTTCAGGTATCAAGTTTGGGGGACACTGGAGATGGATCGGACGCATTTATTTTCAACATTAAAAATATTGGTTATACAGGAACAACATTCCAAACAAATTCACAAGGGACTTTCAAAAGAGTTATAAATGCCGCAAATTCGGGAGATACTGTTAGTGAATATTATATAAGAAAACACAGAATATTAACAAATCAAGAATGTTCTGTCTTAGTAAATGCAGGGTTTGAAAGAAATATTTATGGAGATAAAAGAAAATGTGAAATAAAAGTTTTAACACCAAATAACAAAGCTAGAGTGTCAACAAAAGAAGGTAATAGATCGTATACCCTTTCATTTAATTGTGATGTTGATATACAACCATTGAGAGATAACCAAGGAAGACCCTTAAGTGAATTATTTTTTACGTCAATTTGGAGAGGTTATTTTGGATGGACTAAAGATCTAAAACAAGGGTGGTACTTTAACACCTTCTTAGAGAATAAAAAACCTCAATCATGGTGGGATGACAATAATGTTAACTCAAATGTTATTGTTAATCAAAATAGTTATGTTTCATTGTTAGGATCAGGACCTTTCTTTTATAATGATTTTTTACAGTCTGGTGACACTATAGATGGTGATTATTGTGAGTGGAATAATTACGAACAATTAGAAAGAGTTATTTCTTTGTATCAACATAAAATAAAATATAACCCATTATGGTTCACACTTTATAATGATTTCTTACCCACAAATCAGCCAGGTTATTTTTATCAACCACACAGTGCAATACAAATTGCGGCATTTTCAGATTACATTGAAGAGGGTGATTCATCAAATGTTGTTGGTATTCCTGATTATGCTTATTACTCAACTATGGCGGCATTATTTAGATGGAGAGATAAATATCCTTATGGTTTTATTGATACTGACGGTATTGGTGTTGATTATCCGTTCTTAAATAATGCTCATTATCCTTATAAAAATACAATTTTTAGAATTACTCCTGAATTATATAATATACCAAATGATTATGCAATTTCAGGTTCGGTTCCATTGAACATAACAACAATAGCAGAACCAACTACAGATGAATGCGAATAGAATAAAAATTTTAAAAACCGAACTTGAACAATTTGTTAATATACCAATTAACATGCAATGGGATTTTATGGGTAAAGATGATGCGATTGATGAATACGAAGTGAGTGTACTTGATCAAGTTATAGGACCTGCGGCGGATTTTGAAATTGCAAGGTTTCCACATAATATATTTCAGAATCAAGATACAGCAATTAATTATGAATTTTATTTTTATGATGATTCACAACCAATAACAGCAAACACTGTTGGTAACTGGAATATTTCATATTTAAATAACGGATTCACCGCGGAAGAAATTTACTACTATTCAAAACCGTTTACTAAATCGTTTTTTAAGTTGGATTTTTATGATACTGCAGATGAAAGAGATCAACAAATCTATCTATCTGTAATTTTACCTGTTCAACAAGGATTAACACAAACAGTTGTTATATCTCCTTTAGTCCCACCAGTTGAAATTAAAAAACCAAAAATGGTTTTAGATTATTTAGGTGATAAAGAAGGATTTTTTATTTATTGGTTAAGAAGTAGAGATTTTATAGATGTCGATACTTTTTATGTGACTGCAAAATTTTTTGATGCTAGGTTAGGTTTTTTTAAACAAATGACCAATACAAGACAAGATTTAATAACACCAACCAAATTTACTTTTAATAATGCAGACTATTTCTATTATAGATATAGTTTGAATTACGCAACTAAAACTTACGAGGTATTCTCCACTTCAACAAACTTAAGAGTTGGGGACGGATTATCACCGATAAAATGGTATGAATATGTTAATCCATAATGGAATTACAACAATATAATTTCATAATTTCTCCTGAAAACATCAAGAGTGATTTAGTATTTGTTCCTTATACAGGGGAGACAGATATAACGACAATCATAGACCCTTGTTGTTTAACAGCATTTACATTTAGTGCAGTAACAACAGGGACAACAGGTGTTTATTTACCAATGGAATATGTGTTATCAGGAAATACAGGTGGTACATCATTTTTAACGGGATTAACGGTTAATTTAATGTTTACAGAATCTACTGTGGACATTGGGTATTACACGCCAACGGACGGTTTAATTTTACAACTTGACGTTTTAAATAATTTTATTGTAACAGCAAATACAATAAATCCTTACACTTTCACATTTTATAATACTTCAGATTTAGAGTTAATAAAATTCTTACAATTAGTTACTTATACTTTAGATTGGGGTGATGGATCAGCACCACAAGCAGTCTTAGGTATTTCACCAATAACACATACATATCCTGTTAGTCAAACATCTTATACAATAACACTTACGGCAAACTCACCATGGGGTATTTCAAAAGTTCAAAAAGATATTATTGTACCTTACACAAATGCAACAATACCAAATCCAAACGGATCAATAACGTTTTATCCTGCGGGAGGTAGTTGGTCGGCAACACCTATAAGTTATGATTATATTTTTACAGGTGACTCAAACACAAACATAATTGATTATTATTCCTACAATTATACATCAGTTCCATTTCCAATAACAGGTTTAACCTTATCTTCTGTTAACGACTTAGCACAATTTGGACCTAAAACAAATTTATATGATGGTAAATTTAAATTAGGAGTTCAGGTTACAGGAACAACAGGGGCTATTGGAACATTTTGGGGACCTGATCCGAGTAATTCTTATACAGCATATACCATAAATGGTATGACTTATTTGGACTACGAAGATTATACCATTTATGTTACAGATTCTTATGGTTTAGTTCCTGGTGATATTGTTTTAACGGCATTAACAAAAAATGAGGCTTTATTAAATGTTATAGATCAACCTGAAATCATTACTAATGTTTTTGTTGAGAGAGGTAAATACACACCATTGGAAAATATACAAAGAATTGGGGAAGTTGATAATGTAGGAGACTTAGAAAAATACGGATACAAATATTTCAACATTGAAAAAGTATCAACATAACTATTTATAAAAAAAAAGAAAAAACAAATGGCTACAGGTAATTACGGAACTATTAGACCAGCGGATGTCAGTCCTGAAGACGTGGAAATCGTTATGGTTTATACACCATCAAGAGATGACACACAAAACTTCATTTTAACAACATTAAATGCTCAAGATGTCTTAAGACCATACTTCAATAATAATGCAACAGGAGGAAATACTGTTGAAGTTTTAGGTGGGTTGTATAGTTTAAAACTACCTGCCGATCAGTTCACAAGTTTGGGAATTTATACTTTAATGATTAGACCCGCACAAATTAGAACGACTATCACAGATTGTGGTGTTTTATCTGCTCTACCAAATGTTAAAGGAATAGTAATTGATTTGAATAATGTACCAACAGAATATAGAAATAAATTTGTTAATCAAGGACTTGTAGGATTTAGAGTGGAATATTTGAATCCCGATGGAACAAAAATTCCTAACTTCTTTAGAATAATAACATCTTCATTCTACTGTGAACCAGTCATTCAAAACTTAACTAACACAATTCAAAAATCTATTAGATATAGATATGTTGAAGGTGCAACAAATCTTTTATTTTGTACACTTTCACCATCTTCATCACCAACAAACAAACCAAGTGCAACTCCGTATATCGGACAACCTAACCAAAGTATTATAATAAGTAATACTTACTTCAATCCAATATCAACAGAGATTGAAATAGTAGATCAAGATATTTCAACTTTAGCGATAGCACTTTACGGTAACCAAACTAAATCTATTGAGGACGGTATTTACACTATTTACGACGCTGACAATAACATCTACCAACAATACAACTTGTATGAAATTAAAGATCAGTTTAATACTCTTCTTTATGAAGTTAGACAAAATCGTAATGAAAATATCGATTTCTCTAAAGCTTTTAATAATATTGTTGCTTAATGGCCACACAGAAGTTTACTTGTCCACCTCAAAGTAGTGCCGCCAATGAATTCTCAAATAATTTGGTTGGAGTTCAGTTAGTCACTGGAGGAGGGTTAACGCAAGCAAATTTTAACTTCACAACAAACATATCCGAAAAACAGAATAGAACGTTTAATATTGGTACGTTTTCAGATCCAATAAATCTTGAGAGTATAAATATTGATAATAATATTGAAGCCGCTGAGATTTTAGCTAACAACTATAGAGTTTACCCAAATTATGATTTATCTCAAGTAACAAACTTTACCCAATATGGTTCTTTAGTAAAAAGATTTTCAGTTTCAATAACTAAGATAATCAACTTTTATCCTGCAGGATTAGAGGTTTCACCAAATACAAATAAGTTTATAACTCAAGAAACGGCATTTAATATAACTTACGATGCGGTAGAGGACGACACAACTTTCGAAGTTTCAGTATCATCTATTAGAAATCCATTTGACATAGATTACACCGTTAATGCTGAAACTAATATGTTGTTTAATGAGATGGAAGTTTCACCTCTGAGGAATATGAAATTGGAGTATAAAAAATACGCCTTAGTTGTCAACGGCAATGAATATCCTGTAAATTATTTGTACCCTACGACAAGTAATTCATCTACATTAAAATTAATTGTTGATGGAAACCCATTCAACGGGAATTCAATATCTTACGATTATATTGTTATAAGACCAAATAACTATGAAGTTAATAAAGTATTTAATCTGAAGTTTGATCCTGTTGAGAATTTTTTATTAAATAGAAATATTAATCCTCCATATACCGCAACTTTTACAGTACCAAGAGAACAAGAAGATGGAACATTTAAGATAACAACAGAACTTGCCACATTCCCAAAATCAGGACTTTGGAACTTAGATATTGAATCACAAACATTTGATAACTACCTAACACAAATTAACGATTTTGCAATAAATCTTGATTCATATAACACGAATTTAGTTTCAAGATTTTTAACGACAGGTGCTCTGAAAGAGTTTGATACACCTGATCATAAATTTGAAAAACTTTTACAGATTTATGGTAGAAGTTTTGACGAAACTAAAGCATTCATTTCGGCGTTAGGTAATATTAATAGTGTTCACTATACTGTTAAAAATGATATACCGTCACAACTTTTGAAAAATTTGGCACAAACATTAGGTTGGGTAACAAACTTTTCACCTATATCGAATGAAGAATTGTTACAGGCAGTTTTTACAACACAACCAAATACTTTTCCTGGTTTACAAATAGGACCAACGCCTGAGGAAATTAATTATCAATTTTACAGAAACTTAATTATAAATTCTGCGTGGTTATTTAAATCAAAAGGAACAAGAAAATCTATTGAGTGTCTCTTGAGGATGGTTGGAGCTCCTGAGGCTTTAATTGATTTTAACGAACACATTTATGTTGCTGATCAAAGAATTAACATGAGTGAGTTTAATAAACAGTACTTACAATTATCGGGAGGAACTTTCCTACAAGAATATCCTGTATTAGAAACTAACAACACATACTCAATACAAGGTATTCAGTACACTGGTTTTACAACAACATTTGCAAATGCAACAGTTTTAACTACAAGAGAAGATTATCCTGTTGATGAATTTGGATGTCCTAAAATGCCAACACCAACGGAGGAATACTTTTTTCAAATTGGAGGAGGATGGTTCGAATCAACACCTCAACACAGGATGCCAGAATTTGTAATCCCAACAAATCAAGTATTCATAGGCGATAATCCTAATTTCCAAACTCAACTTTTACCTTTCAACTATGGAGAGGAATATCTACAACTGTACAGACATTTCCCATATATGAATTTGGGGTATAAGATTAGAAAAGTCCAAGATAATAAGAAAAGTTGGAGTGATACCTCACCAACACAACGAGTAAGTTCAGATGGTGGATTTAATGCTTATTATGAAGTCGGTGAAGAATGTTTAACATTGAATGTAAAAAATGTTGACATTATGATGAATCCCGCACAAGGTTTGGTTTATGATGTTTGGACAATGTCTAGACAATATAATTACCCAATACCTGAACAAGGTTTATTCTACACTCCTGACACACCTTGTAGTGTACCAAATCCTTACCCAAGATATGGTGGAATAGATTGGACAACAATTATCCCAAAACCAAAACAAAAAACTTTCTTTGAATTTGCTCAAACATTTTGGAGAAATATGGTTAACACTAGAAACCGACAATTTATTACCGATGGTAAAACTGGAGGTTACCCAACACTACAATCAATATATTGGAAATACTTAGAATCTCAGACACAAGCAGGAATACCAAATGATAATTTTACATACCAAACTATGATAGATTATATTAATGGTATGGGTGACTATTGGATTAGAATGGTTGAACAAATGGTCCCTGCAACTACAATATGGAACACAGGAGTTAGATTAGAAAATTCAATATTTCATAGACAAAAATTTGTATGGAGAAGACAAGAAGGCTGTAAAATCGTTCCTGTTCCTTGTAAACCTTGTTCTTTGGCAACACAATTATTTGTATACGATTGCCCTGTACAACAAGTGGTTTGTGGACTTTATCCTTGGAATAGTGACCCTACAATAACATCTATGGGTGCAGTCTTGAATGATACTTTAGATACTTTTTATAGCCAAAATTCATTAAACCCAACCGATTGTTTACAGAATTCAATTGTAACAACTTGGAATGTAGATTTGAGGGTAAATGGATTTGTATTGGTAATATCACCTTTCTACACAGGTATTGGACCATTCAATATCCCAACTAATTCAGAATGGGTTGACGCTTTGAGTAGTACATTAAATAATTTACTAACCTCAGGGTATAGTTATAATATTGATGAGGATAACGAACAAATAACAGTCTTTAACAATAATTGTCAACCTAATTTTGATGACTTTCAAATAAACATAGGACTTGAGTTCGAAATATATTGTAACGAATAATGAGTATTTTAATTTATAATTATAGTGTAACGGGGGATTGTAGTAATACAGGTAGCGGTGCGGTTTCGTTTGATATAACTGGAAGTACACCAACAGTATCTCCTTTTAGTATTTCAGATGCAACAGGTCAAGGATTATTACCACTTTCTGCAGCAACAAATACATACTCAGTAACTGGCCTTACAGGAGGCACATATTATGCTCAACTTACAGATTCTAGTACAGAAAAAGAAGTTTTAAACATTTATATTTCAACAGGCACTACAGCAACTATTGATTCGTCCAATACCACTTGTGGACAGAATAATGGAACCATAACAGGTTTCACGTCTGGCGTCTATGGACTTGTTTCTTTTAATTTATATGATATAAGTAATAATTTAATTTCAGGTGTAACAACATCTAATTCTTATTATGAATTCACATCTCTTTCGGCCGGTACATATTACATTGTTGCAAACGATGGTGGTGGATGTACAGGAATAACCGCATCTGTAATATTAAATCCTTCATCAGGTTTAACATATGGTGCATATGTTGTTGATGATGCTAGTTGTTTAGGTTCAGGTAGTGGTAAAATTTTCTTAACAGGGTTAACACCACCATTGTCGGCATACACAATAACTTGGAGTCCTAACGCTTTAGGGCAAACAGGATCAACAATAACAGGACTAACATCTGGATCTTATGTTGCTACTGTTACTAATTCAGTAGGATGTACGTTAAGTCAGTCATTTACTGTAAACACTATTCCGCCATTAACATCAGGTGGTTTTATTGTGGTATCACAACCTTCTTGTTTTGCCAATGATGGTGAAGTGGAGTTTATTGTTGTTGGTGGTACTGCACCATATTTTTTTAGTGGATCATCAGGTCAAGTTGAAATAACATTTGATACTTCCGTAACTTTTACGGGACTATCTTCAGGATTATACTCATTTTTTGTGACAGATTCAGGTTTATGTACAATTTATGATTCTGTAAGTTTAATAACACCAAACTCTTTTAGTACTGTTGCAGTAACAACAACTAACTCAACTTGTTCTGTAAATGATGGTAGTATTAATGTTTTAGTTGATGGAGGACTTAGTACTGCAACCAACTTACAAATTTCGGTATCTGGAACAACAGGTATAAGTCAAATAGGATTGTTTGGTAGTTCTAATGAAACATTTAATGGTCTCGGAAGTGGAACATATATAGTAACAGTTGTATCTGCAGGTTGTACCTATACCGCATCAACAGTAATAAATTCTGTTAGTTTATATAGTGCAACTACTGAAGTAACCGGAACTACATGTGGATTGAATAATGGGATTCTTGTTGTAAGTGCGTCAACAGGAGGAACTTTCCCATACACATATTCATTAACAGGACCAAGTTACAACCCAAACACTACTACAAGCCAGTTCAACACGTTTACTAATTTAGCTAACGGAAATTACGTGTTAACAATACAAGATACCTCATCACCACCTTGTATACAAACATATGCGGTTAATATACCATATAGTCAAAGTGTAAACTTTAATCTATATCCAAACCAACCTGTAAATGGTAATGACGGATCTATAACTGCGTTTATCACAAGTGGTGAACCACCTTTCACTTTAACTTGGAGTGGAGGAACTATAGGACTTCAAACAGGAAGTACTGTTACAGGTCTTACTTCAGGTCCTTACAGTCTAACTGTAACTGATGCTAGTGGTTGTACACTAACAAAATACGCAACATTAACAGGTACTAAAAAATACACTAATTATTTATACTATAATGTTTGTGATAATACATTTACAGATAGTGGGTTAGTAACTAAAAGAACTATACGAGCAATGTATTTAGAAGGGTTCAATGACTTAACTAGTGGTGATACAAACTGTATTATAAATTCTGCAACTTTTACGATTGGTGCTGAAGTTGGTGGACAATCAGCAGAAACTATATTTTATACATCTTCTGGTTCTACAGATTACCCAAATGATATACTATGGGCAGACGCAATATCGACAATACTTAACGACTTTGTTGGAATATCAGATGTTACTATAGACCTACCTTCAAATAGAATTATCATAAAAACAAACTGCGAAGAAATCACTAAAAACTGTGGTCCACAAACAATAAATCCATTACAAGATACTGAAATAAAAGTCAACTTATTGATTGACTATGACATATCTTGTGTAAGTTGTAGTTAAATGCCCTCACAAGTTACAATAGTATCGGCAATAGGTATTACACCACCATTTAGTGGAACCGCTTGTGATGTCTATGGAAATCAATGTTCATATATAGGAAGTGGAACAACTTTTCCAATAACATTTACATTACCATCACAATTCAATACGGCTCCATCATTACAATTAACATTACAAGATTCAATTGGATGTTTAGTGTCTGAAATAATTTATTGTTCAACCGAAGGATTACCAAAACAATTCCAAAATTTACAATATTACTTTTTTATGGATGGAACTCAGTTTAATTTTCAGTAACCAAAATATTTATTATACGATATGGCATTATTAACGGATCAAATACAAGCTACTGGAGTTTCTCTAACAGACTTAATTCACATAGTAATAACTGGTGATACTTCTCAAAATCCTGCGGGATCATCTTTTAAAGCATCAATTTCTCAACTTGTTAGTTTAATTAGTGGTTCTACAGGAACAAACGGTACATCAGGAACTAATGGAAGTAGTGGTACAAATGGAACTAACGGTACATCAGGAACTAATGGGTCTAGCGGTACTAATGGGTCTAGCGGTACTAATGGAACAAACGGTACTTCAGGAACAAATGGATCTAGCGGTACTAATGGAACAAACGGTACTTCAGGAACAAATGGATCTAGCGGTACTAATGGAACAAACGGTACTTCAGGAACAAATGGATCTAGCGGTACTAATGGAACAAACGGTACTTCAGGAACAAATGGATCTAGCGGTACAAATGGAACAAATGGATCTAGCGGTACAAATGGAACTAATGGTACAAGCGGTCTAAGTGGTATTGGGTTATTTTTACCATTATCAGGGGGCACGGTTACGGGTAATACAATATTTAATGCCGGTTTAAGTGCGATAACAATATCGGCAACAACCTATCAAAACTTACCAAGTGATGTGATAATTATTGACTCAACACAGATTCAATCAGGATTTACAGGTGGAGTCTTGTTCCAAAGTTCAGCAAGTACGGTAAGTCAAACTACTGGATTTACTTGGGATAATGTAAATAAAAGGTTGGGAATTGGGACTAACACCCCTCTCTATGACTTAGACGTTTATGGGTCTATCTATCAAAAAACCGGAGAATTATTAATTACATCCACAAGTGGTGTTAATAAAGAAGGTCCATTTATAGCATCAGACGGCGGAACTAACAGAACCATTCAATTAGGAATTTCAGACAATTCAACTGTACCTGTCGGCATTGATATGTTTGTAACTAACAATACATTCCCGCCAAGTTACATGAACTTTAGAGTAAACGATGCTGATCTAGTTAGGATGTCTGGTAGTTCTGTTATAATTAGCGGTCTTACATATACAAGTGGTATAACCTCTACATCTAAAATAACATTTCCACAGCTGACAATTAATAGTTCATACACCATGACTGATAATGATTTTATGATTGATGTTACAGGAGGAACATTCAACGTACAATTACTATCTGCCGTAGGAAGACAAGGAAGAATAGTTGTTATTAAAAATAATGGTGGAGGTGCAGTTACGGTAGTCCCTTATGGTAGTGAAACTATAGATCTAGCACCATTTGTTATTTTAGGTGAAACAAACTCATTACAATTAGTAAGTAATGGTAGTTTTTGGGTTGCAATGTCTTATAATATCTCAACAGTAAACTCATCAACAGGTGTTTTTGAATTTAGTGGTTTGACAAAGGCAAGTAATACCACATTTAATGTTGCCCCTGTTAAAGGTTGGATAGTTGATGATACAACTAATCCGTTGAGTCCCCAACTTTTATTTGTTTATTTTACTGGAGGAACGTATACTGATAGTTTTGTAACAACGGCTTTTGAGACATTTGTTTATTTAACAAGTGGTGCAACAATTGGACAACAATCAACACCACTAACTGAACAACAAAGAAGACAAAATATATTTTTAGGTAAAATAGGACACCCTGAAAAAGTTTCAATTAACTTAGTGTTTTCACAACCTGATTTTGTTTTATCACCATTATCTCAACTTCGTGATATGTTTGTACCTATTAATTTAATTAATGGGGGTGTATATCCATCAGCCAACGGAGCAAACTTAAAATTCAACACAAGTGCCGGGTTTATATATGGATTAGGTATTAATTTTGCATCGAATACATTGAACCCAAATGCATTATCGATATCAGGAACAAGCCCTTGTACATTCCAATATAGAACACAAACAGGAGGAACGGTTACAAATGTTACAGATATTGACCCACTTAACTATGATGTTGGGGGTGTTATAACTCCAATCACAGGTACTAAAGCCACAAACCAAAGAATTTACCTATTGCAAAATGGACAATTTAGAATTCAATATGGTCAAACCGAATATAACACTTTAGTACAGGCGATAGAAGCATTACAAACAGAAACATTCACAATATTCCCCAATTTTGTAAATAATGCCGTTCTTATTGGTATATTAACGGTGTTAAGTACCGCAACGGATTTGACCGATACAACTAAAGCAAGATTCTTTTTTGCGTCTAAGTTTGGTGAAACTGTAGGTGCTACGGGGGGTGTGTCAACAACAAACCTACAACAAGCTTATAATAACTCAGTACAACCTGAAATAACAACCAACTCAACTTTAGGTGCGTTCTCAATCAAAAATGGTACGGGTAATCCTGATGCCACCACAAATTTATTTGAAGGAATTAATTCTGCAAATACTTTAACATCGGTAATCACTGCAAGAGGTACTATCACAGGGTCTAGTATTACTACAAATGGTGCTGTGACGGGAGCTACCGTAATTGGTGATGTTATATCGGGTAACACAGTGTCGGCCTCAACACTTAACCTTGCAGGATCACAAATAAATACTGCTTGGACATCTTATGTACCTGTTTTGACCGCAAGTGTAACTAATCCTGTAATTGGTAATGGAACCGTAGAAGGTTGGTATAAAATAGTTGGTAAAACATGTTTTGTGAGAGGAAATATTGTAATGGGATCAACAACAACATTTGGTGCAGGAGAATGGTATGTGTCAGTACCATTTACCGCGGCTCATGCTGATGCAATATTATTAAATGCTGACATATTAGATAATGGGACCGCTTGGTATAATGCATTTATAGCGGGTGCAAGAGCAGGATTTAATACCAAAGCGGCAATACAATATCAAAATACAGGAGGAACTACAGATAGTGTTTCACCAAGTACCCCATTTACTTGGACAACTGGTGATAGATTTTTATGGAATGGAAGTTATGAAATCGCATAGACTTTAAAATTCAAAATTAATTCACTTTACCTTATTTTAATTTAATTTTCCTATATGGAAAATATGTTATTTGTTTCAGCACAACCCGATGTCCCCTACTTTATATGGCAAATAAAATTGTATGTTCATAATTTTATTGAAAAAGGAATCAACCCAAATCAAATACATGTTGTTTTAGGGTTAGTCAATAATGTAAACACACCATCTAAAGAATCAGAACAACTTAAAGAGTTAGGGGTTAATGTGCATTACTTTGTTGATCAAAGATCTAAAAAACATTATATACCAAGTATTAAACCATACCTCATCTCAAAGTGGATACAGTCAAATCCTGATTATGGAAAATTATTTTTCCTTCATGATGCTGACATTATTTTTAAAGAATTACCGAGTTTTGATCGGTTGTTAAAAGATGAGGTTAGTTATTTATCTGATACAATAGGATACATTGGATATAACTATATTATGGATTGTTGTGAAAGATATGAACAACAACACCCCAATTCAGATAAAGGACAACTTATAAGTGAAATGGCAGATGTAATTGGTGTTGACGTTGAGACAATCAAAATTAATCAAGAAAATTCTGGTGGAGGACAATACCTAATCAAAAATACAAATTGTGAGTTATGGGATAAAATCTATAGAGACTCAACTACTATGTATGACAAGATGTTGGATTATCAAAAAAGATTCCCGATAAATCCAGGTCAAATACAATTTTGGACTGCTGAGATGTGGTCATTATTATGGAATTTATGGTTGTATAATATTGAAACTAAAGTTACAGAAGATCTTGATTTTTCTTGGGCAACGGATACCATAGAAACTTATGAAAAAAAACCAATACTTCATATGGCTGGTGTGACTGATAACCTAAGAGCTACAAAATTCTACAAAGGTGATTACATTAATATAAACCCAATTTCTAAGTTGAGAGAAAACCCTAATCATTTTGATTACATAGATAAAGATAGTTCGACAATAAAATATATCGATAATATGAAATCTTATATTCAAAAATACAACATATGATTATTTATTGTTAATAGATGGTAGAAAATTGTTATATATTATATTCTTGCGACGGAAGTTACGAACCGATCATTTCAAACTTTAGTGGGTTGAGCGCTTATTCGGCATCATACATCTCTGTAAATTCGATAGATTCAGTAACAATAGAGGAGACTTGTTTTTATGTGTTAAGTTTAGGTGTGATAGACTGTACCATAACAAACGAAATAACAATTTCAACAGGGATAACATGCAATTGTCAATGTTATTGTTATTTTATAAGATCTGTGGTTCAAACAACTGATGTTACATATGTTAATTGTAATGATGAAATTATTGTCGATACTATCCAAGAAGGATTAACTTATAATATTTGTAGTAAAGTTTATCCACAGTTTGATAATCAAGTACAAATCCCAATTAAATTAACTGACATTTGTGTTGATAACCAATGTCCACCAACAATCCCAACTGTAAAACCAACAAACGAATGTGATGTTATTACTATATTCCCTATGGGAGTTACTTGTATAACACAACAACCTTCATCAGAAAGAAATTTTGACGGGGCGGTTGAATTAGTTGTAACAGGAGGAACGCCACCTTATACTATATTTTGGGAAGTTGGAAGTTTTGCGCCAGCACTTACTAATCTTGGTGTTGGAGAATACTCAGCATCTGTTACGGATTATTATGGTGATTTCTCAGCATTTACAACTTGTGTTTTAACTGCTGAAACTATAAATTATTCAGGTATGTGTTTTGTATTAACAGGTGTAGTAGAGGATCAGTTAGTATACATTAATTCAGAAGTAAAAGGGTTTAAAAATACCAAACCATACTTTGAAATACAATATGGTGTAAATCTTTTGGGTTACGTTTTTTGGGACCCAAGTTCGTCGAATAAATGGTTTTTTTGTCAAACATTAGATTGTCAATTATCACCATATAATACACTTATATTACCTGATGGATTATATCCTACAGGAACAACAGGTGATTGGCAAGTTGTTTCAGACACACCGTATTTAATTGTTGAATCAACAATTGGTAATTGTTCGCCACCAACAATACCTAAAGAACAGTTTCCTCTTTGTGCAACAATAGTTTTAAGATCGACAAAACCTGGTTCTGCAACAATCACATCACAGGTCCAACTTGACCCAAGTGTCGAAATAAATGGAGAACCTAGTTGGTCATCATCAACAGATCAATATGTTGTATATTGGAATAGCGGATCAACACCTGCTCAGTGGGTTATGACAGGGTTTACTAACCCATCAACATTGGTTTCAAATAATGATCCTTCATATCCGCCTGTAAGTAATTGGCAGGTTTATGGTTCACCTGAAGTTTATAGTGTTGATATTACACAAGGTGAATGTTCAGAATCATACATTGTATTAGCGTCTGCAATTGTAAATGATGCTCTATGTGGAGACAATGGTAATATTACCGTAAGTGCTTCGGGAGGAGATGCACCATATCAATATTCAATAGACGGAGGAATATCATATCAACCATCACCAATATTTAGTAATGTTTTACCAGGAACTTACAGTGTATTTGTAAAAGACGTAAACACAACAATAGGTTCGTTTGGACCAGTGGTAGTTAATAACATACCAACCACCATTTATAATGTAACAATGAATGTAAATTACAATAATAATACTTTTACGTTAACCGCACCATCGTTACCTGTTGGAGCTACCTTAACAGTGGACGTGGTTATGTCATCAGTATTCAATTATTACCCACAAAGTTTAAGTCCAATACCTACATATAATAATTTTACAACTATTAATGGTGTAGGTCTTATGACAAACATTAATACGACAGCTAATACATATCCTTTAGGTGGACCTTGTAGTGTTCCTGGACCATTGAATAATACTCAAATTAGTAATACGTATTTAAACACAATAACATTAACAAGCGGTCAAGTTGTTACAGGTAGTACTACAAATAGTATTATTAATGCTCCTGTTACATCTTGCTCAAATGCTTTAGGGTATTATACACTATCCATAGCTAATGCAATGATAAACAACTGTCAATGTTGTGATGCGAATCTAATTAATACGGTTCCACCAGCACCACAATCAGTTTTATAAATTGAATATAAGAATATTTACAATAAATGGCTTACATAATTAAAAATACATCTGGTTTAGTTAACACTCGTGTAACGGATACAGGTAGACAAAAAATGTCTGAAGGTAATTTTAATATCTTGTACTTTGCAGTAGGGGATAGTGAAGTTTCATACAATGAATTACCATCAACATACAATCAGGCTAATACTGTTGTATTAGAGCCACAGTTCAATGCGCAGAATAGTTCAGGTGTTCCTGAGTCAAATAGACAGTACATCAAATATCCATATTTAGTTGATGAGGGACAAACAAACATATATGGTATTCCTTTTATGGATTCAGGTATTGAATCTGTTTATAATAGAGCAGCCATGAGAGGATTTTTCACAGGAAATACAACAGCGTCTACTATAGATTGGAAAGCATTAGTTAACAACACATATGTTATCACACCAAATTATGTAGTTAATATGTCTACGTTGAACGGAACAAATCAAATAAGTGTACAAAGAATGGACTGTAACGTTCAAAATAATAATACACCTAATGTTGGAGATTTTATAACAATATATTACGATGGAAGGGCAGAAACTGATTGTTCTTGTACTAATTTCCCTACACCAACACCTACACCTTCATTGTATAGTACACCAACACCTACACCAACACCAACAGGTACAAATTCAATACCATGTGCTTCACCAACACCAACACCTTCACCAACGCATACACCATGTTTAACACCAACACCAAGTGCTCAATGTCCCGTACCACCACCACCTGATTGTTTGAAAGATGTGGTAAGTTGTTTTTCAATTTTAACTTATAGAATTGTTGAAGTTTGTGGTGATGTTTTAACGTTAGATAGAGAGACACCTGATTTTACAAATTTATCTATTGATTGTTGGGCGAGAACATTAATTTATCCACCACAGATGGTTCCTTTGTATGATAGTTTTACACCTGAACCACATTGGAGTAAAAGTGTGATTGACTTCGAATCGGTTTGTGATACTGATCAGTTTGATGTTAAAATATGGAATATGAACATTCCTTGGACTGAGAGTCCTGCTGGTTTAGCGTCGGCTCAATTTCAAGACTATACAAAATTTGGTTCTATTAATTATATAGGACAAAAAGAATATTTTGGATACACTTCATCTGATGGTCAAACATCTACGGACGATGTGTATTACTACAATTCTTTTGGTGAAAAAATTGTAGTTACACCTGAAGAACAAAAAACTATAGCAATTATACACTATACTAACCAAACCATTGATTTCTTCTATGGTGAAAAATTTGCATTAGAACCATACGACACTCAAAACCCTGAGAACACCCAAGGTCAAGCAAGAAATTTCAAGTTACATATGCCAACAATAATGTGGCATAAAAATCCTGAATGTTGTTTTGGACAAACGTTTTGGGTTGATCCTCCTGGATTTGACAATCAAAATTTATTTCAAGTTCAATATACTAAATCTAAGATTTCACAACAAATGAATCAACCTGGACTTAGGTATTATAATCTTTGGGATACATTTGCACAACCTAATGGTCAACCAAGTAGAGTAGGTAAAGTTTACCCCGATTCAAAACTAATTGTTATTGACGACGAAGAATTGGTGGCCGCTCTATCATATAAATCAAATAGAAACTGGACATTACCGGCACCACAAGTGTCTTTAATAACACCAAACACGTGTGGAACTTCAAATACTACAGGTGTTTTGACAGGAGGAGGAGAAACACTTTGGGTGACTTATAGATTATCAAATTCAAACACATTTACAAATTCATTACATAGTAATTACTACACAAGTGTCGTTGGAACTGAAAATGTCTGTTCACCTGAAACACCAAAGAATGTTGCAATTAGATTTGGTGGAGATTTCCCATGTTTAGTACAACCTGGATTCTCACCAACAACTACAACCACAACATTTAATCCTGTAACCACATCAACAACTACAATTAATCCACCATATACAACAACTACAACAACTCAGTGTCCTGTATGTACTGTTCCTGCTGGATTCTACGCACAACAGTTCCAAGTATTGGCTCAAAAAACATTATCGGGAGTAAGACCTGATCCGGCACAATGGAGGTTAATTGATTTTACAAGTCAAATTGAACAATACTTCATTAATGGTTATGTAACGCAAGAATCTTTAACTGCAACTACTTTTGTTGTGACTGCAGAAAATTATGGAAGTGCACCTATATACAATCTAAACAATTACATAAGTTTAGTTCCTAATGGTGCTACAGGACAACAATTAAATTTTGGTGATGAATACTATTTCTACGGTAATTTAGAAACCGACATTCAAGCAACATTGTATGAGATGAAATATAAAATTAACTTAAGTGATAATGAATTCTTACTCTCTCAAAACCCAACTTGGACCCAAGGAACACCATCTTATGTTACAGAAATCGCTCTTTTAGATGAAAATAAAGATGTTTTAGTTATGTCTAAAATGCAATCACCTATCTTAAGACAAGGAATTCAACAGTACGTTATCAAATTAGATTTCTAATAAAACTACAATTTTTATCTTCATAGTTTATAATATAAATAAAATAATAGTTTTATGGCAAAAAATTTAAAAAACTCCCCCAAAGTTTTGGGTCTTGATATTTCCACAAAAACCATAGGGTGGGCATTGTTTGATATTAAAACACAAGAATTACTTGAATTAACTCACATCTCACCAAGACCAAAAATGGAAAAAGATGAGGATGATAAATTAAAAGAATTATTGTTGAAATCAGAAATATTTGCCGAAAAACTTAAACAATATAAAGATTTAGGAATTGTTAGAATTATCATAGAAGAACCACTTTTGAATTCTAATAACATTTATACAATACAAACACTATTAAGATTTAATAGTTTTGTGTTTAAAGAAATCTATAATATAATGGGAATTGTTCCTGAATTTATTTCAACTTACAACTCAAGAAAATTTGCATTCCCAGATTTAGTTCAAGAAAACGATAAGAAAAAATTTGTATTATTTGGTGGATTACCAAAAGACGTGGATAAGAAAATGATCATTTGGGAAAAAGTTGCAAAAAGAGAACCCCAAATTACATGGCATTATACAAAAAACAATACATTAAAGAAAGAAAATTTTGATCAAACAGACGCCTATACTTGTGTTTTAGGATTTATGAGATCAAAAGAAATTTGGAAATAATATCTTTTATATAACCGATAATTTGAAATATCGTCTTTTTAGACGATATTTTTTTTTATTAACAAATTGCGCCTGTATCTGTAGCGGTAAAGTTAGGTGAAGTTGACGTTGGAATTGTAATTGAACAAACGTAAACGGATGTATAACCGTTTAATCCACCTGTAGATACTGTTCCATCACACTCGTAGTAGTCATATTTAACAAAACTTGGACTATTATTCTCAACGTACCATCTTGTAAGGATACAAGGAGGTAAAGTTGTAGTTGTGGTTGTAGTACTTGTTGATGTTGTGGTCGTAGTTGGTTGTATATTAGAAAAACAAGCTAAACAAGAACCATCAACTCTTGAACCTATTTCAGTTAATAATACAACTGTGTCAACCCCACTTATGTTTTCAAACAAACCTTCAAATGTAACACAAGTTTGTTGACCGTTAATTTCTGCAAAATATACGTAATTTTCTAAAGGAGTATTTCCTGAAATTAAAACTAAATCTGAAGTATAATAATCTACACCATTGAAACAATCACTAAATCTTTTACTATTAGCACATTGAATTACTTCAGTAAACGTATTGAATATAACTTCGCCTGAAAAATTACAAGGATAGTTAATAGTTGTTGTGGTAGTCGTTGTTGGTGCTATTGTGGTTGTAGTTGTGGTATATGTGACCGCAATAGCCGTAATTGACTTTCCACTACAAGGATTAGGAAGTACTGTTGTCGTAGTAGTCGTTGTGGGGGCTGCTGTAGTTGTTGTAGTTGTTGTAGGAACTAAACAATCAAAAATGGCGCTAAAATCAAATGTAGCACATGGATCCACAGTTGTGGTTGTTGTTACACAAATTCCGGTATACGCTACCGTGTCGTCAAAATCAGGACAATCTGATGTGCTTCCAAAAGGACCAAACTGATCACATGGGTCACCTAAGTTTTGTGCTAAACACCATCTTGTTTCACCTGTTGAATAAAACATGAAATATCCGGTGGTTTGACCTGTAAAATAAGATTCACCATCGTAAATTCCTGCTAACTGATAAGTGTCATCATAATTAGTGTCGTTTTCAACACAAAAAAACTGAGGACAAGTACAACCTGAACTACCAATAATTGTACCTGAACCATCTATATCATATACATCTATACCATCTGAATAGTATGATAGTAATGCTGGACTACTACATATTGAGTCTAAATAAACAATGTCACCTACAGTTAAACCACTACCATAAAGAGTAAAACTCAAAGTAGATCCACAGGAACTGTTAGGGTCTGAGGCGGATGAAAATAAACCTAAATTATTACAAGACATATTATATCAACAAATTTTCTTCAACCAAACAATTATTACTATCAACTGATTTTACACCTACCGAACCCATACCTTCTAAAATATACGGAAGATCAAAAACATATGGGATTTGACCCGATGTTATTGTATCTATGTAAATACAAGTTGTGTAACCTGTATCACATGTGTAAATGTCAAAAGGTGAAGAACCGCTTAAACCAGTAATTGTAATTTGTGTTGGCATATCAACAATAAATATAAAAGAACATGAAAGTTTGTGTAGTTGATGTATTGAAAGTTTATGATTATATTATAGGAGATGGAAGAAAATGAAGCGTTAGTTGAGTTATTGGAGGAAGTTCTTGGTGATCACGGACTTCATTACCCCAATCGGGGACAAATTTCCTTCAACTGCCCCGTATGTGATGACGGTAGAAATAAACATAATATGGAGGTCAATTACATAGATAATGTCTATAAGTGTTGGTCCTGCGGTGATAGTGAGGGTACGCACGGAGCATTAGGTAGAATTTTTGATAAATACGGAAATAAAAAACAAAAAAAACTTTATAATGTTCTAAAACCTGAAACCGTTGTAAAGAGAGAAAAAAAGAAAAAAACGATGAAACTCCCTGAGGGTTTTACGTTGTTCAAAGACTCAAGTCCGGTATATCCTGTGAGAAGACAAGCCATGAATTATCTTAAAAATCGTGGGATCACAGACGAGATGATAGAAAAGTTTGGTATTGGATTTTGTGATAAAGGGGATCATGCTGGTCGAATTGTAATCCCATCATACAATACAAAAGGTGAGTTGAATTATTATATTGCGAGAAGTTGGAACCCAATGTCTCGTGCTAAATATAAAAATCCTGAAGCCGAAAAAGACAAAATTATATTTTGGGAAAATCTAATTGATTGGAACAAAGACATTTATTTGGTGGAAGGTGCGTTCGATGGGTTATTCGTAGATAACCCAATTCCAATGTTAGGTAAACACATGTCAGAACTTTTGTTTGAGACGATATACAAAAAGGCAAAGGCTGATATAATTATTTGTTTAGATGCTGATGCTTGGGAAAACGCAGTTAAACTATACCACGAATTACATGGTGGTGAATTATGGGGTAGAATTAAAATAATAAAACTACCTGACGATAAAGATATTGCCGACCTACGAGGTGAAATAAAAGAAGAATACTATCATATTATAAGATAATGGATTTAAAAAAAATTGCACAAGAAATTAGGGACATCATTTCTGAAAGACAAAAAGAGTTCCAACTTACCTTTGAAGAGGAAAGTCACAAATATACAATGTTGGATAAAGATGGAAATTTAAAATCAGATTTTCCATCGGTATCTAAAGTTATGAAAATATTTTATGACGACTTTCCAACGGAACAAGCGGCGTATAACAAAGCCGGTGGTGATCCTGATGAGGCCGAAAGATTAATGGAAGAGTGGGCGGAAGCCGGTAGAAAATCAACAAACTTGGGATCTCGTTGTCACTTCTTTTTGGAAGAACATACACTAAAAGAATTTGGAGTTGAGAAAATTGTACGACAACCAATATTTGATTGTGATGCAGAACAGATCATTAAGAGTGATACTATGATTATGGCTGGTAAGCATTACATAGAACTTCTTAAAGAAAGAGGATGTATATTAATTGATACAGAAATGGTTTTAGGTCATCCTGACTTAGGTTATACAGGACAACCCGATAAGGTGTGGTTAGTCATTGGAACAAACGGGAATCTTGGTATTTTAATAACGGATTGGAAATCTAACAAACCAAAGAATTTTGCGGTTACCCGTTATACTAAAAAAATGAAACAACCATTTGAAGACTTACCTGATAATGCTTTAGGTCACTACAATACCCAGTTACCTTTTTATGGTAAGTTACTTTTGAAAATGTTAGAAGGAACTAAATATGAAAACATACAACTATTAGGTTGTATTATCGTTTTGATTACTGAAGAAAGAGAGTACCATGAGTACCGAGTATCCAAAAAAACGATGAATACTATTTTAGAAATGGACATGAAACAATATTTGACTAAAATTAATAAATAAACTATTATTGAGTATGACACTAACAATAACACCTACTTGGGTAACAACAACTAGTTGGGACCAATTATTACCTATTAAAGTAAAAATAAACTATATTATAAAATAAAAATGGACGATATTATTAAACCAAAGATTGATCTTAGACAACAACAGACAATCAAATGTGAAAAATGCGAGTCAAAGTTCTTCAAAGAAGTAACAATGCTTAAGAAAGTACCTAAATTATTAACAGGAAGTCACGAAGACACAATTGTACCATTCCCAACTTATATGTGTAATGAGTGTGGTCACGTAAACGAAGACTTTGAATTATTCATAGACTAATGGAAATAGGTAAAATGACTATCAGTGAAGCAGAACCATACTTAGAAAGTATTGCAATGCTTTATGGATTAAACTTGGGTAAAGTTAAACACTTCAAATTTGCAAGAATGATTTTGGCAACCCTTTATTGTAGAGAAAACGCATGACATACAAAGAATTTTACTATTGGTTAGATGGTTATTTGACCAATAAGCTTGAAAGTGAAAAACTAAATATCGCACCTATAATTGAAAAGATGGGTCAAGTAAAAGAGGAAAGAACTAAAAGCGATTTATTACCTTTCCAACACATACCAGTACCGATTAATCCATTCCCCGTCCAAGATGATCCCTACAGACCACCATACGAAGTATATTGCGGAGACAAAACACAATTGAATGATTAAGAAACTTATACACTTTTCAGACTTACATATCCGTCTTTTTAAAGACCACGATTTGTATAAATCAATTTTGGAAACTGCCATTGAACAATGGAAAGAGTTGAAGCCAGAACGCATCGTGTTCACGGGTGATTTAGTTCATTCTAAAAACCAAATGACACCTGAACTTATTGAGATGGTTAGATGGTTATTAACAGAATGTTCTTCTGTTGCTAAAACAATTATTATTCCAGGTAACCACGACTTCTTGGTTAATAACACAGAAAGATTGGATGCTCTTTCACCTATCATTAATTCACTGAATAGTGAAAACATCGTCTATTACAAAGACAGAGGAGTTTATGAAGACGAAAACATCAGTTGGTGTGTGTATTCACAATATCAAGGTAATATTCCGCCTGAAATTACTGAAGCGAAAGGTAAAAGAATTGGATTATTTCACGGACCAATTCAGGGAATGAAAACAGATCTTGGGTTTGACTTTGGTGAGGAGGCATATGACGTTGAAAAGTTCGATGGGTTAGAAACCGTGTTATGTGGAGACATTCACAAAAGACAAGAATTCAAATTCAAAACCGGTAAAGGTTATATGATTGGGAGTCCAATCCAACAAAATATTGGTGAGAGTATTGGACGACACGGTTATGGGATCTACAATGTTGAAAGTCAAGAATATTCTTATGTAGATCTACCAAACCCAAAACCATTTCTAAAGTTCTCCATAAAATCATTTGAAGATATTGAAAATGGAACCGAAAAACTCCAAAATATTTAGTAAGGAAATGATGCAGGCGGTGTCTGCATTTTGTGAATCCAAAGAAATTAAGGATGTGGATAATTTCATTTACCTTTGTTTTAAACAAGGATTTGATATCAGAAAATATGGTCTTTTGGAAAAAACACTTAATGAAGGTGAAAAAGACTTAAAAACGGGTGAAGTTCAGGAAAAACGAGTGGAAATAGAGGTAATAAAAGAAATACGGGTGGAAGTTCCTGTCGAAGTTATTAAAGAAGTTGAGGTTATTAAAGAGGTTGAAAAGATTGTTGAAATACCTATTGAGGTAATCAAGGAAGTTGAGAAAATAATCCACACCTCTGATGATACTCAAGTAAATGAACTGTTGTCAAAAATAGAACAGTTAAACGGAGAAATTTCGATTAAAACTACCGAAATTGGCAGAATTAGAGAAGAATTTTCCATTAAAACGGAAGAAATGGAAAATATTTTCCAAAATAAAATGTCTGAAAAGGATGAAGATTTAGACGAACTTAGACAAAAGTTAGACATTCTCGTAACAAATGATAAGACAAAAATGTTACAAGAAACACTCCAAAACTTAAGAAGTGAGTTACAACAAAAAAACGAACAAATAAGAGAATTGGAAAAAATAAACCGAGAACTTCTTAACGGTAATCAAAATCAAGCTTACCTTTTGAGGGGATCAAATTTAAATAGACGAGTATGATAATTTTAATGTGGATGATTGCGGCCTATGGGATGACCAATATTTTGGTTTACGGATCAATCTTCAACGGATTAAGAAATTGGATCCATAATAACGCACAACCTAATGTTGGATTGACTATTTTTAGACCAGTATTTGAATTCATTTCAAACTTAATAAAATGTGTACTTTGCACATCAACATGGGTAGGATTCTTTTTATCGTTAACATTGTTTGCACCTTGGCATGAAATAATTGGACTTAATAAATATATTTCTATATTTTTTGATGGAATGTTATCGGCAGGTGCCGTATGGGCGATTAATAGTGTAATCGAATGGTTTGAAGAAAATAGACCAAATAATAATAATTAACTAAAAGTAAAAATGGGAAAAGCGGCAAAAGAACACAGAAAGAAAGTTGCAAAACGAAATGCAAAAATTAAACAAGAAAAGGCTGGCATGCAAAAAGCTTTTGATATGTTACTACAACAACAATTGGAAAAATTGAAAAATGATGAAATGACTGCAATGGTGGGAGATCAAGAAGTTAAAATGGAATTAGTTGAAGATAAAATAGTTGACCATGCATTCAAGTTCACTCCTAATGAAGAGGAGTCTGCAAAAATCAACAAAGAATTTGAACCTGAATATGATAGTGCGGGATATACAATCGAAGATAGAGAGTTACCAACAGAAGAATAAAAATGGATCTTTTTAATCCGCCAAAATTATTTAACTACAATATTATGATAAAAGACTTGGACTTTTCTACGTTTGAAAACCCAATTATACAAGTTGTTTGGGAAGATTTACCAGAAAACTTCACACAGGATAAACTCAAAAGTGTAAAACATTACTTCTCAAAAAAGTATAACACAACGAATGTAAATGTGTTAACAAAGGCAAAAAACGTTGAAACCGAAACGATGCAAAGTATTGATGTTTCGGTAAATATTAACGATGCTCAGTACCAACTTGAACTAATCACAAACTATCTAAAGTCAAAAGGGCACGAAGATAAAAGTGAGGATATATTAGCTATTAATAGAATGGTTGAGAATAGAATGTCTGGGGACGAAGAAAACCAAGCTCAATTTAAAAAGTGGTATATTCGAAACATTGAGTTCTCAAACTTTTTATCATATGGAGAAAATCAAAGATTAGACTTTGATAAGTTAAATGGGATTGTGGTGGTTGAGTCTGATCCACCAAACTTTGGGGGGAAAACGGTTCTTACCGTTGACCTCCTAATGTTTTTATTCTTTAATGAAACGACAAAAACAACCAAAGCCGAGGAGATCTTCAACCGATTTTCAAATAAAGACAAAGTTCACGTTAAAGGTGAAATTACAATTGATGGTGAAGATTATGTTATTATAAGAAACATTGAAAGAAAGTTATCTAAGAAAGGTGATTGGAACGTTAAAACAGAATTGGACTTCTTCAAAAAATTATCGGACGGTACCTTATTAAATTTTACTGGTGAACAAAGAAGAGAAACAGAAGCCTTCATTAAGAATTCAATTGGAACCAAAGAGGACTTCTTAATGACAATTCTAACAACAGGATCAAATCTTGAAGAGTTGTTAGAGTCAAAACCAACGGCAAGAGGCCAGGTTTTGTCACGTTTTATGGGACTTGAGTTTTTGAAAAGAAAAGAAGAAGTTGCAAAAGAAATCTACTCCGAGTTTTCAAAACAAAAAATTTCCAACATTTATTCATCAGAGCAATTAAAGACTGATATTGAAACGTATCAAAACTCAATTTCTGAATTACAAAATCAAATTAAGGAAAGTAAATTAAAATTGGTTGAGACTGATGAAGCGATAACAAAAGGTAAAACATATCGTGATGATATGTTAAAGAAAAAACACACAAACATTGATCAAGAATTGAGTTTGTTAAACCCTGAAAAAACCAAAGATGAAATTAAAGAAATTGAACGTGAGAAATCGGGATATCTTGCAAAAATATCCGAAATCAAAGTTGTTGAACCTTCTAAATTCTATGAAGAAGAAATCCATGACAAGGTTAAAGAAGAGATCAACATTCTTTACAAAGAGATCGTTAAAGTTGATACAGAAATTGCGTCAATTAACAAATTAAAATCTTCAGTTGAAGGTGGAATCAAATGTGAACACTGTGGAATTGAGTTGATGAATGCTGCTATTACAAATGCCAAAATTGCCGAATTAGATGGATTTATCGTGCAAAAAACCACAAAAACAACACTTATGACGGATTTATCCGACAAAGAAAAAAGTTTTGTACAACTCAAAAAAGAGTTTGACGAATATGAAAAAAACAAGTTGGTTAAAGAAAAGTATGAGATTTCTGTTGAAAGTTGTGACCTTAAGATTGGGTCGTTAAGTGATAAGATCAAAAGATGGGAGGAAATTCAAGATAAAATCCAAGAAAATCAAAAAATCGAAGCTCAGTTAATAAAGGCCGACGTGAGATTAGATGAGTTGGAAAATCAAAGAAGAACGATTAATAATTCAATCACAACAAACGAGGGATCAATTAAATCTATTGAGGAAAAGATTGATATTAACCAAAAGAAAATTGTTACAATTAAAGAGGAAGAAGAAAAAGAAAAGATATATAAGATCTACTTGGAACTTTATGGTAAGAACGGTATATCAAAAATAATTATGAAAACAATGATGCCATTAATCAATTCTGAATTACAAAGATTGATGGAAGACTCATGTTATTTCAAATTGGAAATTCGTATTAATGAAAAGAATGAGGTTGAATTTATTATGACTGATAATGCAACTGGTGTTGAGAAATTAATGACTTCAGGTTCAGGTTTTGAAAAAACAATTTCTTCATTAGCTTTGAGATCAGTTCTTACTAAGATTGCAAGTTTACCCAAACCAAATCTTGTTGTTCTTGATGAGGTGTTTGGAAAAATTGCTAATGACAACTTAGAGATGGTTTATGAATTCTTCACAAAAATTAAAGATTATTTTGAAAAGATCTTTGTAATAAGTCACAACTCAATAGTATCAACTTGGGGTGATCATGTTGTAAAAATTAAGAAAGAAAACAATTTGTCAAAAGTTTTATAGAATTTTTAAAACTAATTAGAATTTTATCAGTATATTTGTAGAACAATTAAAACACACAAATGAACTACTTACTTTTTGTATATTATAATTCTGAAGTAGAAAATTCAGAAGAAAAAACACAAGAAATCGGAACACAACTTGCAGAACATATGACTAGTGGTCAGGTTAAATTTATGTATGGAGATCGACATGCAATCTTCCATTTTGGATGTAAAAGTGATTTTAAAGATGTTGCTGATGTAGTATTCTTTATTTCCGAAGAAATACCGGGATTTGAATATCTTTTAACAAAAAAAGGTAGAGACCACAGTTCAAACTTTGATGAAGACAACCTTGAGCACTTAATGTCGTTAAAGAACACCACACCGAAGAAACATAAACCAGCGGCACCAAAATTAAGAACAAAAAATCTTGGTGATGGTGAAACGTTTTTGGATATTGCAGATCTTATTTTAAATCTAAAAAGAAAAGAAGTTTGTAATATGACTTTGGACGAACTATTAGATAAAATTAGTACTCAAGGTATGAATTCATTATCTGAAGTTGAAAAACAAAAGTTAGACGAATACTCAAAATCACTTTAACAAACATATATGAAAGACAAAAACACAGGGGCACCTATCAATCAGGATGAGATTTATCACTACCTTAAAGATATTAGAAAAATTAAGGTAATGACTGCAGAACGCGAACGTCATTTAGCCACACGAATGAAGTCGAATGATCTTACCTTGATTGAAAAACAACAAATTGAGGAAGAACTTTTAACAGGAAACCTACGTTTTGTAATAACAGTTGCAAAACAATATCAAAATCAAGGTTTAGATTTGTCAGATCTTATTGCAGAAGGTAATTTTGGTTTGATGAAAGCAATCAAGAACTTTGATTGGAATAAAGACTTACGTTTTATATCTTATGCTGTTTGGTGGGTTAAACAATCCATAATCCAATCTTTGAACGATAATTCGAGAACGATCCGTCTACCGGTAAACGTTGTCCAAGACTTACAAAAGGCTAAAAAGGAATTAGAGCAAACAGGAAAAAAACTTGACGACAAGTTCCAAACTTTACCATCTATCATAGATTTGGATATGAATATCAATGAAGACGGTGATACTTTGATTGATATGATTGAGAATAAAGACGCTGTAGCACCTGACGCTAGTTTTCACACAAAAGACATATTAAAAGATAAGTTAATGAGACTTTTAGATGTTTTGGATGAAAGAGAAAAAGTCATTGTAGGTGATTACTTTGGTTTAACAGGAACACCAAGAACATTGGAAGATATTGGATCTGACTTTGGTTTAACAAAAGAACGTGTTCGTCAAATTAAAGAAAAAGCTCTTCGTAGACTTAGAAATGATTCTTCCGAATTATTTGATTATTTATAGAATGGGTTGAACCGAGATTACCCATACAACTCGGCAGAAGGTGCCTGAAGTCACCAGGGTGAAACTCCCCAATTCTATCTATACGGTAGAATGAAATTACACTCCCCCACTGGTACCGGTGGGGGTTTTATTGTTTTATAGGGTTTATAATTATCAATCATTTGATTATTTTGATATTTATCAAATAAAACAAATTAAATGAATAAAAAATTTTTACCCTGGTTTTTATTGTTTTGTGCTTTAGGATTGTCAGGGACTGCCGCTTATTATAGTGTTATAGGTTTATCAATAATTTTCTCAGCTGTTGCAATTCCTGTTATTATAATGGGATCGTTTTTAGAAATATCTAAACTTGCAATTGCAACCTATCTACACGACAAATGGAAAGAAACTTACGGAGTTTTGAAGATCTATCTTACAATGGCCCTTGTAGTTCTTTCAATTCTAACTTCTGTTGGTATCTACGGGTTACTTTCAACAGGATTCCAAAAAAATATTGCGGGTCTTGAAATTAACAATAAAGTAATTGAAAATATTGAAGTTAAAAAAACTCGATTCGAAGAAATCAAAACTGACTATCAAAAAGAGAAAAGTGTTTTGGACAAAGATATCACCAATTTAAGAAACGCCCTCTCAACTAACACAACTACCCAATCAATAGATAGAACGACGGGACAGGTCATTACAAGAGCAAATGGAGGTAATAGAAAGGCTTTTGAGACTCAGTTAAAAGTTGCTCAAGAGAATAGAGATGGAATATCAAAGAAAATTGAATCCCTTAATGATAGTATTACTAGATTAGATTTAGAAATATTAGATCTTGCTTCCACAGAAATTGAATCAGGTGAGTTAGGTGCAATCAAGTATTTAAGTGAGATTACAGGTTGGGATGTTAAAAAAACTGCTAACTTTTTTATTCTAACTCTGATATTTGTGTTTGATCCTTTAGCAATTGCTTTAGTTATTTCTACAAACCAAGCATTTAAAATTTATAGAAGAAAAGATGAGGAAGAAGATAAAGTTGAAGATGAGTATCCTTTTTATGATGAGGTAGAAATACCTGAAAGTTATTTTGCAAATCATACCCCCCAAGTCACCCCCCAAGTCACCCCCCAAGTCGAACCTGAAATTGTTGAAAGAATTGTTGAAGTTCCTGTTGAAATTATTAAGGAAGTTGAAAAAATTGTTGAGGTTCCTGTGGAAGTTGTAAGAGAGGTTCCTGTTGATAGATTGGTTGAGGTTGTAAGAGAAGTTCCTGTTGAAGTGGTAAAAGAAATTGAGGTTCCTGTCGAGGTCCCCTTCAAATATTACGTAAACGATAATGGTCAAATATTTGATGATCAGGGAAATGAAGTTGAAGAAAGATTGTTTAATAAAAAGTTAGAAGAGATTGAGAAGAGGGTTTTAAAATATCAAAAATAATATATGGAAATAATTGAAAATTTAATCCAAACAAACTTTAAAAAAGAAGACAAAAAAAATCAAATAGTTCTTTGTCACACATCAAGAACACTTTTTGATTATATGGTCTCAATAAAATTTAGATTTGGTGGAAAACCTATCAGATTACCTCATTACATTATTAGTAGAGACGGTAGGATTTTGCAGTTATTAGATGAAGAATTAAATGGTTATTTTACTAATAATGATCGAATAAATTCCAAATCAATTGTGGTTTGTTTGGAAAACTTAGGATGGTTAGAAAAAGAACCTTTAAAACACCATCACATTAATTGGATTGGTAATATTTATAAAGAGAAAGTTTTTGATCGTAAGTGGAGAGATTATTTTTTTTGGCACCCATACACCGACATACAAGTTGAAAAAACTGCAGAGTTGTGTTTAGAGTTGACAAAAAAACATAAAATTGAAAAAAACTTTATTGGACACAACACAAAGGTAAAAGGTGTTGAGTCTTTTATGGGTATCATTACGAGATCAAACTTTGATGAATTTGCAACGGATCTAAGTCCGGCATTTGATTTTGAAAAATTTAATAAATTGTTGAATGATGAGTAACTACGATGAAATAAAAAATTTGATTAGAGCATCAAGAAATGCCTTTAATACAAATTTAAATGAAGATGCCCAACGTATTAAAAAACAGTATGGGTTATTAACAGAACAACCTGTTGAGAAGGAAGAAGAAGTTGTTAAAGATGAAAACCAATCTTTCCAAAAAGAAAAAAAGGATTCTGATGAAATCGGAACTCAAAGAGATAAACAAAAGGCTTTTAGAATATTGGCCAATATTATCGTTCTTCATGGAAAAACTAAGGCCGATCTACAATTGACTACAGATGAAAAAAACGCATTTACCTCAAGTGTTGATGAGTTTAGAACTGATGTTGCCGAATTAGTTGAATTTGGCAGACTTAATGTTTTCCCAAGTAACGTTGAATGGTCGGGTAAAATTTTAGAAAATGATATTGAATTTTTCTATACAATAAACGAACCAAATGGTATCTACATTAATGGTCAAATGATAAAAATAGATCAAGATTATTTGGAAACAATTAATAAGTTACAAGCTTATTATGAGAAATTTAAAAATAAATGGAGTAAAATTGTCGCAACAAGACAAGAAGATGTTGAAAAATGAAAGAGTTCTTAATTAAAAATTGGAAAAATATTGTTCTTGGTTTATTGGGGGTGATTTTTGTTTATTTGTTGGTTCGAGTTTTTACACCAACTCCTGATATGTCAGAACTTAACAAATATAAGTTAGAACAAATAGACAAACACATCAACGAGATGAAAAACCTCCAAAAAAGTTTGAGTGACTCAATACAATCTTACCAACACAAAATTGATGAGATTGACGATAAAATTTCACATATAAAAATTGAGAAAAAAGAGGTAAATAATTTTTACACTCAAAAAAGAGAAGAGATAAAAAACGCAGACAAGAAACAAATTGATAGTCTGTTAAGAAGTAGATATAATTTTTAACATGAAAAAACTAATATTTTTAATTTCATTTGTGTTTGTTAGTTTCATATCCGAAGCACAAGTAAAAAAACCTGTCGACACAACCCAAATGTGTATTCCTTACGATGTAGCACAAAAAATGTTATTAGAACTTAATGATTACGACAGATTGAAAGAATTATCAAAACTAGATAAAAAAGAAATCACCGAACTTAATAATAAAATAAATCTTTTAGAAAAAACAAATAATACTTGGCAAGTTAAAGATTCTTTAAGTGGTCAGATAATTTTACAAACAGAAGAAAAGGTAAAAATTTATAAAGAAGAAAATGAGAATTTAAACAAAGAATTGAAGAGACTTAAAACAAAAAATACACTATTTAATATTATATCAGGAGCTATTATTGCTCCATTAACATATATCGCAGTTTTTAAATAATGGCCCTTACATCCTCAGATAAAAAAGAAATTGAAGTAATGATTAGAAAAGAGATCAAAGATTTCTTCAATTCTAACACTGCTAAACAATTTGAGGATAAGTTGATTGATAAAATCTCCAAAGAAATGCAAAAAGGAGGTCTTAAAAAAGACGTTAAAGAAATCGTCATAAAATCATTCCAAGAATACTTTCAGACCATGTATCAGCAAAGATATTATTGGGAGTCAAAATTTAGAAGTGTGTGATGGAAGATATTTTTAACAAAATAAAGGAAAAGGTTAGTTATGGATTGGCAGATAATGCTGATGCAAAATATGATACATTGAAAGCATTAAACAAAGCTTCATCAGAATTATCTGAAGAAAAACATTTTACCGATTTTTTGAAAGATAAAGAAGACTTGATGAAAGTTTATTTGTTGGTTAAAAACAAAAAATTGTCAAACAATCAAATAAAGAAAAAAATAAAAGAATATTTGAAAGATCCTGAGGAAATAACAAAATTCCTTGAATCGGTTTTAAATTCCAACAAGTCAAAAAAGAAAGAAGAATCTAAAGAGGCGATGGGAGCGGCATCCGCTGGTGGATACTCAATGCCATTATTCTCAACGACTAAAGGTGATATAGTTAAAGGTGTTAAGACTGTCAGAGAACAAGCCGAATATGACTTAAGTATTGAGGATGGTGATGGAGAAGTAACGAAAGCCGAAACAAAAGAAGCAACAAGTGTATCATCAAGTGGACAATATAATCAACCCTCAATTTGGGCAAAATCCATGAAGAAAAAAGATTTCAGAGGATATTCTAAGTCACAAATTCCTGGAGGAAAGTTTGTCCAAGTTAAGAAAAAATGTAAAAAATTCCCTTATTGTAATCAGGGGGATATAAAGGCATTGAAAATATTCGAAAACGAATCAGTGCAGAACGCAATAGACAGTGTCTCGAGTAGCTACGGGATTGATAAAAACTATATTTCAGAAATTGTCTTTCAGGAAATCAGACAAAGACAAAAGTAAAGATATTTATAAAGAAAAATAATTATGAACACAAGACAATATATTAACTCAAGATTTGAAAAAATTATATCAGAAAACATTAATGAGAAAGCAGATGCTATCTTACAAAGATTGAATTATGATGAGGAGGCACCATTCAATCCTGCTGGTAAATCATTTGACTATGTACAAGAAGGTATGAAAGAAACTTGTGAACAATGTGGGTCTGAAATGAATGAAGGTGAATGTTCAGAATGTGGTTACCAAAATGAAGAGATTATGGAACTTGGCGGCATGGATGACGGACACCCGAAATATGGAAAGATGAATTTTTCAAAACTTTCAAGAAAAGAAATTGAAAAAATTATGAAAGATATGGACAATATGGAAGATGACGATGAAGAAGAATTCGTAGATTATGATGATATAGATTATGGTGATATGGATGATGATGAAGAAGAATATTATCCTGAACTGAGAATACCTCATGACATGCCATCATACAAAACTAAATATAGACATAGTGATGATGAAGACGATGAATGGGAAGAAGTAGATTTAGACACAGAAACTGATTGGGATCAATTAGAAGAAGATGAATGTACTGAGTGTGGTGATATGTATGAAATTGAACTTGATGAAAAATTATATGGAAACCAAACAAAACTTGACAAAAACAAAAACGGTAGAATAGATAGAGAGGATTTCAAAATGTTAAGAAAACAACAAGATGAGGAAGAAACTCTTTACGAAGTTGAATTTGAAAAAGATGAGTTTAAAGAAGAAAGTAAACCTGACTTTTTAGATTTAGACAAAGATGGTAATAAAAAAGAATCTATGAAGTCTGCAGCTAAAAGTAAAAAAATGAAAGGAAAGGTTACTGAGTCTTTAATTTTTACTGAAAATGAGTTGATTTCACTTATTGAAAAAACAGTAAATGAAGAAAAAAAATTCAAAATGAGCGAGCCTAAAGGTTATCAAGAGTACGAAAAAGCACACAGAAAAGATAAGAAAGAAAATGAAGATTATTTAAAGATGGTTGCTAAAAAAATGACTGATTACTTGAAAGGTATGTCTGACAAAGAGTCTAAATACGAAATGAAAGAAACACAAAAATTCCCAACTGAAAATGGTGGTAAAAGAAAAAAATATACTCCATCTGAAGCTGTTGATGAATACATTGATGCATTCTCTTATCCTGGACAAACTAATTTAGTTTATGATGAGATCAAACCTAATGATGAAAGAATTGAAAAATATCTGAAAGGTGACAGTACTACAGGAAATGCACAAGTTGATAAAGACGGAAAGGCTTTAGGTAATGTTGTACCAAGTGAAGTTGGTGAGAAATTCTTCAAAAACTATAAAGATAATCTTTATGGTCAAGAACAACAACAGGCTTCTTATAAGAGACAAACCCAACCTGTTGATCAGGCTGGTGAGGTAACTGAAAGAGGTTCTTTAAAATCTAAGAAAGGTAAAAAAACCGCACAAAGTGTTTTGAATAAAGTTGAGGAATCTGTTAATCAAAAAGAAAAACAAAAATTAACAGAAGAATTCCAAAGAATTCAAAATCTAATGGGCTATAACCAAAAGACTCAATAATTTACATTACTTAGTCTTATCCTATAATTTTTTCATAGTTTTTTACTATGGATAATTTTCTAAATTACATTACAAAAAATCTTGACCCTGAAGAGGTGGACATCTGGTTCAGGGTCAATAATATAATTCCTGAAAAAATGGAATTGTATTATGACCTGTCTTATAGTCTATTCTTGTTAATCAAAAATACATATCTTGGAGATGAATCTGATAATGGTGAAACCACAGTAAAGATGAATGACACCGACAACAAAAAACACTTCAACTGGTGTTGGAAAAAAATCATAGATAACTTTGAAAGAGAAAGTATTTCATTTGACATGGAAGGAGATCACTACGAGTATTTTTTTACACTATTCAATGAGATATATTACAGACAAAGCAAAGAAGCAATTAGAAATTCAATAGATGTATTTTTCAATGATCTTTTCAATAGAGAAAAGGCATTCACACAAGTCGATCTTGATTTAATCTTTAATATATACAAAACACTAGATAAAAATCTTAAGGTTTAAACTTTACAATAGTTTATTTAGAACCTAATTTATGTGTAATAAACAATAATTTTTTAATTTCAAATGGAAACTTTAGAAAAAATTAAAGAGCTTACTGAGCAACTAAGTGTTGACGTTAACAAATTCTTTAGCGGAAACAAAAGTGCTGGTACAAGAGCTAGAAAAACCTCACAAGATTTAAAGGCACTTTTACAACAATTAAGAGGTGAAATTTTAGAGGAGAAAAAAAAGTAATATGAGGGAATTGGATATTTTGTGTCTTTTTATTTTTGTATTATCAATAATATTTGTTACTAATCAAATATTTAAGATTTCTGCTGAAATATTAAGTGAAAATCCTCAGAAGATAATTTATCGAGGATTTGAAAAAATATCCAATTACTTCTTTGTATCCTACTTAATAACTTATATTTTAATCAAATTTTTTTAAAAAAATGTATAACGAATTAAAAGACATATTTCAATTTTTAGTGTCAGTTAGAAAATTGAAAACATACTTGACAATAGATATTGAATTTCCTGCTAATTGGAAAATACCTAAAAAATATGTGATAGAAGATAAGATTGTTGAGAACGAAAAATTAAATGATAATTTTAGATTTTTTTCATTTGTTACTGAATTTAACGAAGTAGAAATGAACCAAACAGTTTCTAATATAAAGAAAATAATTTCTTACAATAAAGAAATCGAAATGAAAGAGAAATTGTTGAAACAAAAAATAGACGAATTAAAACGAATTTTTGAAAAAGAAAACTTAGACAATTTACAGTCATTAAAATTTGATATTTTAGAAGAAAAATTAGATGATGGAGAAGAAATCGTTGACACGAGAGGAACAAATGGTGGATTGGTTGAACAGTGAAATTGAAAAAGATAAAATCGAATTAGATAAAGAAAAAAAAGATCTAATAAATTCATTAAAATCAATAAAAAAAGAAGAAGTTTTACCAAAACAAGAAAAACTTAGTTTATGGAAGAAAATAAAGAAAGTGTTATTGGGGTCTTAGAAAAACTGGCATTAGTCACTGATGGATTGCAAAATATTTTTCCTGATGGTAAAGTCATTTGTGTTTATGAATTAAATGACGAGGACTTCAAACAAGTACAAGAAAATTTTCGAAAAATAGATCACTCACACAAAAGATTTTCTATTGATATTTCAGGAATTGAACACGTATTTATTCACGAAAATTTTGAAAGATCTGAAATTAAAGAAGAAGTCAAAATAGAAGAACCAAAAAAACAAAGTTGGATTAGAAAAGTACTATCTAGTTTTAAAAGTAGTTGATCTCCTATATAGGGATTGTTTACTAATCCCTTTTTCAGATAAAATATCATACAAGTATTTTTTTTGTGCTTTGGAGGATTCAGAAACTATAATACAATCAATTCTTTGTTGAGAAATTAAAAATTCATTAAGGTTATCTAAAAATCTTTTTGATTCGTTTTCATCCTTCAATGAAAACAATTTAACATCATCATCATTTTGTAAAACAACCTTATTATTCAATCTTGAAATTAACTTTATTGAATTTTTTGGTAAGTAGTTTTTGATAAAAACATCCATAGTTATTTTTGTCTTTTTATCAACGTCGTAAATCTTTTCAGGTATTTTATATTTTACAACTTTAAGTATCTTATAGTCAGGATCATCCAAATCTACCAAAACCTGCCTACCCATCTCATCCCTAACAAACATCTTATCAAAGTTATTATCCTTCTTTTCAAGAATAGACAATTCATAATCACAAGGTTTTGCATTTTCAACCTTAGTTTCAAAAATGACAGATTGATTTTCCTCAATTAATTTATCGAAGAAAAGATTAGCCCTTTCTTTAGTTTTAAATTTGTTGATTATTTTTTTTCTTTCTTTATTTTTAAAGACAACAACTAAGTAGTTCATAAATTAATAATAATATTTTCTTTTTATAAATGAATAATGAAAATTTTTACCAAGTTTTGGGGGTCCAAGAAAATGCGACTCAAGATGAAATAAAGAAGGCATACCGTAATTTGGCGAAAGAGAATCACCCTGATACAGGTGGTGATGAAGATAAGTTTAAAAAGATTTCGGTTGCTTACGATGTTTTAAGTGATGAATCTAAAAGAAGAGAATACGATACCAAAAGAAAAAATCCATTTGGTAATTATGATAACTATGAAGATATGTTCTCTAATATGTTTGGTGGTAGAAAACCAAGACAAACCGTACACACTACAAACATTACAGTGAATGTTGGTGTTTTAGATTCATATAGGGCAAATAAACATTCTCTTTCATATAGAAGACAAACAATGTGCGAACCATGTTCAGGCACTGGCGGCGATAAAAAAACTTGTGGGACTTGTAACGGTTCAGGTGTTGTAGTTAGACAAGTTGGATCAGGATTTTTTGTTCAAGTAGTACAGATGGCTTGTGATGGATGTGGAGGAATTGGAAGTATAACCATTAACCCATGTTTTATGTGTAGTGGAAGTGGATCAAAACCTGAAATAAAAAACTTGGACATATCTCTACCTCATGGAATAGATAATGGTCAGTTTTTAAGATTACAAGGAATGGGAGATTTTAAAAATGGAAACTATGGAGATCTTGTTGTTAGAGTTGATTTGAAACCACAGGATGGATTTGATAAGGTGGGTAATCATTTGGTATATAATGTTTTTATGACACTTGATGAACTTAAACAAGGAAGTTTTAATGTCCCACATCCCGATGGTATGATGAATGTTAAGATGCCCAAAAAAGTTGATACATCACTACCATTGAGAGTCAAAGCAAAAGGATTTAGATTAGATACTGTTGGTGATTTGATGATCAACCAATATGTGAGATTTGATAGGGATTAAAATAAAGATATAACATCTTTGACAAACGATACGATACCGTATATACCAAAAAAGAAAAATATCCCACCACCAATTAGAACAAATCTTTGAGTGTTCTGTACTTGTTTACTTTCTTCACAAGTTCTACATTTTACTTCTGTTGCTTTTTTCTCTTCCATAAATTAATTATAACACAATGGTTTTAATATGAAAATAGTTTTCCAACATTACTTTCTTTTGTTGGGGTTTGTTTTTGTTGAAGAATCTAAGATAATTACCATCAAATGAATAAGTACTTGTTGGAATGACATAAACCCTGTCAGTAGACTTTTCAATTATAAATTCTAAATAATCAAAAACTTCTTCATCTTCATTGTCCTCATCTCTATAAACAAACTTTAACCTATCACCCAATGAATGATCAGCAAATGATCTAATAATTTTTGGATATTTTAATTCTATAACTTGTGATAAAATGTCGTTAGGGACCGCAACTCTTTCGTGTGTTGAAGTATCAGAGTCAATAGAATCTAAAATTGATTGTCTTATGAAATCAAAATCTTTATTACCCTTTCTATCTATTGATTGATGACTTGAAGCATAGAATGAATTACCTCTTGGACTGATATATAATAAATCTTCCCTGTCGGCTTGCTCGGCAATAATTGATCTTAGAGTTTGAAGCATTTTCATACTAGAATAAATATTTGAAAAATAAAAATACAATTGATTAGTCATCTTGTTTTTACTATCTTTATTACATGTTAAGTTATATCGGAGGTAAGAGTAAAATTGGTAAATGGATTGTTCCATTCTACGACAAAAACATGGAGGTCTATTTAGAGACTTTCGGAGGAATGTTTTGGTGTTTCTATAATATGGATCTAAAACAATTCCCAAATCTAAATAAAGTTGTTTATAACGACTTTAACCCACTAAATTATAATCTATTCAAATGCGTCCAAAACCCAAACGAGTTGTTAAGGGCGATAAATTCAATTGATTGTCAAAAACAAGGCGTGGATCTTACACCTGAAATATACAAACAACAATTTATCAGCTTTCAGGCTGAAGTTTTTAATGAAGGTTTCAGCGTAGAACCTGGCGATTATGAAGTTGCCGCTAAGTATGTCTATATTCTAACACAAGTTTTTAGTGGATCAAAACCTGAGACATCTAACTTCATTGACCTTAAAGGGAAATACAAATCAAAATATCTTACATTTAGAGATAAGTTATCTAAACCTGATTGGTTGGATCACTTTTTAAAAATTACTGATGTTGAAAACATGGATTTCGCAGATGTAATCAATAAGTATGACTCACCATCAACTTACATTTATTTGGACCCACCGTATTGGAAAACGGAAAATTACTACTCCAACCACGACTTTGATCGTCAAGATCATGAACGTTTGGCTAATGTTTTACACGGGGTTCAAGGTAAGTTTTCTTTATCTTACTATGACTTTGAATTACTTCACGAATGGTTTCCCGAAGACCAATACACTTGGGTTAAAAAAGAGTTTGCTAAAGCTGCGGCTGCTAAGAAAGGTGAGAAACAAAATATGGGGGAAGAATTATTGATAATGAATTATTAATTTTTTACTGTTTACAAATATTTATTAAATAAAAAATATTATGTCACTTAGGTTCACCAATCTATTAAGAGATCTTATTGTTGAAAGTTCAAGATTTCAAGTATTATTCGATAAGTTCGTAAAA